GGTAACAGCCACACCGCAGCAAGGCCACAGTATTCGCTCACGCCGATGTAAGCGAAGTTATTTTCAAGAATGGCACGGTCTTCACGACCAACCCATTCGTCACATTCAGAGAACGAAGACCACTTTTCGGTCGCGTCATTCTTGATGCTTTCAACAAACCAATCCCAGTCGTCACGGCCCTGCCACTCATCGTATTCGTCAGTGACAACACCATCTTCGTCCATCACATACCCGAAGCTGGATACATCGCGGAAGCAAACAGCAGCGGTATTAGAAGGATAAGAAACTGAACGGCCCATAGTGATTTCCTCTCTCTTGGCTACATGATATGTATATATCGATTCGCAGAGGAAGTCAACACTATTCTATAAGAAAGGCACGATATTTTTCAAAATAAATGTAGTTGGTTTCATCGCCAAACCGTTCTCTTATGTTAGCAATTGCTTCATCGGCGGTGGTTGCCAACACAACATCAAAACTTATACGCCCAAGGCACACCATCCAATACTTTTTCATTTATTCTCCGTAGGTAGAAAAACCGAGAATACTGCGTCCAGTATCTCGGCTTTTCTTATTGTTAGATTACTAAGTTTGCTATATAAAAGTTCAAATCTATTGAAAATTTAGATTTTTCACTCTGTTATTCGGTATGAAAGTCAGTGACCGAACCAATACTATATAAAGTCTATGTTATAATGATATAGAATGAAAAAGCAGGGTCCATATCCGATATAAGTAAGTTTTAGTGTTTTTACAAATAAGGCAACATATTCAGTGTGTTTTATATTGCCTTATTATTTATTCAATATACCCTATTCTGGGTGATTCGTCAAGAGCTTTTTTTGCCTGACGATGCGTTGTTGATGAAGTCGTAGAACTTTTGCGCAGTTTCCAAAACTTTGTCTGCACTTGGGACTTCTGGCATTTTTACAGTTGTGATAATCTGTCCAGTTGAAGTGTCACGCTCAACGGTTTGTTCCCACCCATTGAACTTTACACTGTATTCAAACTGTTCCATATCTTTTGCGATTTCAAGAACCTTGGTGCGAATCTCGTAGCCATTCTTGTTTGGCTTTACTTTTGGCATAGCTGAAGTCATTGCCTCAGTCATCTGTGTCATAAACTCTTGCATTTGTTTTGCATAATCGTTCATCATTTTCTCCATTTCTGTGTGTGTATAAAATAGTTGCTCGTCAACTATTTCTATATTTATATCAAATAAGTCATTGATTGTCAATAAAAAAGTCGCCCGAAGGCGACTTTTTGTTTTAGTTGCTGATTTTATCAGAAACGTAGGGCAGCACCCAATGCAACAGTGGTATCTTCAGTGTTGAAGTCATAACCCGCTTCTGCATATAGGTCGGCTTTATCGCTTACGGTGTGAGTGTATCCAACGCCAAGAACATCAGCACCTTCATCATCAAATGTGACAAACGCAGATGCGTTCTTGTATGAACCGTTTAGTTCAACTGCGTAGTCATCAGCATAAGTTAGGACGCCACCAACAACAACACCGTTACCAAGTTTGGTGTTTGCAGCAAGACCAAGTGTTACATCTTCGGTTGTTAGGTTGTAGTCAGCACCAACAGTTGCATCAATACCGTTGAAGGTTGGAATAGCATAGGTTGCTTGGACATTCTCAACTTCGCTATCATTCAGACCGACTGATGCGGAATATGCAAGACCCGACACAACAAATGTGCGGTCAGTTGCGGCTGGATCAGCAAGAACATTGCCAGAAATTTTGGTTAGGCCACCAGCGAAGTCAAAAACGCCAGATTGGTCGCCATAAGAAAGAGTGGTATTACCAACGATTGCACCAACGTAGAACTCGGTTAGGTCAGTCTCGGTAACGTCATATGTTACGCCAGCAATAGCAGTGAAGCCGCCAAGGTCATGCTTTCCATCAACGGAAAACTCAGCAGAAGAAGTTTCTACGCCCTCAGTAGAAAGAACAGAAACGTCAGTTCCGAATGATAGTTCAAGAGCGGATGCTTGAGTCGCGATTAGACCGCATACTGCGGCTGCAATAAGTGTAGTTTTCATGTGTAAGTGATTCCTTTTTTGTATTCCAAATGAACTCTCTGGTTCATTTGTATTAATATAATCCATATGTCATAAGATTACAAGACTTATTTATGCGAAAGTGCAAAGTGTGATATTTTTGTCACTGTTCTGGTTGGTCTAAGGCTTCAGAAACTTCTTTGACAATCTGTTTTGCGTTTTTTCCACCCCAGTTCACTTGAGACTTGAATATGTCCTGCATAGTATATTTTGTTTTCAAATAATTCCAAGCCTTGATATTTTCAATCATTTGTTCAACGCTTATGTTCTCTCCACCAAACTGCTTGTATGAAATGAAACTTATAATATGTGATGGCGGAATACGACCCTTATATCCAAAAAGTTCACTATGCTTCCACATACGTTCTGGATTCTTTTTGCCCTTTGTTGAATCTGGTTGCCCTTCTTCCTTGTCAGTAAATGGAAGATGTTTGTAGTCTGGGTTTGCTTGTGCTGCTTTTTTACCATACAAGTTATGTGCCACATCAACATCTGGCTTGATTCTGTTTTCGTCTGGAACTTTGAAATGCACAATTATTGGAATGGTTTTCATAGTCCACATTCCACCTGATGAATGCATAGCATATCTGTGAACCAACGATGATTTATCAGCAGCAAAAAATACATAACCAGGAGTATGAACGTCACCATAGTTTCCAGCTTTTTGTGGAACAATACCTTTTGACAACATAGATGAGACTGCATCAATACTTGTTCCATGCCATCCTTCTCTTGGAAGTTCGCCTCTAAATGTAGATGGGTCAACCTCTCTTTTATTTCCAGTATCCATTCGCACACCCATAGAAAATGGCTGTGGGTCAATGCCAAATGTTTGCTTTATGTAAGAAGTAACTTTCTTGAATAAAGGAGAAGTTTGTGGCGACTGTCCATAGGTATGGCGACGATATAGTAATCTTCCTTCATCCATTTTGAACGCCACTACATCAGAGCGTATGTCACCCAAATCCATCAATGCTTCTAACGACCATCCAGCCTTTAGTTCGCTGTCATCCAGACCCATCTTTTGGCGGATATCCGCCACGATTTGTTCTTTGTTTTCTTTCCAATCGGTTCTGGTAACTACCCAAATACTGTCTGCATAACCAAACACAACTGAACCTTCTGGAAGTTCACTGCCTTGCGAAACTCGGTTCAATCGAACTCGCATTTCAAAAAGACCAACTCTGCTTTCGGTGATTATTTCATTTATTTTCATTAGAACTTCCTTATTGAACCCTGTAAGTGGTGTGATAGTCTCTTATGTCGGAATGCCAAAACTTTCCTTTTGACATCGCACTTATCCATTCTATGAATAATGGTTTGCCAACATCTGACACTACATATCTACGACCACTGTGTAATGTCATAACAACGTCACCAGAGCCATCCTTTGCCAAACTCAAGTCATCTATCCAACTTGAGAATACGGCTTCTTCATCCAGCATACGTTCTATTTCATTTATTTTCATAGGTCTTCTTCATCTTCTTCTGGTTCAAAATCAGCGATAATATCATCCGCACTATAATGCAACCAGTTGTCATCTATATAATCTTGAACATCACCAAAATTGTCAGCAACATAAACATACGCCTTCATGTAATCATTCATTTCTTCTCGGCTGCGCTCCACATATCCATCTTCTTCTGGATAATCACTCGGTGCCATAGAAGTGGTATAGAACTCAACAAACATGGATGGTGGTATTCTGCCTTTATATCCAAAGATTCCCATATCTTTCCATAGATTCTCTGGGCGCTTGTGATGCTTCGTTATGCTATTATCTCTCGCTGGCATCGTTGCTGAATTTTGGTATTCTTTTGGCGCGTGTGGACTCCAAGACCCATACAACTCAGATGCAACATCATAGTCCGCAAATATTCTTGATTGGTCTGGTATTTTGAACTTTATGATTACAGGAATATCTGTGTCTCTTGTTGCTGTTCTATTCGCATGAAAACGGGGGACGCTATCGCTTACGGCAAAAAATATCGCACCCTTCGTATGAATATTCCCCCAGTTTCCCATATTCTGTGCCGCAAGTCCAGTCTTCAAAATACCACGTAGTCTACGAAGGCTGGTTCCATGGTATCCGTATTCTGGAAGTTTTCCTTTTATTTCTTTTGGAGAATAAGATGAATCAACGTCACCAGATAGCGATGCGTATTCTACATTTTCTATACCAAGCTGTTTTACAACTTTCTGAATTAGTTTTGAAGTGACTGGATGCTGTTTAGTATCTGAACCTTCAATGGTAAGTGTATTGTCTATATCATTATATGAGCCAACCACCATGTCTGGTCTTTCATCGGAAATGCTTGACGCATATGTTGGCATGGGGCCAGCTATCTTTTCTATATTGTCTTGAATGGCATTTTCGTTATGGTCATATTCGTCTTGGTCAAAAATCCATATACTATCCTTGAACGCAACAAGCATATCACCACGTTCTGTCTGGTGACGAACAATCATTTCTGACAACATTGTTTCAGTTATTTCACTAAATCTCATGAAGTTTCTCCATATTTAGTGTATTTATCAAAAACAAAAGGGTGGCCGAAGCCACCCTTTATTTCAATCTGACGATAAAATCTTACTTGGTTATTAGTTCGTCTGCCATTCCGTGGTTCACATCAGCATGCCCTTGTTCGTCGGCTCTCACTGCAACTATAACGTCTCGCAACGTTGCAGTGGATTTCAGCTTATAGTAGTCTATCGCTATTTTCGGTGCTGGTATATTCTCTGTTCTGCCAGAGTCAATTTCTTCTAAGTATTGTGTGTAACTCACTACTGCTTGGTTTTCAAAGTAACCAATCATTCGGTGTGCAGTTTTCGGAAAGAAAACATATAGAACGAAGTAGAAGTGCCAAAACACAAATTGAGCAAACAGCACAAGTAATCGTTCAAACCAGTTTGGTTTTGCAATCTCAATGAAAATCATGAGATGCATACGCTCGTTTTCTGCTTCGTCCAATAAGGTTTTGATCCATCCACGTTCATCTGGTTTCATCTTGCGAAGACTTCGCAAGTGTTGCCACATTCCCGCCACCATTCCAGGAACTCCCGCGACAGTTTCTAACACTACGGCTCTATGTCCATATCGTTTTGCAAAAAATGTATCTGCAAACCAACGGAAACTCATAGTCAAACCGTAAGCTATTTTATCCGAAAATCCAGTAGGAGTTGGTTCCATTTATTGGCATAAATCCTCATATTTTGATTGATGCACTCTGTGCATACTTCTATCACCTGAATATTTATCCAACGAAAGTAGTTTGAGTATATACTTCATCTAATTCTTTCTAAGTTGTGGTGTGAGTGTCACCGTTTCTGTTTCGAGGTAGGTGACCCACCCAAGTAGATTAGGCAGCTAGTGCGTAAGCTACAGGAGCAAAGTTTTCGTTTGCATTTAGTTTTTTGGCTGAATAACGTAGGCCAACACGGTAATCTCCACTTGCTTTCAACACCTGTCGATCCTATTTCGAGCCCATCAAAGATACACTCAGTTCCTCTTGCACGGTGTGGAACCAACCCAGAATTGATCAGATTCCTGTAGGAATGTATCTGTGGTGGACCCGCTGGGTACTGCCCCCAGGTCCAGAATGTCTATCGTCTGCTTCAACGATTACAATACTATTTATACACGATTCGTCTTGGAATGTCAATAGGCAAAGCATAAATAGTTGTATAAACAACGAGGATAAAATGTCACATTATACTCAACTCACTAACCTACCTATATACACAAACTTACTTGAAGAGCTAAACAAACTTTTGGCATCAAACACCATAAGTTGGGCAGACTCGAATCAAATATGTTTGAACAGCATTATCGGGCATGAAACAAACTACAAAAAGGGAACGGGAAGTCTCAGCTTAGATTGGGACAATGCCATTGAAACCATAGATGAATATGGACACGAAAAAATAATAGTTCCTCCGTATGACGTTCCATTGAAAGAAGGCGATTTCAACGTGTTGTGTAAGCAATTTGAAAGCACCGTATTTGAAGATGTATACAAAGAACTAACCAAACATTACCACGTTGGAAGAGTTCGTATCATGAAAAGCAAATCAAAAACTTGCTTGACTTGGCACGTTGACTCGACCCCCCGTATTCACTTTCCAATCAAAACTCAAGAGGGTTGTTTTATGATTATTGAGGACGAAGTAAAACACTTGCCTCAACAAACTTGGTGGCATACAAATACTATTCTTCATCATACAGCCTTCAATGGCAGTAAGGAAGACCGCATACATTTGGTAGCAGTGATTTTGGATGATAATACATAAACTATCTTTAGAAGACAAGTCAGTAGTGGAAGGCTTCTGTAAAGAATGCGAGGCACTGGGTTGGGTAAATAATAGCTCTTTGAAGGCAATGAAATTTGAACGGACTATAAATGAAGGTGGCGGATTTTTTGGAATCACTGTCAACGACAAACTGGTGTCGGTTGCTGGATATCAATATCTTCCACAGATTTCAGAAAACGCTTGGAGAATATTTTTTCGCAGTGCCACCCTTCCAAAGTCAGGAACAAACAAAGGTCTGCATCGTGGGACTGGTGCAAGAGGAAAGCTATATATAAATTCCTTCATCACTGAACTTCCAACCAAAGACTTATATGTGACAACAAATGTAGAAAATCCAGTTTATGGAGAAATCACACGGTATGATAGGTCACTCAAAATAGAATCTAAAATAAATGATTCCTACATAGAATATATAAAAGAAGTTATATTATACGATACCCCACAGACATTGTGGAAATTGAATGTAGAAAAGTTTTTAGAAAGCACAAAAAATGATAACTGAAGCACACATCAAAGAACTAAAACATATAACTTATGACCGTGAAGAACTTGAACGATTTTATCACAGCATAAAACACAAGGCTGTGAACTATATAGAACGTCACACGGATTATATTGAAGATGATGCGGAAGATAGCCCATACTTTAGATGTATATGCCCAAAATGCCTTCCATCTGGAAAGCATCAACATTCTGGGGACCAACACAAGTTCATTCGTCATCTGGAAAGATATGACAATCCAGAAGTAAACAGACTCACAAAAGAATTGGAATATATTACAAAAACAACTGGACCAAACTTTCCAGTTCTTTGGATATACGGACCAAACTTTGAACTTCCACCACACAAAGATTTCGCAAGAACATGCAGCATTATGGTCCCAATACTTCCAGCGGAAGGCGGCGCAACTGTTCACTTATATAAAGATGATTTGCCAGTAGTGAATAAGGGCAACTTTACAACTGTAGAACACAATGAAGATTATTTGTTGGGAACTCACTCTTATAGCACTCAGCACCCAACCGTGCTAAACGCCAACAAGGTAATTCATGGTGTTCGAAACGCAAACACCACAAGAGTGTTTATAAACTTTAGTGGATATTGTAATTGGGGTGATATTTAATCACCCCTCACTCACTTCTTCATTTGGTGGAGAAAATGCATCTGCCACTCGGAGTTGAAATCGTTTTATTTTTCCAGTCGCAGTTTTTGGTAGACTCGAAACAAGTTCTATCCAATTCGGATAGTGATTTGGTGGCAACTCATCAATGCATAGTTTTTTTAGTTCATTGCGAAACTTTATTGGGTCATCGCATGGCGACTTGGTGACAACATACGCTTTTGGTTTTATCAGTCCATTGGCGTCTGAACTTTGAACCACCCCGACTTCAAGAACATTTGAATGTTCCATGATTTTACTTTCAATTTTTGTTGGAGACACCCAAAGTCCACCAATTTTGAGCATGTCATTTGCTCGTCCCTGATAGTAATACTTTGGACCATTCTTTATAAACATATCGCCAGTGCTATTCCACTCATTGTCGCCGCTGATGCTTTCTCCTTTTATGTAAAGATATCCAACTTCACCATCTGGAACCTCATTTCCTTGAACATCAAGTATTCGTGCCTGATACCCAGGAACCAATCTTCCACTGCATCCAGCTTCGTTGTCTTCAACACGATTAGAAATGAAGATGTGTAGAGCCTCAGTCGTCCCGATGCCATCAAGTATTTTCGCACCAGTCGTTTTGTTCCAATCATTGAATATTTTGGCAGATAATGGTTCCCCTGCACTAATACACAAACGGACTGAACTAAGGTCACGAGAAGACGTTGATAGAGATTTCAACATATGTGCATATAAAGTTGGAACTCCGAAATATAGCGATGGCTTATACTTCTCAATTGTTTCCAGTGCGGTTTTCGCAGTAGATGACTCTGATACCAGAACTGTTGATGCACCCACAAACAATGGAAATGTCATGCTGTTGCCAAATCCATAAGCAAAGAATAGTTTTGCAGAACTGTAGCAAACATCATATGCGGTCATATTCAATGTTTTTTTGGCATAATTGATTGCTGTTCGTGCCATGTCCCGATGCTTATGCGGAATGGCAGTTATATAACCAGTTGTCCCACTTGAAAACAAGTAGAAACACAGGTCTGTATCTTCTGCATGAGCCATATCACACTCGTCGGTTGATGTTGCAGCGGCATCAAACTCTGCAATGTTTTCATCAGTGAAAACATGTTTGTATTTTTTTTCGCTCTTGATTTTTTGGTATTCATCGTCTGTTAGCATAGTGCTTAGAAGTGAAGGGATAATACCAACCTTGACTGCCCCCCAAAACAAATAGAAATATTCTGGGCGGTCATTCATAATAACAAGGATTTCGTCTCCCTTATTATATTTTGATGAAAGCAGATTCGCATAACGATTCACGTTGTCATACAGAGAATCATATGTAATCTTTTCATCTTCGTAATAAATTGCAATAGTCGGCGCTTTGCGTATGAAATACTGTGTTGCGTTCTTGTTCATCTTATTCACTTCCCTCTAACCATTTTTTGCATTCTTTTGTAAGTTCATTGTTTGATACTATTTCGTATTCCGAAAGCTGTTTCTCAGATAAAACTGACTTCCATTGATTTGATGTTCCGCTATTAAAAAAAGAATGATTTCCATCTTTATAGGTTTTAGAACTATTTGGCAATAGGATATCCGAATTTGATTTCATGTATGAAAAACTTACTAATTCAGAGATACGTTTAGCAGCTTCCATGTCTATGTATATATTCAAAAACTGGGATATTTTTTTAATTTCATCTATTGGCGTTACCAACAAATCGTTATAGTGGACTAACAATATATTTGGATGTGTTGATATATCCCACCAAGTTTGAACATTTCTAAGATTTGACCAGTGCGGATATCCTTCATTCTCCCAAGGAAACCATCCTCTGTTTATCCACATATCCCAAAAATCAGAAACATGTGTTGGGCATACTGGTAATTCATTTCCTACACGACCTGGCGTATTGTTTACTAACTCATAAAACTCAGGAGTGTAGTTTTTATATTGGTTCCATAGAGACACAAACACATCCCTTGGATCACGCCCAACAATAATGTATTTGCTGTTACCTCGTATTTTCAAGCCATCTGCTGGTAAGTGCGTCTTGAAGCATCTGCGGTGTTGCTGTGACTCCACAATCTCTTTGAGTTCATTTATAGGTTTGATTCTGTTTTCTATCCAAGGAGAAAAAGTGTTGATGTTTCTTGACTGAAAGTCTAAGAATATAAGATGCAAGACAATATTTTGCATCCACGTGGTTCCACTCTTATAAGGAGTTGAAACAATTACATCCCCATCGCGTTCTGCAATGTGGTTCCAACGTGTGCTATCAAGAATAAAGTTCTGATATACCTTCATGCTCTTTCATAAACTCAGTAATACACAGCCGATTGGTGTTTCCACGTTTGAAGCTATCATAGATATTATCATCTGATGTAGCAAGCCAAACACTATCACTCGGAATGAGGTTCATTTTATCACATACATCCAACTGTATTTTTCTCATTCTATCATAAACATAGTCAATTGTAAAGTGCTCAATCACAAGTTCTGCTATTTGATGAGAGAAATAGTTATAGTAGTTTGACTTGATATGAAGATTGTAAAGTTTCACATCTGGACGCCGTGTGAAATACCAACCAGTTCTTAGATTTTTAAGACCAAACGGTTTACTAAGACTATAGAATACAGTTTCAATGCTTTCAGCCATAGGTATGAATTGTGGCTTCGTGGTTCCAACATATGCTATATCTAATGCGATAGGTCCGTCATAGTCGAGTTCTTTGAAATTTCCGTCAACTGAACTTGGCACAGATACATATCTTATTTCACCATTTCTACAAAATGTGGAATCTACCCATTCGTAATCGCCATCAATTTTTGTAATATTCCTCTGTTCTTTTCCAGACCAGTAATTCAATCCTTCTGTAATTCCATTGATAGGATATACATAAAATTCACTTAGGTCAATGACAGGACTTAGCCATTCTTTTATATTTGTCTTATATCTACAGTCATCATTGATTGGCATGATACCAGATTTTTTAATGAGACTATTTACTTCTGGTAAGACTATTGGTCTTACTTGTTTCGTAAATTTACTCATAGTAAATCTCTAACTGCGCTCTGTGTCCACACCATACTGGCAAATCAAACTCGTGATACTTATGAGGATATGACATATAATAATCAAGCGGCATCGCTTTCAACTTGTTTGTTTCTGCGACATATGTCTGTTCCTGCAAAATTTCTTGAATTATTACTATGCGTGGTCGGTATAGTTGACAAAGTTTTTCAAACCCATCTATATGGTTCTCATTGTAACTTAGTGTTCCTATGAACATTAACGCATCCACCTTGAAACTCACAGACACGTCATCATTCCAACCGCAATGCCTAAACTCATGGTTCTGTTTTTCTCGGTATCTTCGTCGTGCTCTAAGAAGAAGTCGTTTTTCTAAATCAAAACCCATGTAATGAGAAAAATCATATCTTTCCACTATTCTTGCTTCGCCACATCCAACATCCACGACATTCTTGCAATCATTATTTTTTAGTATAGAAACAATATTTTGATGCAATGGTGCTGCCTCTGGACAATCCAAATAGTCGATAAGAGAAGGACCAGACAAGTCAATCTCACCTAAATACTTTTGCCCTTTCCAGTTTGGCCAAGGTATGTTTTCAAACTTATCCAACTTTCAATACCACTGCTGCACCAGTATCCCCGCCAGCCGCGCCCGCTACAAGAACATAGCCGCCGCCAACAGATACCGCTTCCTCAATTCCTTCTATTATCAATCTCGATAGAACTGGGCTTTGAGGGTGTCCGTAAACCAACGGACTTCCATAGTTGTTCATTACATACGGGTCGATTCCAAATTCATTTGCGAAAGCAATATCGTTTACAGCAAAAGCATTGTGTTGATTGACTACCTTCATATCTGTAATGGATGCATCTGCATTTTTGAGTGCCATCTTTGCTGCATCCACTGACGCAATAGGCATCATAGATTTTTCACATCTTGAGTATCCATATGACAATAGTTGTATTGGTATCAACTCACTCGACATTTCTTTTGCGGTATATGGGTCGGTTACAAATATTCCACAATGCCCATCGGCAGGATAGGTCAGATTTCCAATACTATGAACTCCATGCGACTGAACGGGAGATAAACGAGCCAATCTTGCATGGTCAATCTTTTTAACACCCTCGTCTGCTTTCAATCCTAGTGTTTCAAAAATATATGGTCTTTCGGATAAAGAATAATACTGTTCATATCGTCTTACTGTAATGTCATCAACTTGCGATTTGCTTATACCCTTAGAGTTTGCAACTCTATCGGCAGTTTCCAGCATGGAAGTCTTGCCCCATGGGTCTAGAAGAAAGTTATCCTCAATCCAATTTTCTGTTTTGTCATACTCTGCCCACTGAACGATTGGGCCATTTGATGTTCTATCTGCTACCAATGTATATGTAGTGTTGCAAAGACCAAGTTCAACATTCGATGCTGCTTGATATATCGCAGTTGCACCAGTTGTGCAAGCCTGACTTATCATCGTCCCTGTTGTATGGACTGCTCCGATAAGTGCAGCACTCCAAGGTCCAGCCCAAAATCCATGATGCTGATGAACTGAATTACCGTATATAACAAAATCCACAATGGACGGATCAAATGATTTTGATTCCATCCATTTTTTAGTGGTGGCAGAACTTAGTTCAATAGCGTTTTCATTTTTGAATGTTTTTCCGTAACGAGAATACGGAGAAGAATAATAAGCACGGTATGGAATGTATGCAGTTGAAAACATCATTCAGGTAATCTTTCCGCCTGTCCTGTTTCATATCTACGCTTTCGAAAATTTCTCAAATACGAAATCATAACACGGTCTGGAAGATTTGCAAAAAGAAACGGAAATATTCCATGTGCTACCGCAAGAAAGATCATAACGACAAAAACACCAGTGGAATATAGGCACCATCTTAGATGCTGCCAATATGTTTCTCCAACTGTGTTCAAATGCGAAAAGTCGAATATTTTCATACTACTCCTGCCAGTTTGGATTAGTCAATGGGTTGCGTCCCTTTTTGACCACATCTGTATACATACGCTTTTTTAGTTGGTGTGCCGAAAGTTGTTTCATACCTTCTGGAACGTAAGTATTTACATATCGACTCAATTCGTCAATATAATGGTGGGCTGGCTGAATGGTCTGCGTTGAAGTTACAAATTGTCCACGTCTCCAACATAGAGCAGAGTTGTGTGAGCCAAACTCAACAGTGGCAACCCATAGTTTTGGCTGAATGTAATACATCAAGCAACACTGATTGCACTTTAGGTTTGGGTTGTTGATATGATTGCCAGCACCGTCACTTGGGTTCACACCGTCACGAATCCATTTCAACGGAGCGTTTGCTTCGGGAATGATTGTTTTGATATATTCGTTGAGTTCAACACCGCTATACGATGTGTGTTCTTCTTCACTCTCATAAAGGTCTTCAACATATCGTCCCTGCTTTGCAGCGGTTCTAAAACGGATATTGGTTACCACCCCCGGTGGTAAGCTAGTTGCTTTGTCGTAGAACTCTTTCACAACACCTTCGTTTAGGTTTTTGACAATAATTGCATTGATACATAGTCTGCGGAATCCAGCCTCAACAACGTTATGGAAACCTTGAACTTTCTTTGCACGATGACTGATATCATGGTCAATGGTCTCATACCAATCATCGCGTTCAAATCCACCATTCAGCGAAATAGATAGATTTACAAGTTTTGGGTCAGCGCAATTATCAATTGCACGTTTCAAATCTTTCACATAATTTTTGTTTGATAGACGGATGCCGTTAGTGACAATGGCAAGCTGATGGCCATACTTTGTTCCTACTTCAATAGCCTTGAACAAGTCTTTATACAACGTAGGTTCTGCACCAAGAAGTCGCATACTGACTGGACGAGGAAGCCTACGGCACATATCTTCAAACACTTCAATAGGCATATCTTTGTAGTGCCGAACAGGCGTATCGCAGAAACCACATTCCATGTTACACTTGTATGTCATATCAATATACAAGAACGAAAATGGATTTTTTTCAATGGTATAGTTCGGAACGTTGTGAAAAATTGGTGGACGATCTGGAAGAATCGTAATATTATCTTTGTCTGGATCGCCAGTCATAGGCAAGTTCATCGGGTCATTAATCTTTGATTTCACCCGTGAGATTGGATCAAGGTTGTGATTGAATTTATCTTTATTATCGGACATTACTCATCTTTCTGAATAGAATACATGCTATATTTATATCATACATATTGCCTAAAGTCAATGTATTTTCTGACTAAACAAGTCATAATAAAATAGAGAAATCCCATCGGCGGGCATGATAGTTGGCTTCCACCCCGTCAGCTTTCGTATCTTTGATATGTCAGCCAATGTTGTGGTAGCATATCCTTTTGGATTGGACACCTGATTTATATTTAGGTCAGTTACATAAGATTTCAATATGTCAACCACTTCGTTGACAGAAATGTTTTCTCCTGTTCCTACGTTGAACACTTCGTTTTTCACCTTGCTTTTCATCGCAACATAAAACGCATTGGCAACATCATACACATGGATGAAATCCCGTCTTGCCGAACCATCCCCATGAACTGTGAGTGGGGTTCCTTCTACTGCCATCCGAGCAAACTTTGAAATCATAAGACCGTTTGAATCATCATTCGGTTGGCCATCACCATATACAGTAAACAGTCTCAGTATGGTATATTCCAACCCATAAAGATTACGAAACTGCTTACACAAATGTTCACCGAACAACTTAGTCATAGCATAATAGTTCAGAGGATTTGGTTTATGGTATGGCTTGTTTGGTGTTGGATGGTTTCCGTATACACTCGAACTGCTTGCGTATATCACCTTTTTTACTTTTTTAGCTGCCGCCGCCGCCAGTAAGTTCTGTGTGCCAACTACGTTATTCAAAAAGTATGCACTTGGATTTGTGAAACTTTCTGGTATTCTTGCCTTGGCGGCAATATGTATAACATAATCTTGATCTTCACAAGCAGTCAAACAAGATGATATATCTACAATGTCACCCTGAATGTATGTAACAAATTGTAAGTCATCTGGTTGCGGTTTCAGGTCTATTACAGTTACGTTATATCCTTCTAACTGTAACTTCCTTACCACGTGCTTGCCGACGAACCCTGCGCCGCCAGTAACCAATACGTTCCCATTGAATTTCATAGATACCTCATTTGTTCAAATTTATTTATCTGCCCCTAGCTATGCGGTTAGCGCAAACCGAGTCTTCCAAAATGTGGGTTGAAATAGGTCAATTTTACTGATATATTCATATAAATACTAATGCTGCATTGCGGCATTTTATTTACACATCACACATATACGGAGACTAAAATGACTAACCTATTTTTTGCACCATTTGTAAAAATGTTCTCAAACAAATCCAAGTCGCATCGTTCAGATTTGATGACCTTGGCAAAAATTGAATATGGCAATGACTGGCAGTGGGCATACGAATATCTTCTGAACTCTAACGGAAGACTTCCAACAGTTGGAGTGAAGATATGATTTCTGCGTTCATTACTTGGTGGAATAGAAGAGCGATTTATCGCCAGACATTCAACGAACTGTCAAGCATGTCAGACAGAGAACTATACGACCTAGGATTCACTAGAGGTGATATTCATGGTATCGCACATGAAGCAACATATGGAGCAACAAACAAATGATGAATTTTATCAGAACTCTTTTTGTCCGCAAGGATGAGAAAACCATTATTGAAGAATATCTGGCAGACAGTCTAAGCCTATCAGATTTAGAACGCCGTCAACGCCTGATTGCACGTGGGGAAGCACCATGGCAACTTAGAGCAAAACAAAATTTGAAAGGATGGATATAATGATAGACCCAGACCATACATACTTTCGCGGCCAGCCTGAAAAGAAAAAAGGAGGAAAGTAATGTCACATATTCCATACTATGGCGAAGACGAAGAACTGCCACGTCCAGTAAAGAAGAAAAAAGCGGGGAAATAAACCCCGCTTTTTTTATATTCTACGAAACATTTTGCTTACGTTTCCGTTGAAGTTGAAACTTCCCATGTGGTCTAGTTTCACTAATGGGTCAAGCCACACCTCGCCACCTAGATTTTGCCAGCGGCGACAGAACGCATAATCTTCTGACAAATAACGTTTTGATTCTGGGTCATGCATACAGTCAAAAAACAGATATGTCCATTTGGCAACATCTTCTGGAAGGTTTAGGTCATTTTTGAAGTATAGTTCTGGATACGCTTCGATCATCTTTTCAAATACGCTGCGTTTGATTAGCATAAACCCAGTAGCGCCATCTTTCAACTTGACCAAACCATTCTCAATTTGAAGTGTTCGTTTCTGTGTGCCATCTTCTTGGTCTTCATACTTCCATTCATAATTGATTGCATATGATGCACCTGTATCACGGAGTTGGTTGCCAGCAATGCCGCTTTCAATCGCAGACTTCACGCTGTTCCAATCAACTTCTTTCTTTGGATATGCGCCAACGATTACATCTTTGTCGTGTTGTATCATATTCAGAATATCAACAGGGTCAAATGTGATGTCGGCATCAATAAACATCATGTGCGTTGCTTTTGGGTTTGCAAGAAAGTATGCAACCATGTGACAGCGAGCACGTGGTATCAGTGATTCATTTGCGCTTGTCGTTACCGAATATGGTATTCCGTATTTTGTGAAAAGAATATTTCCTTTGCTCCAAGAACGAAAAAATCCTTCGGTCAACATTCCACCATAACAAGGTGTGAAATAGTGGACATGCGTTTGCTTGAGTTTTTCCAAATCAAGCGGCTTTCTAAACTGTTGTAGTTGCTTTATTATATCACTCATTTAATAGCCTTTATACCATACTGACAATCAAATGTCAAGTGTCTGGTCGTTTGATTTGATTTCTTTTGCTGCACGAATCCATTTCTTGGCCTGTGGCTTTCGTGGTGGCGTGGCTAGGAATTTGTCAATATTTAATTCAACTTTTGCAAACTCATCAGCACGGTCAGTATCTTCTAGGCCACCAGAGTTGTCAACAACGTGAAAGTCTTTTGCACCAAATAGCTGTTGGAATTTCATAATATTATCTTGAACCGATTTCCACATTTTTGAAACTTCTTTCGCACCAACCGAACGTTCACGAGACGCATCACGTGCAATAGCAATATCTTCACTTGTGTTGATGAATAGCATCATCGTGTCATACCCAAGTTCTTCCAACTTTTCTTTTTGGACACGAACTTTGTCTACGTCCTTACCAGTTCCATCAATGATTAGCCCAAGACGCCCATCAGTATAAATTTGTTCGCGGCTCTTGGTGAGTTCTTTTGCACGTTGGCGTAACTCCTGTCCTTTTGGACTAAAGATATTGTCAGGAGACATTTCCATGCCTTCCTTGCCCATTAGATACTCATACATGTCATCCGAGTTTACAACCTTCAATCCAGTTCTGACGTGCTTTTGTCCTGTCATTTTACCAGAGACATAACTTTTTCCAGAACCGGGGCCACCAGCCAAAAATAGTGCTTTGAAAATATGAGGATCGTCAACCCCCTCTTCAAGACGACGATTTAATACTTCATCAATACGCATTTATATTGCTCCTTATTTCTCATATTTATCCAATTTTTACCGAGTTCCACCAAGTAAGCGATGTATCGTATACACGTTTTGTGTTTGTAAGTATTCCAGTCACTGACGGAGATATAACCGTGTCATATTCATTTTTGGCAAAAGTTTCAATATCTTCGTTTCTTTTGCCATCAGGCGTGGAATAGACAAGAACGGCGGTATGTCCATCCATTGTAGTAGTTATTGAACGCTCTGCCAATGCAAGGGATTCAATGATTGACTTGGCTTGTCCTTTTACCGAGGTTGAATAGCCAACATCATTTCTACTTATACCTTGGGTTATTTCATTTCTAAGAGTTTTCAAATCTGTTTTTCTTCTCAGAATTTGGTTCATGTAAGTTGCTGAGTATGTAGAAAATGCTTTGCTTTTGACCATTTTTACTGTGGAAGTTGGCTGCACATAATCAACAGTTGATATGCCACTAGCCGAACCAAAAGATTGAAAGTTTGTAAGCGCGTTTTTAACCATGCTTATCTGACCAGTAACAGTCTGTATCGCAGAAAATGCTTCACTTATAGGAGCTATCAATTTACTCAATGGAGAAGTTAGATATGCACTCATTGGCTGATATAGCATCGCAGATGGTATCATTGGAGATTGCGGAACACCAGGAGCAGTAAGAGTTGACTGTCTTGCTGCTGTTACCGCGTTCTGAACACTCAGTGGATTGGCACGTGGGTCAATAGAAGTGGATATGGCAGACGGTATGCTTGGAAGTGGTGTCGAATATTGTTGCAACGCAGAGGTTAATGTAGGACTTCCTGTTCTCAACAACACTGCCAGTTGGCATACGTCAAATGACGCTGCTGCGATTGCAAGTGCTTGCGCCATTTGAACCAAGCTGGACACCATGTTGAGAAGTCCAGATACTTCACTTGCAATCTGACTTGTGATGGAACTTATAAATCCAGTTGCCTTTGATACTAATTCGGAAACAGAGTTCATAGCACTTGTGAATACACTCATAATTGGACTCAACACACCAGATATTGCATTTATTATTCCAGCCGCACCACCCTGAATTATGCCTATAATACTGCTTATTGGACCCATAAACGGGCGAATGAAATCCATTATAGGTTTCGTTACTCCTTCTAAGAAGCTGAATATCCCATCAAACGAGCCAGACAGTAATCCCATAAGTGCATTGAATTGGTTACAAGAATTATCTTGTTCTCCGAATTGTTTTGACATACTCACAAGACTATTTACATCTTGTATAGTTTGAACTAAATTCGATACTTGAGAATCCGTATGCGTTTGAACTTGGTCATACATGGGATATGCTTGACTTGGCAATCCAGAAGTTGATAGAAAACCAAGGCCAATGCCAGATGCTATAAAATAGTCAAGTATATCTTGGCGATAAAGGCTGGCGTTTATTGCAGAATTAAGTGCGTCAAGAAGCAAAACACCTTCGTCAGTTTCCATCGTATTGAATGAATTTCGTCCAGATTGAACTATATTGGTCAATGGGTTTGTGAACCCACCATTCAAAAGTTCATCGTTGATAGCATTCAGTGCGGCTTGACGATTGTATTGCTCTTGTGCGGCATCTAATCTTGCACGTTCTTCGGCACTGAGTTCACTGAGTGAAGTAATATCATAATATTCCGCAGGGGTTTGGGAAATGCCATCAAAGGTATACGTCCCGCCGCCTTTTCTTACAAACTCTTGATATAAACGTTCATATTCTGATTCGCTCATTTTTACCCCAACATTACCTTTGACGATCCAGATGTAATAATAACTCCACAAGCATGTGCGTCACCGACTCTTCCGACCTGTTTCCCCTCAACGAATACCTTTGATGAGCCATTCGTTAGAACGGTAACGTGAGGTATGCAAAATGGCGGGACACCATGTGGAAATGTGCTATGCCCCACACAATACACCATTTTGTTCTCAACAAGAACCTTTGACGACCCAACACCACACTGGCCTGGGCCACAGGGAGAGTGCGGAGATATGGGGTCAGTGGTTCTTGCGATCTGTTTTGCCATTAGATTATAAGTCCTGATGTTTCTGGGACAACTAGACCAGATGTCGCCGCACCGTATGCGGTTGAAATCTCACTACGAGCAGACAAGATTGACACAATAGCACCTAGTCGGATACTGACTTCACCATCGCTGTTACCAGTCATAGTGAAAGGTTGAAACGCTGCACCCTGTGGACCAATTGCAAGTGTCAATGGCTTTTTGATAGTGACGTTATACATATCCTCTTTGATATACCGCCCAATTAGTTCTTGTCCATTGATAAGAGAAACCGTTACGGTATCGTTTGGTTTATGTGTTTTTTCTGTAAGCATTTTCATCCCTGATTGTTATGTTTAATTGCATTAATAATATCATATTTATTATGCACTTCTAGTATACTCAAATCGTTTTTTACGTCTTCGTATAGTTCTACTTCGCCACTTGCTCTATTTAGTATGTATCCATCTACGTATGCAACCAAATAAATGTTTGAATGGTATAAATCATGGACTAGCCACAATTCCACATCTTTGTCTTCGTCGGCATAAAATATGGTGAAAAATATACCTAATCCGTTGCCGCTCTTTGTGTAATAACCATCGTTAATATATTGCCACACATCGGTCCACGTTGACATATCGTCAAAGTTGAAACCATTAATGTGATATTTTGTGGATTCCCACCAATTCAAAACCTTTTGCAAATTTTCTTTATTGAAATTCTTTTGTAGTTCTAGTCTTACTTCACGCCATTTAAATAGCATGTCTGCTTTGTCTGTCATTTACATTGACCATCTCTTCACTGTATATGTTATGCTTGTTATGAAATCTGGCAATTGAGTATATGCAACTTGCATATAAGCATCGGTGTATTGAACATCAAACGATATGTTTGAAAATTCTTCAACTTGAGGGAAAGAATCTCCATCATCTTGCCAAATTTCAGTATTTTCGTCTGTTAGTTTTCCTTGTGTTATTCCTTGTGGAATACCATTGATGACACGTATAGTTCCAACTCTTACATATGTGATAGTTCCATTGGTTTGCTTCAATGAATAATCGATAAAAAATGAAGTGCATACATTCATATCATATGACAGGAACACGCCACTTTCTCCAGTAAGAACCTTTGAATACAAACTGGAACGAAGGCCAGTTGATTGGTCCAAACTTGATAGGTGCTGATCCGCAAACAGTTGGTTGAAACTGTTTTCAGTGATGATTTCTACGTTGCGTCTTGCACGAGCATAAAGACCAACATTGAATGATGCAGATACTTGCATCGCAGATAGTAGTGCGTTCACATCGTCTACGTTGCGTATAACTAAATCTTCATCAATAACCAATCCTGGTTGTGGACATTCTGAACTACTCAACCAAGATTGAATGGTAGCATGTGCGTTTGCGAATGGATCAAAAACAATTTCATTCAACGCATCATCAGTTCCGATGAACAATTGGTTGGTGTCGGTAGTAAAACCTTGTTCCGCAGTTTGTAGAGTGTCACCTGTGATTTCTGAACGAAGACCACGGCGTATAATTATTATATCATAATCAGCCATCATATAACTCCTAAGTTATATGTATTTATCATAGTATGCTTGAACTTTCAAAGCCCATTGCTCTGAATAGTGTTCAAACTCGTCGCCCTCAATAACAAACTCTTGGTAGTTTCCGTAGTTACCTTCGTCCCAACCAATCATCATAATCACAATGTTTTTAATATTACTACCGTAAACAAAATTGTGAGCGGCTGCGTAGGCTGCACCCTGAAGGAAGTAGTCAGTAATCCATTCTTTCTTCTTTGCCTTGCGACTTGTCTTGAAGTCAATAATAGATTCTTTGCCTTTCCACAGTCCAACGCAGTCTGTAGTCCCTGCATATAGTTGCGGATAGTATAGAGGAACTTCCGTCCCCCATACTTCGTTTACGTTTGACAATCCCTTTTCAATTACAATGTCTGAAAGGGCTTTTGCTTTTAAGTAGATTAGGTTTGAACCTTCGGGACGAGATTCAGAAAGAATATGCTGTTCAATATGCTTGTGAACAATAGTTCCAATATTGGCAGATTCTTTAGTGATTTGTGCGGCTGCTTCTTCACCAACAGATGCCCGCCACTCTTTAAGGAAAGTTTTATCTTTCAATGCGTCAAGAATAGTGGTGACGCTTGGAACAGGTTCGTCGGCAGACCCTTCAAGGACATACCGACGAAACCCATTTTTTTCTATACGCGATAGTTTTTGATATGTGAATTTTTCATTTAGCATACGGTCAGTATACTACACTCTTTCAACAATCACAAGTGTTTTTTCAACTCTTCGATCATTTTGGCTTTAGTTTTGCGCATGTCAACACTGACGCCCAGCTTTGACAATGCCCATTCTTCAATCGCAGCTTTTGTCATTTTTTCAAAAGCTGGTAGTTCAGCCTTAATTTCTTCTTTGACCTGATTTGCGGTGACAACAATCGGGGTGGTTTTGATTGCACCAGCTATAATACTTTGAATCATCTTTTTTAACTTTACCGCGCTCTCGTATATTTTCATATTAAATACCCTTTCTAGATGCTGATATTGCCATATTATGAACTTTCATCTTGGCCTCATCCGCTGATAGATCGTTAGAGGTCGGAGCACCTTTCAGATCAATACTATCTATTGTAGCATTTTGAATATACTTATTATCCGCAAGCATGTCCACCAAAGCCTCTGGGGTTACGCTATGTCCCAAACGGTCTAATTCGTTTGACAACATATCAGTGGCAATGGTGTATATGCCATTCGCTTTCAAGCGAGTCAAATACATATTCAAGTCATTGTTAAGTTGAACTGCGTAGTTTTCGCCCTCGCTCAAAAGTGTAGATATTTTCATATTAGCGTCTCGCTCTGCCTAGTGGTTCTTCCTTTGGGCCAGACATAGCTTCATCGCCACCAACTACGTCAGTGTCAATATCTGCTTCAATATCATCTTCAAAATCATCTGCCATGTCGCCGCCAATGTCTTCGCTTGATGGTGCCATAGTGTCGGTTGCTGGTTGCTCACCAGATAGAACCAATACTGCGTTATTTACTGCGTCTTTTGCAGAACGTGCATTATCTAGTAGACCGCTGATTGCCTCGTCAACGCTTGATTTGAAGGTTGTTGATTGGTCTGCGCCATGTGAATATGCCATTTGGTCAGCTAGTGGTCCAAGTTGATCGTTCTGAATCTTACCTAGCTTTTCAATAATGTCCTGTAGTTCATCAACAATACCACGTGCTGCCATTGTGATTTCTGCTGATGCTGCATCACCTTCTAGTAGTGAGTTTAGTTGTGAAAGTAGAACACGCTGTAGAGTTACAGATTCGTTGACTTTTTTGACTTTGTATTCGTCTTTTTTATTCGCGGCTCTCATCGCATCACCATGATTATCGTGTGATGAAACTACTTTGCCATTGCCGTTTACAACGTTGTATTTGCCTTTTTTTGAACCAGCTTCATCTTTTTTGTCTTGAACTGATTTTGCTTGACCCATATCAACTTCGTTGACTTTCTTTTTCTTGTCATAATTAGCCTTCCACTTGTCATATTCTTTAGTGCCTGGCTGTGGTGCGGGTTTGTTTGACTTGCTACTAACACCGCCATACTTATTGGTCTTTGTAGTGCCATATGCAGTCTTGATACCGGCTTCGTCAACTTTCTTTTTCTTGTCATCGAGTGCTTTTTTCATTGGCTCTTTTTTGTTGCCATCTTTATCAACGTCAAGGAAGTCTGGCTTTGCTGCTTCACCAATACGCTGATTAGCTCGCTTGATGCCGTTGTGACGCTTAGTGTTACGCTTTTGCAAGCGGTTGATTTCACTTGCTGCGTTTGCAGATTGGTCATCCGTTCCATAACGATGCATTCTGACATTACGGTCAATGTCATCATCGTTGAACTCCATATCCATCTTAGCACGTTTCTTATAACGCTTTGCTAGGTCTGCTGAAACTTCATCCATACGGACATGCAGTAGTGCCTTGATTGCTTCTAGCATCATGGTGGTTTCTACATAGTTCTTGCCAGACTCTTGCATTACTTCTAGTTTTGCTTTTGCCTTTTGCAGTTCCTTGATGTCGCCTTCAACAGTATAGCCAAAGTTTTCTTTTAGGTAATCATTCAAGCGTGATGACACGCGAATGGATGTTGGTGTAAAAAATTTATTCATGTTGTAACCCCTATATTACTTGATATAGTATTTATCTTTTATTTTCGTAGAGTGCTTTGATTTGCATACGCGCTGCTTGTGCTTCCGATTTAGCACGGTCAAATCTTGCTTCGGCTATATCCATCTTGGTTGTGTCGCCTCGTTTTTTTGCGGTATTGTATGAACGCTTATGAGAAATAGCATCATAATAATATGTTTCAAATACAGCATTTGATGAAATAATTTTTGTTATTTCGGCGGAATTGATTTTCTTTCCTTCGTTCAAGTAGTTTGCCAAAAGATAAGCAGTCTCGTATAGTCTTAGACCTTCAAACAATGTATCCTGTGAACGCATGTCTCTAATATCGTATAACTCTTTGTCATTTTTTTCAATACTAAAAACACCAACGGCAACTCCATTGTCAATTTTTGTTGACTCATTGATTGTGCTTACTACTTTTTTAGCAACATTTTGGCTTGCTCCATAAAAGTTTTTTAGTATGCCTTCCATCGCTTTTACATCATCAGATGACACCCCTGGCTTCAAGTCAATTGGACTGCCAGACGAAACTGATGATGGTTGTGATTTCAAGCCTGATGTGTCACCATTCAACGCTTTTAGTATGTTTGTCATTGCATTTACATCTTGCCTACTTGGTGCTGTCATATTATCCTCCGATTATACCATTTTGAAACCTCGTAAAGTTGGGTTCAGCACTCCCTTCTTTACAAGTCCTTCTGCAAGCACGACTTGACGATCTGACAATTGAGCCTCGCTCACATAGTCAGTCTCATTGAAAAATTCTTCAATCAAATCGTATTCTTCTTCGGAAATCATAACATACAGACCTCCTAAAACTTCGGTTAGACGCATTTATGCCCCCTTGTTCAATCTATTTAGCAGTTGTCTGAACTGCGCTGCGGTTCTTGGGTCTTGAGCAAGTGCATCCACTGCTGCGGCTTGTGTAGCCAAAGACTTTCTCTGCACTGGGTTCAACGGTTTTGCATTTGATGCTGCGTCAATTGCACTCGCTGCTTGTTGTGCGGATGCTCCACCAAGATTTTTCTTTCCTAGCTTTTGCATTGCCATAACACGTTGTTGCTGTGATTGCATTGGAGTCTGTGTTGGTTCAACATCTGTTACGCCTTGACTGTCGCCCTGTCCAACAGGCTGTCCTTTTTGTGCTCTCATCTGTGCAGGAGAAACAGTGCCACCCATGTTGTATTCTAGGGTAACGCCAAGTATCTCTTTCAAAGTGTCAGCATCTTGATTTTTCAATGCTTTCATAACATCAATATAATCAGTGAATTTCATGGTTTTCATTTTCTGTCTTACGTCTTCAATCTTCACACCAGAAAGTTGAGAAATTTCTTCGTAATTTCTCTCAATGCCTTCAGACATCATTGACATTTTAATTCTATTTCCCAATTCCATGTTTTATCTCACTTATTTAATGTCTTCAGCATACGGCTGGCAGGATTTAATTTTTTTGTAGCTTTTGATTTTTTAGCGATTCTCGCACCCATTTTTGCCTTTGTTCTGGCAAGAACGAAACGCTTCTTTATATCAACTGGCTTAAAACATGCCGATGGGTTAGACACAGTTTTTCCAGCCAATCTACCAGAACTACAACGATACTTACGAACAACCTGTTTGCCTTTGCGGGCATATACAAGTTTGGCTTCTTCCAATGTTTCTTCAAACAATTCTTCCAATATCATTACAACACCTTGAATACTGTTGATAGTAACGCGATCAGCATCGTGCCGAAAAGAGTAGATGCAGTCCATACGATTATTTTTTTAATCTCACTGAACTCATCTTTTGTATCAGACGCAAGTTTTTCCACAGACTTCTCAATACGAGCAAGCCCTTGCTCTAAATTCTGATAACGCATATGTGAGGCTGCTACATGAACCTCTAAATTTTTCATTTCTATTTCTGCTAACTTTGGATCAATCGGTTCCATATCAAACTCCCATCTTGGCATGTCTGCCTATACAGTATTTATCATTTGATACTACCAATAATATTCCAATAAAAAGCCCAGAGGCCGAAACCTCTGGGGTGCATTATTGACTTAGTTTACCATATTATTAGAGGGTTATTCAACAATAACGCGGGGACGCCATTATAGAAGATCAGACATTAGAAATTCAATGTTTGACCCGACTTCAAGCAATACTCCATCAATCGTAACGCCATCAAACAGTTCTGCAAGAATTGCAACATTGTCTCCGTTACGAGCAAAAACGTGTCCATGCTCAACGGCAAACTTGAAAATGTATCCATTTCCAGATAGTGTTGGTGCATAATCATCCAACACTACTGAAATTGGATTGTTCATTAGAACTGGTTGTGCTACTAAGTTAATTAGATTTACTACATCGTCAAAGTTTTGCTGTGATTGATCAAGTATGTTTCCCGATGCAGTAATGTCAACTGCATCAGTGATATACAAAGTGTAAAAGTTTAAATTGCCAGTTAGGTGCTCACTTGCACTTGCGGCTCCATGTATTCTTGACATTTGCCATCTCCTTATATATCATATTTATCTTATATAATCAATAAAAAAAGACCTAGCCGAAGCTAGGTCTTCATCTTGTAATACTAATGTGGTATTAGTATGTGAAAGCTGCAACTGCGTAGTCGCCGCCTAGTGCTGCTGCTAGTGTGTCTGCATCCCATGCGCCGTTGTTTTCAACACCGATGCGAACTGATGTATCGCCTGCACCTAGTAGAACTACGGTTGCACGTGTACCAGTTGTTTCAACTAGGTGCTTTAGGTCAACATCTGCACCATCATTGGTGACGGTGAAGTGGTTTAGGTTGCCTGTTAGAAACTGGCCTGGGTTAAATGCTTCATGAACTTTAGTTACCATTTTATTTCTCCTGTAAATCTATGAAGGATAATACCTTCTATACTTTTATTTATCTTTTTTGAACTGTTTATTTGCTTTTTGAAGGGAATCTGCTTGGGATTTCTGAGCCAGCCGAATCCAATCCCGTCTTTCCTAAATGCTGGCCCAGTTTTTTAGCGCCGTATACCATTGCAACTCCCTTTGCAATAGTCGCAATAGGACTATCCCATACACTCTTTTTAGTATCTCTACTGTCGTCCACTTTGTATCCTTTGTGGTTCTGAAACGCCAACAATGGCGAATATGCATCACTACGAATTGCTCTTAACTTAATATACTGCGTAAGTCTAGTTACCACCAATGCACGTTGTGATTTGCTAATATTATCCCAATCTGCAACCAATCTTCTCATTGAACGCAGCATACTGTCTTGAATATTCAAATCACGCTGGAACTTCATTAGCATTGCATTTTCATATGTTGCATTACTGTTATTATTTGCAATATGAGCCAAATATCGTTTTACATCCAATGGCTTCAAGTTTATTCGCTTCATTGCGATCTGGTCTTTTTCATCACTATACGTCTGGTCAGTTCCAATCAGACGGTTCAGAGAAATATATAAATCCGTTGCACTTGGTCTAAATGTATTGAAGTTTGAAAACATAGTTGTTCGTTCTGCATACTCTTTCGCAAGAGGCGCAAAGTCATAATCCTTGTTCCACACATTCAAAATCATAAAATACACAAATGCAAGTTCAGCGGCATCATCTACATTCAGGCTTTCAACTACCTGTTTTGTTCTGAATAGCTTGCTTTCGCATAAGGTGTTGACAAACTGCAACTCATCCATATTATCTCTCCGCATATTTTTCTATTTCGGACGGAACTCCTAGCTCTTTTGTCAAGTCTGCATTTGCAAAGTCAGTAAAGATTTTCGTAGCAGTTGCGCCATCATAGTTCTTCTTGACTGCGTTATACAACGTCTCAAAGCTGTCTAAGTCTTTTCCAGTTCCAAGGTTGAGAACGTCAGCAATCTCGTCAGTCTTTTTCCAAGGTCCACCGATAATTTCATTATTATTTTGTTTGGTATAGCCGCCGCCAGTCTTTTTTGGAACTGGTGTTCTTTTTACACGAATGAGTCCGTCTCTTGGACTAAACATGAAACGTTGGCTTTCTAATGGTCTGCCATCGTCAGTGGTTTCTGATGAATTTTTCTGATTGGCAATTGCAGCAATAGTCGCCAAGAATGTAGTTCTCATCACGCCTTTGTATCTTGAATCGTTCTCGTGTGGCGCATGATAAAACACCTTCATCCACTCTGGATCGCCAGGCATGAAATCAAGCTGAACATAACCAGTGCGTTCCTTGTCTGTTTGAATGGATGGGTCATACTTGCCAATTTTGAGTTTGGTCATGATGACACTACTCTGTGCAATGTCCAGTATTTGAGGCAAGGACTTCAACTTTTCCATAAATGCAGGAATCTCTTCTCGTGAAAGGTTTAGCGCAACGTCAATATCCCCAGAAAATTGCTTCTTACCGACTGAACCCAATACATTGTTCATCAGGTCAATGCCAAGTGCCTTTTCAAGTGGACGCAATGTTGGTTCAATTTCGGAAATGTGAATCGCACCAACACCTGGCATTGAACCACTTTCACTGATTACTTTGCCACTTGAATTGGCAACCTCACCAGTTCTGCTATGGAACTCTATATGCTTGTCCCAAGGTGGACGTGGGCCACGTCTCTTACGGTCTCTACCTTTGTCTAATATGATTTCACTTATTTTCATTTTGATTTCCCGAATGGATTTTCACCAGTAAGATATGGACGTGCAAACCACAACTTAAACCACTCATCTGTTCCCGGCTGGATGTTATGCTTTTTCATATACCGAGATTTTTCGGTTCCAGTATGAGAAATGTTCTCTTGCTGAACTGGGAAATTTGGATCATACACCTTGTATATGCCCGCCAGTCTTTTAAGTTCGTTGATTTGCTTTTCTATGCTCATTACGACTTCTTCATTGTTTCAATGCCTCTCTTGAACTTGCGAGGGTCTTGAGTGCGAATGCTGTTTACCAAACGTTTTGTCAAATCGCTTGCTGTATCCTCATCGTAATGAGAATTGATGTATTCCATCAAATTTATAGCACTGGCAATAATATTCTCTGCCTTCTGTTCGACAATTCTATCCTTGTCTTTTGATACAGCAATACTACTGAGTTCTTCAAACAAACTTTTACGAATTTTGGTCATAGCATTTCTCCCGTAATGTATTTATCACACTTCATCAAATGCAGAACGGGTTTTTGTCTTTAGCATAGCACGTAGGCTTGCAGTGGCATTGTTTTTCCCGTTATCCATAACTGGGGTGTCTTCATCGTCAGATGCTTTTTTGTTGACTACTGTTTTCTTTCGAAGGGTATCTACCATACTTGCAGTTGATGTGTCGGCAGTATCAAATGCTGTTCCAGTGGTATCATCAGAAATCTTCAAACTATCAATATCAAACACCAGATTGACCTTACTGCCAACCCCATTACTTGAACGTGTTTTTAACAACTGTAGCTGATATTGTCCGCGCTCTCTCATCGCATTGGAAGTAAAAATACCAATCACGTTGTCGGCGGTCTGAATCTTAGAAATACCACCAGCGATGTGTGAGTGGTCAAACTCAACTTCTTCAACAGCGGAACGGTTAAGCTGTGATGCCGTTACAACTACCATGTTTGTTTCCATAGAGAAGTTACGAAGTTCTTCGGTGACATACTTGTCTTTGATGAATAGATCACTTGCTGGAACTTTCTTAGTTGCTGGCATAAGAAGGTCAAGGTAGTCTACGCAAATACAGTCAACTTTGACGCCAGTTTGAATCTGAAGTTCTTTCAGGTATGAACGCAAGTCATTCACAGTTGAGCCTGATGGTAGGTATTTTACTCGTAGCATACCAGATTTCTTTGCCTTCATCTTGACATGAAGTTCAACATCATCCAACTCTTTAAAAATCTTCTTTGTGCCACGGTCAGTTTCCATTGCATACATACGCATACAGGATAGACCTTCACTCAATTCTAAGGTGAAGTAAACACAGTTTAGTCCCATCTCTGCCCAATTCAACGACATGTTTTGCATGAATAGAGACTTACCAGCACCAGAACCACCAGCAAAAATAGTAATTTCGCCACGGTTGATGCCACCATACAACTTGTCATCTAACGATTTCCAGCCAGTAGTGATTTGTCCGTTTTTGCTTTTTAGTGCCTCAAGAATCCCTCTTGGATCAGCAAAGAAGTCTGTGCCTAATGAACGTGCAAGACCAATCTGAACTGCTTCTTTGATACGCAGTTCAACTTCGCCATACTTTCCAGCTTCCAACAAATCTGTGCTATCAATGATAGCCTTCTCAATAGCCTTATGACGACAGAAAATTTCAAACTCATCAACAAACCATTCGGAGTGTTGTGCAATATTGTCCAGTTTTTCTACTGTTTGCCCCGTCTCTGCTTTAATCATCTGAGGACTTGGCATTGACGAATATTTTTCACTATATGAAATGATTTCGGATACAACTGGACGAATACTACGATCAAAATATTCAGGCTTGATGATGCCCCGAACCCGTGTGTATAGTTCAGGATCAGTCAACATAAACTGAACAAATAGTTTTTGTAAATCTGGGGTGTAATTTTTAATATCTGACACTATCTCTCCTTCGTGAATCAGAATCACTTTATTTTTAGTTTAACATTTATTTTGGTAGTGTTTGAAATTCTACCATCAATTATACTCTTTAGGGTATAAAACTTTCCGTATCTATTTACAGCATCAGCCGCATCTTTAATGTTTGGTTCCCATTCTGGAAAGGAAACGCTCCATCCATTCTCAATCGCTTGCTTTGCAAGTTTCTTCCCTGCATTGTCTCTATCTGGACAAACGATTATCTCGCCTTTATATTGGTTTAGATAGTCAATCTGTGCCTGTCCAGCTTCATTTGACAATACCCCGACACAATCTAAAGCGGCAGCATCAATTACTCCCTCAACCACAATAAGAAACTTTGTAGGTTCCGCAATTTTATGAATATTATACAAATATCCATTAGGTGCTTGGGCAAGATATTTAGTTTCAGACCTTCCAGTGATGTCTCTTGCCGCATATCCGACAATTGTATTACCTTGAAAATACGGAAATATCACTCGCTTGCGAAACTTCATGTCATTGCACCAATAGGCATCTACATGGTCATAAACACCTCTGTCTACAAGATACTTAGCAGCATATATGCTATTTTCAGGTGGTTCATCTGCCATCATAAGCCATTCACTTAATGGAAATGTGCCTTTTGGCAATTCTACTTCTGGAAAGGTAGGCAGTGAAATGGTATTATGAGTTGGCATGAAGAAACTGGGACCACTTGATAGCTCCTTTTCTCGGATGCTATCAAGTTGCAATCTCTTTATATCACTATCTGGTATTCCCAACAGCTTCATAAATCGCAAGAACTTCTTGTTGATGGTTCTTCCCTTACGATGTGAGGCAGTAAAACCACAGTTGAAACAATGATATGAAATCAAATCAGGTTCAAACCGAATACCACCTCTCATACGGGTGTCGGGTCGTGGTTCTCCATTATCAACACAGCAAGGACAGTTGAATGACCTCCAACCGCCCGAACTGTTCCTGCTGTTACTTGGAATATATGATAATACTACTTCTTGAAGATTCATACTCACCAATATATATCATTGGAGCCGAAAAGTCAAGTTAGTTTCGAAGAAGAATCTTGGATATTGAGCCAGTGGTGTTTGTATACACAACTCTCAACCAGTTCACGTTTGCCTGAACTACATACGCTTGAACACCAGTCTCGTTATTGATTGTGATGGAAGAATCATACAGCAAACGAGGTGTCAAGTCAAACCAATCAGAATCACTTGAACTTGGTTGAACACTCAAATCACCCTGAATAGTCACGGTCCCTGTAAACCCTTCGTAGTATATGGCTATAGTATGAAGTGATTTTGACTTCACGGTATTTCCTGCACCATCAAAAACGGTTGATATGTGCTTGATGCCATCATAAAAGAAGATAGAAGTTTCTTGTGAATCTTCAAACTCTGGATACACATCGTCAATAACTTCAATAACACCCTTGGCATTGTCGTATGTGTCAGTGTATATGATTTGCTCAACCCCATCTTGAACGGTATACATCGCAAATGTATAAAATCCTTCTGGAAGCATTATAGTATCAGCGGTGGGAATCACAAGAGACGCCAACCCTTTTGTTGCATTTTCAACAGTTGGATACATGAAAAGGACATTTTCTCTGGACTGACGGTCATACATTTTGAATATCAAGGTTTTGTTTGTAAGGTCAACAGGCTTACGGTCTGTATCTCTTATACGAAATCTCAGAGTATTATCTATACCCTTGTGTAGTTTGTGATGTCCATCATACATCGGCATGTTCCCCAAATATGCTGTGGCACTAGCTGTGTTGGTTGAATCCAGACACACCAGTTCTATTTCTCTGTTATATTGAAATACATTTACATTTATCATAGATATATTTATGCTAAATATAATTATGTTTGATAATGAAAAAAAAGAATGGATACAAGAGAATTACCCGTATTTCTCCTATATTCAATATGGCAAAAAAGATTACACATACTACCTCGGTATTTTAATTAATACCGACCCCACTATAACATCTTTATACAACTTTGAAAAGATTTCATCGCCAGACGAAAGAAAAAGTTTTGTAGAACTTGGTGAGCAATGGTGGTGGGAATCAAATAGACTTATTCCCATCAATATATTTTTAGGGGCGCAAATCTCCCCTTTCAAGTATTCAATAGTAAATATGAATACAAAAGATGTTGAGATATTGTGGGGTCCAGAAACAAGTCTTACAAATATTATACAGAAGCGTGTGAAGAGGCGTTCAATACAGCTTGTTCGCAAATTAGATTAAGTTGAACTACCACGGCAGTTGCATAAGAAATAGCATGTGATTTCTTGAAGTAGTAGCCTGTATCGTCATCTGGTTTTACCCAAACTTCTTGCATAATTGCTTGCCATCCCTGGCGAATAAGATGTTTCTTGGCTGGTCTTATAACTGCCAAAACCGCAGCCAATTGTTCAATTGACTTCGGCTTCAATAAACTTACCGTATCATAATGATTATGAATATGAGCAAGTTGCGATACTATATCTTTCTCTTCTAATAGTTCCCAAAACGGCTCGGTTGAAATCAAGCGGTCAAGATGTGCTTCATCCTTGATACCAGAATACAGACTGTTATTTAGAAAGTCTATCTTAAAATATCCACGCTCTTCTGCTTGCCTAAAATCAATCGCAGCAAATCCAGTGAGAGGGTCATGTGGAATAGGATTGAAATACACACCACTATTATGTTTTTTCAATACGTTCTCTTGACGAGTAGTCGCTGGAATATGCTTTATGAACCGAAGAATATCGTCTCGGTTCACAAAGTCAATGTCAATGTCGGTTGAAATCTTCATTGCCAAACTACCAAAAAGTATGCGGCATCATCTGAACTCTTGAAATAGATGCGCCGTCTATAAAATACAAACTCATCCTGACAATTATCTTCACACCATATCACATTACTGTTAACTGAATTTGGAATAAGTGTTTTTTGTGGCGGAAGTTTACCAAGATCAACTAACGTCCAAGATTCGTATTCATTGTGGCTGAACTCACTCACATACCTACGTTGATTCTTCGATCTCTTTACGAGAGATCGAAGACGTTCAAGTGTAGATTGTGTGCGGGAGGAAGCCATCAACGTTCCCAAGGAAACGATACCCATGTATCGTTGTCAACATCGTTAAACTCTTCGCACTGATAGTCCATTGAAACTTTTGAGTTTGCATTGTCAATCAATGCCGCGAAGCGAACATTAGTATGCCATACTTCTTCCCATGCATCTGAGTTTGGCAAGCAAGATGAACTCCAATCCTTCATAATCCATTCCATAGCATCGCCGCCACGGTTGATGTCATCAATGATTAGAATTTGCTTTCGTGCTTCAACGCTGGATTGGCCACCAGTGATTTGCCCTTCTGGCAATACAAACCCAAACGCATCTTCGCTCATCCAGCAATTAGTTTCAGTGTTTTCTTCCAGACCTTCTGTGGCAAGTTGAACACATAACGTGTGCATTGGTATACCAGATATATGCGACAACATAACGGCTGGAACTAATCCACCTCGTGTAATCCCAACAATATAGTCTGGTCGCCAATTGTCTTTATACATTTGCATCGCAATATCGCGAACTGCACGTTCAACATCATCCCATGTGTAATTTACTACTTTGGTCATTTTTCATCCTCAATTTCAGGTCCAAATAATAGAGATTCGGCAGCTTTGTATTGTGCATATAAATCTTGTAAAACTTGGTATTGTTCTAATAGTTTAGCATCAGGCACAAGAATTGTCAAGCGTTTCTCAATGGTTTCCAAACGTTCATGCAATTCAAAAAGATTGAAAGACTTATTGTAATTTTCGTTGACGCTAATATCCGTAGCGACAAAAGAAGACCCAGTATAAACTAACAGATTTCCAACATCTAATGCGCTTACGTCAAGAGTGTAGTTTGTATCAGAAGAGATATAATCTTCATCCGAAAACTCAGGTGTTCCATAGTATTCTTCTTTATTCAAACTTCCGAACTCCCTACGGGTCACAGTCTTGCCACCATCGGGCGATTCATATATATACTTTACTTCTTCACTCATCGGCGTCATGTCCAAACAATAGTGCTTCCGCAGCTTTATACTGATTGTAGATTTCTTGAAGGATTTCCCACTTTTGTAGCATTTCTGGGTTTGGGTTCAAAACACAAAGACGTTCTTCCAGCATCTTTTCTAGACGATCAATCCGATTGACCAATGCCATATGTCTGATTTCCTCAACCGAAGTAGTCGACGTGGTGCCTCCTGTGTAAGTATAACGGTCATCCCACTGCTTACCATAATAATCACTTGGGTAGTAAACCGATTTTACGTGGTCACTTATGTTAGGAGTGGTATAAGTCCACGATGGTCCACCAGATGTGGATGCCGCACTGTTTAGCTTGTTGCTATTTGATTGAACCATTTGTTGCATGTTTGCAATAAGTTCTTGAAGGCTGTAATCATTATCCATTGTCATTTTCCTTTTTTCTTAGAGTGAAAGTTCCATCGGAATTATCAAACCATTCAATAACATCCCCAGGTGCCCATCCAACCTGATTGAGCATTTCTTCACTAAACTCGATAATCAAATCTTCTTCTTTACCATTTTTCATGACAGTCGCCAACCAGCGATTGTCTCCTATTTTTTCTACGTTCATAATCCCGCTTTCTCTAATACATTCCGAACAAAGTTCACATCATCTTTGCGAACTTGAAACTTTCTGGTCCAGAACTCTGGGTCCATATAGTCGTTTACCAATTTTAATTCTTGGTCGGAAAACTCACTTAGGAGTTCCACACCAGAATCGCAGTTAAAAATAATCCAAGGGCTAATACGTCCAGACCGTATCCAGTAGATAATACGCGACCGACTATTCTCCCGAAAGAATACATTAAACGGTTTATCATTCTCATTCCCCCATTCTTGCATCAATATGATACCACGTTCCAATGCCCTCTCCGCAGTTTCCTTTTTATTCAATTCATGAATATATGTTTCATACACTGCTTCGTTGCACCATTTGTCCACTGGGACACTTGAACGAATAACAAAGTCAATAAAGTTCTCAGGGTCAACCGCATTGATATGCAACATGTGCCTTCCAAACTTAGTGAAGGCGGTATAATACTGAGAACTGGCAAACTGTTCGTATGTCTTTTCTTTCTTTTCTCCCATAGAGATTTCGTAGAACCTACGAAATGCCAAGAAGCCAAGAACAACATACTTTTCATCCTTGTTCAGCCACCTACGCTTTTGTTCACATAGATGTGCCGACAAGGTTCGTTCTCGCTGGAACGTCTTAGAGCAAAACTGACAAGTGAAACTCATTTCGCCTTGCCTTTCTTTGATGTTTTGCCAAATATATCATTAATTTCGCCATCTGTCAATCCCATACTGACTGCCAGAGACATTAGCTCCTTAGTGGAGTTCATCTTGCAAAACAACTCTACCTCGTCAGACTTGAAATGGGGATACACCGACATAACAAACTGCGACACTTTGTCTTTTGTCTTGTTGCTGTGTGGCGGTTTGATCCATTCATGATACTGCCCCTTGCCTGTTCCAGTGAGGCACATTAGACGCCACATCAAATCATCATCTTTGTAAAGGTCAAGATAATGCTTATTGACAAACTCGTTTGTGTTCAGCAACGCATCGTCTTGGCCTTTACCTTTGACGCTACTTGCATAACGCAACGTGAGCCAGCTTGACCAAGATTTTCTTTCCTCATCGGTCAGGTTCTTATACCAGTCAAAGTCCTGCCGATCTAACGCAGCAAGCATATCATTGAGAGGAATCTGTTTAGCCAAAGTTCATTACTCCTTGCATCTTTTCTATTGTTACATCAAACATAAGTGAAATGTATGAGCAGTCTTGTAACGTCATCTTCTCAAATACATATATGCACCCGTTGTTGGATTCTATTATCTTTGAGTATGGTCGCATACGGTTTTTATATATGAAGGCTTCAAATGAAGCGGATGCAGTGAACGACACATACAAACTTACATCATACAAAGTGTCGCTGTCCGCTAACATAGTTTATCCTTCCTCCAAACATCATACAAAACGTAGCCGCATCCAACTCATGTTCAAATGCAAAATAACAAGCAATATCCATCTTGTCCTGCACAGAACCAGGCAGATATCCTATATCTCTCTGGTCATATATATCGTCCTTGTATGAAGTGGCATACGAAATACCAGCGTTGTCACACCAGTTTCTTGCCTCTTTCATAGATTCGCGATTAGCTTTGTATATGATTTTATACATTAGAAGAAGTCGTAGCTGTTCAATACATCTGGTATACGGTTCATATCCTTCACGAAATATGCACAACGAGGGCTGGATTTATGTTCGAGTGGTATTGCCAGTATATGCCCATATTTGAGTTTTGGCAAGAACCATTTTACATCAGCAAAAATATTATTCACACGGATTGGTGCCCATTCTTGGGAAAATCCATTCAGCGGGTTCGTAATAATCGTCTGAAAGTCTCGTTCATTAATACTTGTGAGTGGAACAAATTCCAATTGCCCCAAGTCACGGTCACCAATCAAAATGTTCCAATCAAGTGGCATTTCAATGACATGATTGCCAATTGACAAACTGATGCTTGGCGTATTAAAGGTCTCAATAAAGACCAATGGGATAAAAAAGAAGTCTGGTTCTGATTTGTCCGACACATCCATGACACAATAACGAATATCTTCTATTTCATCAGGAAGGTCATTCATTTCAAAACAAGTATTTTCGGGGGTTAGTATTTTAATTTTTCTTCTCCTTAGTAAGTAACTTTGTTGACACGATAGGGATACTCTGCATCGGCATAATATTTCTTTCGTTCCGTCAAATGACGCTTACTGAACTTACACCGACTTGTGAAGTCCCATATCTGAACAAAGTCTTTGTCTTTCGCTGTCCGAACACCACGCCCAATAGACTGAATTACCCGAACAAACGATTTTCCTGGTTCAATCATAACCAGATTGAATATTCGTGGAATGTTGAGGCCCACCGCAGCAACCCCATATGTGGCAACCGTAATGCTGTTAATAGACTGATTGATTTCATCATATTCATTTTGGCGGTCATCAGTTTTCATCTTGCCACTGACAAATACCGTTCCTAGTGGAAGCCGTTCTATCAACGCATTACCAGCCGCCAAACGGTCTACAAGAACAAGCGTGTTGCCTGTATTTGAGATTTCCATAATCTTCTGTGCCATGTAATCGGCACGTTTCGCATCTTCCAGCAGAAACTTGAGTTCTGATTGATAGTTATTATACTCAGCCGTTTCTTGCGTTTGTATAATCTCTACGTGACATTTAGACAATACGCCTTCGTCTTGCAGAGTCTTTGCACTCAACTGGTGAATAACCTTACCAAGACTTGCGTTGATTGACGCTACATCCCACTCGCCTTTCGGAATGGTTCCAGTAAGTCCCCAACGCAATGGGACATTCGCAAATACACCAGTCAGAAGTTCCTTCAGAACGTCTGCTTTTGCCTGATGGACTTCATCTACGATAACACATACCACGCCATCAATGAAGTCTTGTATATCAGCTTTGCCTTCCTTGGTTTGCTTCAATAGCGAGTTCAATGATTGCCAAGTGCAAACAGTATGAGTCTTTCCTATGTCTTTCTTGTCACCAAAATAAACACCATAATCCAACCCGCAGTTTTCATAATCCTTAGCGGTTTGTTTCACAAGGTCTTTGTTTGGAACGATTACGATTGACCTACCATGCTTTTCTACCATACTCGCCATGGTGGCAGTCATAATGGTCTTACCAGCGCCAGTGGCGACTTCCTGTAATGCCTGTGGGTTCTCAATGAACTTGTTGATGATTTCTACTTGGTAGTCACGCAGACGAATAAGTTCGCCCTCATGCTTATGTCCTTTTGGCCATGTCTTGTCGCCCCAATAGTCTTCTGCAATCTGGTCAAATTCCAGAGTGCCATGGTTCATACGATTGTCTTCAATCTCAAACTCATAGCCAGCATCTACAATAATAGGAACAATATCATCCAAAAGGTTCAGATATGTTCTACCGCCCACGTCACAGAACCGAACTGTTCCATCCCATCTGCCAAGTTTATAGGCAGGGGTGTGGAAAGCATGGGGAAGAAAGAACTTCAATTTGTCTGAGCACTTACGTCTGGTTGATGGGTCAAGCCCATCCAACTTTATGTTTACCTCATCTTTGATTACTATTTTACATTTTTTCATGTATACCCTCAACGTTTCATATAATATACCATAATAAGTCTTTGATTTCAATAGAAAAACGATCCCCGAAGGGATCGTTTTTGAAGTTTATTTCAACTCAGAGTTACTTGCAGCAAGTCAGGTTGGCAGTCCGTTCCCAAGATTGCGGCATCGCTTTGCGAAGGTCAGCAATCTTGGTGATCATACGGAGAGAGATTTCACGCAGACGAGATTGGTTGACTTCCATATAGGACATAATCTCATGTTGTTCTTGGTCCGAGAAACCGTAGGAATTCAGCATACCTTGACGGACAATCTGTTTGCACCGCAGGAGTTTGTCACGAGTCGTGCTGATGGTCAAATCCAGATAGTGGCAACGCGACATGATTGCTTCAAGGTGGTCCTTGATTTTGGAGGATTTCACCTTGTCAAACTTCAAGTTGGTGATGAAGATGACCGAACCTTTGAACTCAAATTGGTCAGGAACCCCCTCGCGGCGCAAAAAGTGAGAGTCCGAGTGCCAAGAGATTTTACGCTTCTTGCCACTGTCCAGAGCAGCTTTGAGAATATTCAAAGCATCTTCGTTGAACAGGATGGAGTCGCAGTCATCAAGCACCACGATATTCTTTTCATCGCTGTATTTGTAAAGCGTGGAATACAGACCGATGGGCGACATGGTTCCCTTCACAAACGTGTGGCGCAGGGGACGGTCAGCCATAATGTCAAACAACGAGTCTTGCTCAAGAACCTGTTCCACACCATAGGTTTTACCAACGCCGGGAGGTCCAGAAACGACCATGCCACGCACGACACCATCAATGGTAGCGCCCGTCATATCATCAAGAATTTTGAAACGTTCAGCAATACGTTCAATCGCTTCTTCGTCACTTTCAGTCACACAGGCAGTTTCGCCCGCTTCACCATCAATCGAAACGTCATCTTCCGATTCAACACGAATACGAATCTTGGGCTTCTTGACTGCACTGTCAGAAGCATCAACCGTAATGAAAAACCCGCCCTTGGCAGAAGGTTTCAAACCCTGCACCAAAGGAAACGAACCAGAAATCGGTTGGTTGTTATACGAACCGTTTTCAATGTGGGCAATCTGCATTGTGTTCCTCTTTCTCTTGCTTACAGGATATGTATACAGTGATTCGTCAGGAATGTCAAGCGTTATTCGTCATCGCACATGCCCGTAACCGCTGCAATCGCAGCGTTCTTTCCAAGAAAGAAAGTGCTCCACCCACACTTGCTAATGGTGTAATATTGCACCGAAAGTCCGATAAGCAAGAAAAAAGCAATCATTACTGCGGCGGCAAAACGAGTCATTATGGTTTCCTTATTGATTGTGTTGATTTTAACCGACTTGACCGTCGATAATGCCAACGAGGTCTTCGGCATACACGCCGTTTACCTCTTTGTCAACCTTCCAGTCAAGGTTTCGGATACGGGCGAACTGAACGTTGTAAAGGTCCATACCTTCGTCATACTTGATGTAGACGTAGCCTTTCCATTTGACCAGACCAGAAGTTTTGAACTTCAATCCATCGCCCATACCAACAAAATCTTTTGCACCCCATGCCATAAAGGCGCGGCGGTCAAGAGCACGAATTTGGTCACGAATGATGGTGGCTACGTTCATCGGTTTTCCCTCTTGGTTACAGATTATGTATATCTCGATTCGTTGGGAATGTCAATGAATAATCGCCCAAAAGGGCGATTATTTTAGACCATTTTTATTTCACCGTCTGCCTCAATCCCAAGTCCAGTAACCCAGTCGGCTGGCGTTGCCTCAAACAGTTCAGTGATGTCAGATATAATCTTGTTGAACTTTTTTGCCAACTTACTCATTACCGACCTAACGATAGAAACAAGTTGGTCCCAGATTTGCCGAATGTCAAACGCCTCATCTATCGGTAGGTTGCGAGAAGTCGCATCACTAATATCTACCTTCAAGTTCATTGCCATTGACCCAATACCAGCAAAAATTCCAGCAACGTCAACTGTGCCTTTTTCGTAAGCAGATGTTTGCTGTTTTGCGTATGTCTTAGAACCACTTCTCATTCCACCCGTAGGTAGCCCACGAATACTGAATTTAGATTCTTTGGCACATGCTTTCACATATGGAGTATCAGGCTTGGAAATATCAGAAACACCTTTTGGTGATAATACGTATGGGGCATACGGAAACTTACCATCATATTTCAATGTGGAACTTAACGCTTCCCATGTGACATATTCTTTTAGTTCTTGGTTGTCATCCAACGAGGTTTTCAACTTAACCAACACTTCTTCTTTTAGTTTCTGAATCGCGTCCTTGTATGTATCTTCAATCTTATCTTGCATATCTTCCATATACTGGCGCAAATCTTCATATAAATCCGTGGTATCAGAAAACTTTTTGACTACCGATAGTTGGCGTCTTTTGCTTTTCACCTGTTGAAAAACTTCACCAATGTAGGTATCACGAATTTCTATGAATGTTTCTTGAAGTTGCTTGATAGATGAATCAACTTCTAACTCAATTCCTTTATCTTCCATATACTTGTTGATTGCATATTGGAATACACCACCAAATTCTGACTTGCTTTGCGCACTCAAAATAACAAAAGAACCACTCATCTTAACTGAGAATGGAATGTCGTTCAGAACTATGTCTGACTTGGCAGTAGCCTGTCCATAGTTTGGAGTTATGTCGGACTGATGCTTGTTAGAATTGTAGCCATCAGTCCATTGCTCTCCTGGAAACTTCTTGTTAAGTGCGGCAACCGCAGCAATAGTTTGTGACTTAGTGGATGGACTCAAAAACTTGTCAGAGTTCTTGGCATACAATTTGTCCAAGTCTTCGCCCAAATTTTCACCACATAGCAACGCAAGAGTAACAATGTCATCTTCAAACTTTTTACCTTGGTTTACGTCACCAGATTCTATCAAATCTCTAAATTTCATAGGTTACTCCGATTTATATCTTATAACCTATTTATCCATTTGATTGACTAGAAATCAAACAAAGCGTTGTCGTTATTATTCCAAACCGCAATGATTTCTTTTGCTTTCTTTCTGGAATCACCAGACGCAGAAATACTTCTTGCTACTGAAATCGGATGAAACATTGCACCGTCATACAGCTTACGAGCAACAGGAACATCGTGATTTGACACGATGACCTTGACGCCATCCTTGGCTAACTTCTTGCAAATGTCTGCCAAATGTTCTTGCTGTTCTAAACTGAAGCCTTCTTTGGTATAATCAGTGAAGTTCGCAGTTTCAGACGCGGGGAAATATGGAGGGTCAAAATAAACAACATCGCCTTCTCCCAATCCCTCATAGTAAGAAGGGTCTTCAAATGTGGTGTTTTTGAATGGGATGTTGGTGAACTTGTTCTTGAAGTTTTTTATTTCTTCTTCTGGAAAGTGAACCTTATCATAATCACCAAACGGAACATTGAATTTTCCGTCTTTGTTGTAACGAGTCAATCCGTTGAAGCAATGGCGGTTCAGATACAAAAACAAATAGGGAGAACGTGTTTTGTTGAACTCGTCTCTCAGTTTGTTGTATTTGTCTCTATCAATGCCATTTACATAATACTGTTGTGCAGTCTGTATAAAATTGGAATCATCTATGACCGCATTGTAAAGGCTAATGATGTCGGAGTTGATGTCCCCAATCCTATACTCTTGGGCAGTAGTATTCAGAGATACCACAAATGAACCGCCGAATGGTTCAACAAAGATATTAGGGGTTCCGATATACCCCTGTAACGTATTCATGATACGTATTTTGTTGCCAGCCCACTTCAAGATTGATTTGTTATACATGATATCCTTTACTCAAAGTCAAAAAACTTTGTCTCTTCCTTTACCTCGTCAATACGAGTTTTAGCAATCTCAAAATACTTAGCTTCTTGTTCCATACCAATAAAGTTACGTCCCAACTTGACCGCAGCAACACCAGTTGTTCCAGAACCCATTGTGTTATCAAGAATAGTCTCACCCTTATTAGAGTAAGTTTTGATGAAGTATTCCATCATTTCCACTGGCTTCTGTGTTGGATGAAAGCCCTTCTCTTGCTTGAACTTTTGAACAGTTCTTGGATATCGTGACCCATCTGGATTGTCGCGATGCTGTGATTTGGCAGAACCATATACTTCGCCAATCTTTGATGTGTCACTCTTGAAGCCACCATATGGAGTGCTATACCACATTTGTGGGTTATAGGTTGGTTTCTCACGATAGAACACTAACACATTTTCATGTGACTTTAGCGGCATAACCTTTGCGTTCATTGGATTGGTTCCTTGCGGTTTTTCCCAAATCCATTCATAACGAAAGTCTTTCAAGTTAGATGAAATTAGAGTAGTTGTAAATGGTTGTGATGCAGTGAACACCATAGCGGCGTTCTTCTTGCATACCCGATAGTAATGTTCCCATAGTTTATCCATGGGAATGATGAAATCCCAAGCACATGCTGTGGTGCTAACCATAGGGCAAGTCACAAAGAATCATATCCACCGACTTATCGGGGACACGACTCAATGCGACCAAGCAGTCTTCGTTATAAAGCGAAAACTGTTGCCCTACATTGCTCTCCTTATCCATTATTGTTTCCTTATAAAGTAATCTGATTCGGTGTTAGTTGTGTCCTTGAATAACTTCCATTCTTCTTCGGACATGTCAGCTTTCGCTCGGTTTTCAAACCAAGTCAAAAACTGTAGATTTTCCAAGTCAAATGATCCGCCCACACTTTTTGGGGTTTTATGGTCCAACGAAGGACGCAGCCATTTGTTTTCTTTATCTTGTATCCAGACATTGTATATCATTAGGAACTGCTCGTCAACATAAAACTTATCCAGAAACGATTTTCTTTTTTCGTCAGAATCAAAATATGTCTTGTGTTTCGCCAAGTATCTGGTCAGAAATAGCAGTCTATCGTAATCTTCATATACCGACAAGTCTATTCCAGTTTTCATCTTAGCTTTCATATTCAAACGCCGTTGATCTTCTGATGCTTGTTTCCCTTTGTTGTGTGCGATATAAGACCCGTTGCGTTTTCTGGTTTCTACACCCTTCTTCGTAGCAGAAGGATCACGAACAGACGGAACTTTTCGTTGACTATCATACACCCCGCCATCAGTCAATATACGTTTCACTCGATGATGATCAATCTCATACGCACGGGAAACATCCCGCAAACTCACCAAATGTTCAAGATAGTATTGGCATATTTCAGCTTCATTTACTTGTTTCATATTATTATCCCATTTACTTGTATTATTATTTATCTAATACCGCGTGTAAATGGGATTTTTATTACAAAATCGGTTGAGTTTCAACATCAATCTGGTAAAATTCTTCAAAAAGGTCAGAAGAAATATCGGTCCAGATTTGGTCAGACATTGACTTGGTAATCTTCGCACGAAACTTGCCAGCATCGCATTTATATCCATTTGGAGCGTCGCCGCCCTTTTGTGGATATGTAGGAATCCATTCCTGATTATGATAGTCCAGTTTCTTAGCATCAACCACCACAAAATAGTATCGTTTCAGGTCTTGCTGCCATTCTTTATTGTTGGTTGCCAGACAAAAAACAAACTGTTCTGGTTTAGATTTCAAAAACTCAAGTTTCTCTTGAATGGTTTTATGTTGTGTAAGACGCGAACCACTGATGGTCATAAGCGTATTATTCGCGTTCATCTTGCCACCCTTGTTGCTAATGGCAACCCCATCATTGGTATATTGGTCTACACCCACCGCATGGTTGAAGTCTGGTTTCCAATCACTTCCAAACCCTGCTTGACGTAATGCCCATGCAGACTTTTCTTCCCATAGTTCAGCTTTGCACTGCCCAGAATATAGTTGGTGGTGTAGTTCTAGTCTACGTTGAATTAACGGAACAAGTTTTTGATATGTGCTCATTATAGAATCTCAATCAGTGATGACGGTTTAGACATGTTATACTCCATGATTCTATCATTTGCAAACAAAAAATAATCGGAATCAATCTCGTATCCAATATATTCTATGTGACATTTCATAGCAGCAATTGCAGATGTCCCAGAACCCATAAACGGGTCAAGCAACGTTCCAGATTTCACACCAGAAAACTTTATGCACATTTCAACCAACTCAACTGGAAACGTAGCTGGATGGTTGCCACGATGCTTCTTTCTGTTGGCAATGGTATCGTATGGAACAAACCATGTGTTTCCCCTGCATCGCAAGTCTCCCGCTTGGTCAAAGCGTTCAATATTTGATTTCCATTCGTATGGAACGCCAACCGCCAACTTATCTACTTCTACATCACCTTTCTTGGTGAAATGAAATAAGTGTTCCCAAGTTGGATTGGAAAATCTTTTGCTGTTGATTGGCTTGAAGTGGCCAGATGTTTTGCCATCTACATATATACTCTTTACCCATGTGATGTTATTTTGCAAAACATAATGCGACCTTGCCACATTTGCAACATCCATTCCGACCCAAGGGTCAATATTAGAATATCCCATGTTGAGAAAGAAATGACCGTTTGGTTTGAGAACTCGCTTGACTTCTACAAATACGTCATTCAACCATGAAAGGTAATTCTCTCTTGGTTGGTTGTCTTTGTATTGTCCATATTGAATGTTTAGATTATATGGAGGGGAAGTGACGCAGATATCAATAGATTCTGCGTCCAGCTTCTTCATTCCCAAGATACAATCCTCTTGGATTATATCACTCATATGGATAAGGTTCTACCTCAATTGAGGGAATGCTGACACTGTAATCCGTGAACTCCCAACCGTTTAGTTCAAGATACTCTCGGAAATCGTAGTAATCATCACTTTCTGGATCATATTGTGCTTCAAGTTCCTCACGAAGTTTTTGTTCTTCTTCGTCAGATAGTCCAAAAATATCCCAACCTTCAAGGCTTTCATCGCCCGTTTCTTCGATTTGATATTGGTCGCTATCAAATTCATCGGTGCTGAACGATTCTCCGAACTCATATCCTTCTGGAACGTCAACAATAATTGAACCATACTTGCAACAAATCTCCAACTCGATGACCACATCATTGGCGTTCTTTACTGCATAAGTTTCCCAGAACGACCAACGTTCTGCGGCGGATACACGATATTTCATTTTGTTTTCCTTTATTTTACACTGAACCACTCTGGAACAGGGCGATTGGTCCAAACCATCTTGAAACGATCTTGTTTGGTCTGGTAGAACATACGATAAGACTTTACTGGGTCATCGGGGAACTGACATTCTGGATTTGCACCCATTGCCAGTTTGAATGGAGTTTCGCCAATATCAGGAATATTTTTTGGAGTAAACGCAAGAGCAGTATGCAACTTTTCGTAAGTAGCATGGGTCTTGTTGTATCGGTATTCATATTCCTGACACAGCCCAATGAAATGAGCATAATGCCATTCATAGTTAGCTTTGCTTTCACGAGTCCATACCGTAGAAGGGTGATTGTGATGGACTGCACGATATAGCACATCGTCTTGTGGGTGCATCCAATAGCTGGTCTTACGACCATTCGCAGATTGACGAGTAGTAAGATTTCCATCCAACATACGATGCACAGTGGAAAGCATCTGTGCGCTTTCCACAATCATCTTCACCACATGCTTGTCGCATTGGAGTTGAGCAGCTACTACTGGGTCATTATCAAGACGGAAGATGTTCATATTATTCCTTAGAGAATCAAAGATTACGGTATACAATACCATATAGTTCGAACAAAGTAAAGCCCCGAAGGGCTTTACTATTACAGTCGCCTAGAAATTTCTTCCAGTTGTTCCAGATGCCTTTCGTGCCGTTCAAGAACAAACAAATACCTATCCCACTTGGCATAATTGTATGACAGCGGACCCTCTTTGTTGTTTCGTGCTTGTGCAGCTTCACGGGCAAAGGTTTCACCAAATGGCCAGTAACCGACAATCTCTTTATCAGATTCTCGATAAGCAACATATACTGGCCATTTTCTTGCAAGGCAATCTTCGATAGATGGTGCAGAAGTTTTGATCATTATGCAATCCCCCGCATACTACGGCGAAGATTACATTCCGCCTGATATGTTTTCCACCGACGAAGCACATACTTCGCGGCTTCCAGACGTTCAACTTCTTCTGGTGTGTTCAGCACAGAAAACAGTTCAAGTGCTTTCACCATAGGGCGAAGATCATTGTCGCGAGTTCTGTTGATGCCAAGAATGGCGATTGCAGTTTCCATGTCCATCTTTTTTTCTCCTTATGTTCTTGATATAACAGTGATTCTTTGAAATGTCAAGAACATTTATGAGTCTTTTTTGATGGCTTCATCCAGAGGAATCGGACCTTTCGTCCCTTCATAGCAAACCCATTCACCATCAAGCGTGTAAACATAAGAATATTCTTCCCAAGACTCTCCGATTTTAGAAACAAAATCAAGAAGGTCAGCGTCAACACGTGCTTCGATATCGGTTTCACCACGGTCACGACCGTAAGCGTTTACCACACCTTTTGGTGCATTGTCAAAATCATGCTTCTCTCCAATCTCGGCATCAAGAGAACTGATATCACCCAATGCCAAAAGAGCATCAATCTTGTCAGGGTCTTGGTAGTTGTCAAACAGAAGAACGCCGTTATTGGACGGATACCCATCCCAATGGCAATAGATAGACTTTACAGTTCCATCTTCGTTTACTTTTGCGATACGGCTACGAGTTCCCATAATATTATCCTTTTGCTTCGTTGATACAATCTTGAACTTGTTGAAGTTCTGATTTTAGCTTTTGCAATTGTTCCACTGATGGCCAGCGTCCCAATGGCGATTTGGTATGCGAAAGATTTCTGATAGCAATATCAATCGCATGAATGCGGTTTTCCAGCGCCCCATATTTCCAAGTGTTTGGAATCATTCGCATTCCATTTCATAATATTCACAGTCAGCGAGGTATTCGGGGTCATACAACGATTGCAAGTATCGTTCATGATTGAGACGATCTTGCTCGTTTCGAATTTCAATCTGTTCAGGCGTTATCATTGCAGAACAGGCAGAAAGAGCAAGAACAGACAGAAGAATAGCATATTTCATTTTGTTTCCTTATTCAAGCCATTGTGAGTAAAGGTCAGCAAGACCACGTTCATGAAAGTATCTGCCAAGTGCTTTAGCAGTATAAAGGGTGTTTACTGGCCCATATGTCCAGTTCATATGATACATACCATCCCGTTCAACGATGACAAGATAGTTGTCTGCGATACAAGGCGATGGAGCAGCAATCGTTTTTCCATCGCCAGATTCGGACCATTGAAGTCGTTTAGGTTGCATCATTTTACCAGAACGTAGGGCTTGTCCCATTTACCAACATTGATGTTGACATACCACCCAACGTCAAAGTAGTCGGTCATAATATCGGAGTTGTCGTGATTGGCAACTTTAGAACCCTTGCCATTCATAGCGGCGACCAGTTCTTTGAAGAAAGAACCAATCTTCTTGTTTCCGCTTTCATGCGCGTAGTAAGGATTCGCTTGATAGTTGCCTTTGACTTCGTAGAACCGCTCACCGCGCCGTTCAGCAACTTCCTTGTTGTCGGTATTGGCTTGACCGATGAAGTCAAGGACACCTTCTTTGAGGGTCACAACCAGAGACGAGTGATGGTCAACCGAAATGCTGCCTTTCACGCCATACTTTTTCAGCACAGCTTTGATAGCGGGAGCGAGTTCTTTTTTCATTTCTTGAGACATATAGGCCATTTGATTTCCTCTCTCTTTCTGACTACTGTTTATGTATATAGTGATTCGAGATGTTTGTCAACTACAAAATCATCATAACATAGTTCAACATGTCTTCGTCACGCAAATAAATGCGATATGCAGTAGACTTTTTGTTGGGAAACTGTGCATCCCATCCAGCCTGTCTTTTTATATTTCCAGACCAAGAAGACGTTCCTGGCCAAGAGTTACCGTATGTGGATTTCAAATAGCTTTCAATCGTGTCTACTACTTTTTTTTCGTAGTGTTCAAAATGAAGATAATATCGAAAATGATACTTATAGAAGTGAGTAAAACGCCCGTCAAGGCGTTTTACTTCAAATGGGAGATTGGTTGTCATTAGCTACCGCAAATCAGTTCAAACGAACCGTCCTCTTGCATAACAAAGTTTTCAACAAAGATATGAAAGTCGCCGCTGGTCACTACAAGTTCGTTTGCGGCCCGCCACATATCAAGCCAAGTTTCACCTTTGATGGTGGTTTCAACCTTTTTATCGTTGAAGTTTTTATCCCAATAGTTGAAAACAACCTTGCGACCGACTTGGTTTTTCAACGGAACCTTGTCTTCAATGTCAGTAACTTCGTGAATGCTCCAAACAGTGGAGAAACCTTCACGATCTTGAACCGCACGGAAGGCATCAATCTTGGCGAAAAGTTCAGTGTCGGTCATGTCTCTCTCCTTGCTGACTACAGACTATGTATATAGTGATTCGGTTGGAATGTCAATAGGATATTTTTTTGTATGCAGCATATCTATTTCCAAGGGGACTGTCAAAATCAGTCAAAAATAGATATTGCTCAAACTGATGCTGTTCGCACATAAATGTGGTTTTTTCACCCACGATGCGAATACGGAGTGACTTCTTCCAAAACTGACGATTTCCAGTAATCGGACACCTATGAAATGGATTCAGACAAAAGACTTCTTTTGTTGTGTATTTTTTATGCTTGATCTTGGCGTAAAAGAAGTCTTGGATGAACTCCACATAACTTGGAACTGCTGGCGAATATCCCATATTAGACTACCTCGTATCCAGTTCCAATCAATCCGTTGATGAGGCTTCGCTTCTTTTCGTATCCAACAACTTCAACCAATGCAATCTGCGACAGGTCGGCGGCATCGGTCACGTCCTTTGCTTGCTTCAGGCCATAGCCACTTGCTGCGCGAATCTCTTTGATTGCGTTGATTTTCTGATACTGCCCCGTGAAGTTTGGATTTTTCCGAACATACACGTTCACTGGAAGATTGTCATCCTCAATGAAAAGTGTCATCAAAATGTCATCGCGAAGTTCTGGATCGAATGCGTCCAGCATCGCAAAAACTTTGTCTTGTCCCAAACTTCCCAATTCGGACTCAATGGACCGAATGAAGTTGATGGCGGTGTGAATCACATTTTCAGAGAACTTCGGCATTTACAATCAATCCTTCTTCTACAATACGTTTTGCTTCTTTGATTTGTTTCAGAGCTTCAACAATAGGGTAGTAATACATCGGAAACTCTTTTTTGCGAGACTCATAATGAGCCATCATTTTTTCTCGTTCAGCGATAATCGTGTCAAAATCTTCACTCCAAGCAGAAACCATAGTTTCATAAAAACCATCTTTCACACCGAGTCCAAGACTTTCGGCTTGTTCTTTGATGCAACGCTGAATGTATAGCGGGTGGGTGTGAGGATGAACTTCAACCTTGGTGACGAAGTAAGTAATGTCTTTGCCGCTATTGACTGCGCCACGTTCAGCTTTCAGGAGATAGGTCCAAGTCGTCATGTTCATCATCCTCTTGATTACAGAATGACTATATAACGATTCGTTTCTCTTGTCAACAAAAAAGACCCCGAAGGGTCTTTTTATGTTTTATACCTACAGTTATCATTATGCCATCGCGCAATACTCGACTTATTACTAACATGGCCACATACGGTGCAAGTATGCTTTTCGGATTGCCGTGCACGATACTCTGGGTCTTCCCATAGCTTCTTAAATTGATTTTTTGACCTTTCGGATTGCAGTGCTCGGTATTCTGGGTCTTCCCATCGCTTCTTGGCTTTCTGTCTAGACTTTTCGGATTGCTTTGCACGATACTCTGGGTCTTTCCATTGCTGTCTACACTTTTCGGATTGTTGTGCTCGGTATTCTGGGTCTTTCCACTGATTTTTTGACCTTTCGGATTGCTGTGCTCGGTATTGTGGGTCTTCCCATAGCTTCTTAAATTGATTTTTTGACCTTTCGGATTGCTGTGCTCGGTATTGTGGGTCTTCCCATTTCTTTTTGACTTGCTGTCTAAACTTTTCGGATTGCTGTGCTCGGTATTGTGGGTTTTCCCATTGCTTCTTTGTTAAATCGGATTTCATTTCACGATACTCTGGGTCTTTCCATAACTTCTTTACCGATACCGATTGCTTTGCACGAAAATCCGGGTCGCTCCATTGCTTCTTTGACTTTTCGGATTGCCGTGCACGATACTCTGGGTCTTCCCATAACTTCTTCAATTGCTGTTTCGACCTTTCAGATTTCTGTGCTCGGTATTCTGGGTCTTCCCATCGCTTCTTCATTTGTTCAGACATCTGCTCAGATTGCATTAAACGATATTCTGGATCGTCCCACATATATGGGTATTCGTTAGCGTTCATATTATAATACTGTTGCCATCGTTTTTCTTTACGATTTTTTAGAAGTTTTGTTTCCAACGCAATCATATCGTCATTTGACCCAGTGGCAATTATTCTTCTGGTCACTCCCCTCGGAATGGCGTTTTTTGTAAAAGATTCAAACACCGTAGAGGAATGCGTATAGTCATCATCTGGATGACCTTTGTGATAGCCAAGGTAATACATGTAAGGTTTTGTTCTGGCGTCTTGCCAAAGGTACACGAATGCGGGGTGTTCCATATTATTTTTTCCCATGCTATCTCCTATTTACAATACAAACAAAAATACAACATTTTTCTTATCGTGTCAATAAAAAAAGACCCCGAAGGGTCTTTTTATGTTCTGCCATAAAATGCAGTTTCTCCAATATGGTTAGCATCAAACAGATACCATGCCGCATTATCCTTACCGACTGATGTCGATCCTTCTATCCACTTGACGCGACCAACAGAAACAATCTTTTCGCACCAGGGCATATATGGAATGCTCTGCATCGTATGCATCCAGTCAGCATCAAACAATAGCCAAGTTGGTTTTATCATCGCAAATCGTTCAATTAGTGGATGAAGCAACTTTCTATCCCAAGGTGGATTTGTTATGATATAATCAACGGTTTCTGGTATGACTGCCTCTAATGCATCGCCAACCATAATCCAATCTTCCTGCGGATCAACGTCACACATAAAAGTAGCAACGCCGCCATTGTTTGTTAGTTTTGCAATATGTTGAATTAGCCTTCCATCTCCAGCACAAGGTTCCGCAAAGGTGAATGTGTCTGGTAAATGCGTAACCAAAGGTTCTATCGCTTTCAATGGAGTTTGATAATAATCCCTTTCGTTTCTTACAAAATCTGATCGTTTTCCCATAATACACTCCATCCGTTCGCAGTCTTTTGCGTTTTGTTTATTATTGTCCAAATACGTTTATGATTTAATCCGTATTTGAGGCATAGTTCATTTCTCGAACATATTTCTATTCCATATTTATCATGAACAAACGTATAAATCTTAGTATCGTGATTTCGTTTTGCAGATTTATTCCAATTTTTACTCATCTTTGATCTTACATCAGTAGTATGATTTTTTCCATAGTATGGATTATTCGCTCCAAGATTTATTTCTTTCTTATGGGTTGCCATTTGTATTCTTGATATTTCGTATGTTCTTGAAAACATTGGGCGTTTACCATCGTGTCCTACATGCATAAGGAAAAAAGCAGACCACATTTTTCCTTTATCATTTTTGTTTTCTACCATTTTGGTCAATAGATGATGAGCAACAAAGTGCTCTTTGGCGGTAAGCAACACTATATTTTCATAATCAGTTCCGCCAAGGCTCTTTGGAATTATGTGGTGTTTTTCCATATATATTTCTACATTATTTCTGTTCTTGGCATTCTCAATTAATTTAAAATACCACTTAGTATATTTATTATCAATAAACATATAAATCTCCTTACATGTCTATTTAGTATAAATCTCGGACAATCGGGTAATAATCACGGAAATCACTTCTTTTTCCCATTAGAAATCCTTCTAAGTTATACTAAGTGATTTTATTTATGAAAAAATCTGGACCACTTTCGCAGTCCAGATTCCAATCTACCTTCAGTTTTTACATAATTACAAGGAGAAACCGCTGAAGGTATTTTTATCTACGTCTTGCTTTACTGCACCGATAGTGTAAGAACTTAGTTCAACTTCTTGTGGTGCAACCTGAACTTCTGCCCCCGCAATCCACTTTTGTGTCCAAGGTAGTGGGTTTGACTGAGAAACAGTGTATGGGCATTTTAGGTTTACCGCTTGCATACGCTTACATGCGATCCACTCAATGTAGTCGTTCAATAGCTTGACGTTTAGACCGATCATTGAACCATCTTTAAATAGGTATTCTGCCCACTTCTTTTCTTGTTCAACCGCATCGACAAACATATGAATGCATTCTTCTTCAACTTCTTGTGCGATCTTGATGTAATCTGGATCGTCCTTTGGTAGAAGTTTTAGTAGAGTCTGAGTTGATGCAAGGTGTAGGTTTTCATCACGAGCAATTAGCTTGATGATCTTTGCATTGCCTTCCATCTTCTTGAGTTCTGCAAATGCCCAAGAACAAGCGAATGAAACATAGAAGCGAACACCTTCCAAAATGTTTACACTCATAAGTGTTTTGTAAAGAGATTTTTTAATCTCATATGGATCAATCACAATTTCTTTGCCGTTTACGGTATGTGTTCCAGCACCCAATAGATTGAAATATGCAGATTGTTCAATCAACTCATCATAGTTACGAGAAATATCATCTGCGCAATCCATGATTTCCTGAATGTCCATCATTTCATCAAACACCTTTGATGGGTCTGCATAGATATTACGAATGATATGAGTATATGAACGTGAGTGAATAGTTTCGGAGAAGGTCCAAGTTTGAATCCATGCTTCCAATTCTGGAATGGAAACAAGTGGACCAAATGCTTCAACTGGAGCACGTCCCTGAACAGAGTCAAGCAAAATCTGACGCTTTAGGTTGGACGTAAAGATGTGCTTCTCGTGGTCGGTGAGTTGCTTGAAATCGTTTGCATCTTTGATTACGTCAATTTCTTCTGGACGCCAGAAGAAACCAAGCTGCTTATCAGTGAGTTTGTCAAACTGTTTGTATTTCAGCATATCGTAACGCTGAATAGTAACCCCACCACTTGGGTCCATAAACGCAAGTGTTTTGGTGTGGTCGGCTTTGTTTTTCGAGTCAAATACTGACATTTTTTCTCTCTCTCTTTTTATTTTAAATTACACAACTATCGCAATCTTCTGCCTCTATATCAGACAATTGCTCTTCTTGCATTAGTTTTCCTACGTCAACTTCGCCTTGGCCATCGTAAGTATTGAAGTAGTATAGCTGCTTTCCGCCATACTTATAGAACATGAGTAGATGCTGTAGCATCACCGACATTGGTATTTTTTCATCTTCAAAGTAAACGGGGTTGTATGATGTGTTTACGGAAATACCTTGGTCAATATATTTCTGCAAAACTGCACAAATCTTCAAATAACCTTCTGGTGATTTCTGATCCCATAGAAGTTCATACTTATTCTTTAGTTTATGAATACCTGGAACAACTTGCTTCAATACCCCATGCTTTGACTGCTTTACAGAAACAAGTGAACGTGGCGGCTCAATTCCATTCGTTGAGTTTGAAATTTGTGCCGATGTTTCTGCTGGCATAAGTGCCATAAGGGTTGAATTGCGAATACCGTAAGTTTTCAAATCTTCGCGGAGTGATACCCAATCCATACGCTCTTGATATGGAACAAGTTCGTCAACCTCTATCTTGCGGGTATCCATTGGAACGATACCAAGACCGTAGCGAGTTTCGTTGGTGCCTTCACATGGTCCTTGTTCTTTTGCCAGTTCAACAGACGCCTTGATTAGATAGTATGACCATGCTTCTGCCCACTCGTCAACCATTTCCAAGTTTGGGTTGCTGTAAGTCATATCATTCTTCGCCATCCAATATGCAAAGTTGATAATACCAACACCAATTGGGCGGCGCTTCATAGTAGAAAGCTGTGCCGCAAGGACTGGATAATTCTGGTAAGATAGCAATGCGTCAATGCCGCGAACCGCCAAACGACAAATACGTTCAAAATCGGAAAGAGTTTTGATTACGCCCCAATTTACCGCAGACAATGTGCAAAGTGAAATTTCACCATTTGGATCATTGAAGTCCGTCAATGGCTTTGTTGGTAGGTCAATCTCTTGGCAAAGGTTACTTTGACGAATTGGTGCAACTTCTGGCAAGAATGAACCATGAGAGTTTACATGGTCTACGTTTTGTAGATAGATGCGACCAGTATTTTTACGTTCGTTCATAAACGAAGAAAACAGTTCAATTGCTGGAACTACTTTCTTACGTATCTTGTTTGAACGCTCTGCCTTTTCATATAGTTCTTTGAACTTATCTTGGTCAGCAAAGAACGCTTCATACAACCCAGGAACATCACTCGGAGAGAATAAAGTAATATTTCCTCCAGTCAATAGGCGCTCATACATCAACTTGTTGAACTGAACACTGTAGTCAAGGTGACGAACTCGGTTTTCTTCGGTTCCTTTGTTGTTCTTGAGAACTAATAGGTCTTCAACTTCCAAATGCCAAATTGGATAGTGTAGTGTTGCAGCACCGCCTCTTACCCCACCTTGTGAGCAAGATTTGACCGCAGCTTGAAATAGTTTATAGAATGGAATGACACCAGTATGTGATGCATCGCCATTGCGAATTGGAGAGTTGATTGCACGAATACTACCAGCGCCAATACCAATGCCAGCCTTTTGTGAAACATACTTCACCACTGCACTGGATGTGGCATTGATTGAATCCAAAGAGTCATCCGTTTCAATAACAACACAAGAACTGAATTGACGCTGTGGAGTTCTGACCCCCGCCATGATTGGGGTTGGAAGAGAAATTTCAAATAGACTGATTGAGTCGTAGTAATCTTTTACCCACTTTAGACGCTCACTCTGTTCATATTCGCTGAACAGAGTTGCAGCGATAAGAATGTATGCGACCTGTGGGGTTTCAAATAGTTGTTTGGTGACTCGGTTTTGGACTAGATATTTGCCACGAAACTGTTCCATTCCGACATATGAAATGGTAAAGTCACGGTCATGCTTGATGAAGCCGTTGATTTTTTCCCATTCTTCTTCTGTGTAGGAAGTAAGCAATGCTGGATCATAGAAGCCTTTTTCTACGTTTCGTTTTACAATGTCTAGGATATGCCAAGGAGTAAAATCGCCATACACTTCTTTGCGAATGTGATAGTTGATTAGGTTTCCTGCCACCCATTGATAATTTGGGGTGTCTTCTGTAATCAAGTCTGCGGCAGACTTGATTAGTGTTTCTTGAATTTCAGAACTTGAAATTCCATTAAAGAATTGAATGTGTGATTTGATTTCTACTTCACTTGGTGATACGCCATTGATGCCTTCGCAAGCGGCGAATACAACTCGGTGCATCTTTTCAAGATCAATAGGTTCTTTACGTCCGTCTCTTTTTGTTATTAATATATTGCTCATCATGTTCCTTTACTCCGAAAAAACAGTAAGATATTTAGACTCAATTTTGAGATTTTAATATCTGTTGTTTATTTCGGCATCTTCCATACCAGCGACTCGCAATTTGACGATGTTGGTAAGTTGATAATGTTTAATTTCGAAAGATTTGGTTATACCTAGATATTGATTTCTAACGTATGCAATTTGGTTTGCAACTTCGCTGATGGCGACTACCTCGTCTTCGCCATCAGCATACTTTTCTGCATCCCTACTACTCAAAACTTTATTGTAGTTTTCTAGATATTTTCTAAAATACTCACTACGTTTCTTTCGTAGTTGTATGTTGATATGTTCCAAAATGGCTTCAATCTCTTGTAGCTGTGCGAACCTAATTTCAACATATGCTGGTAGTTGCGTTGCGTTTTTTTCTACGTTACCGAAGATTTTGACTTCTTTTCGGGCTTCAATAAGTTCCTTCTCAAAGTGTTCTAAGCAATCTGGTATTTTAGACCAGTCCTTTGCCACTTCACTGAACCAATTCATTCGTCCCAATCTTCTTCCTCATCTTCTGCTTCTGCGAAATGCCGTGTATGGGCAGTTTCCAAAACTTTATTATCATCAATCATATCATAGAACTCTTCCTCTGTAAAGCCTAATTCATCACAAAGACGAACTAATGCTTCCGCAGCGGTAAGACGTTCTTTCGCTGGAATGTATGATGAAAGTGTTGCCCAGATATCTGCAACATCAATTGGACCAATAGATGCCATTTTATTTACTCCTTAGTCTTGTTGTGGGTCTTCGGTTGGAGGCTCAAGTTCATTTTCTTCTGCGTCAATGTTCTTGTTATTCCATTCTTTCATGATTATGTCAAGTTTTTCGTCAGTCCAGTTCTTACGGAACTCTGAAATTACTTCGCCCGTTGAATTTGAAGTATATGCTAGTTTGTTACCAACTTTCTTTAGAAGACCTTTTGCTTCAAAGAAATCCAACAGTCCAGAGTATGGAGACATACCAGTGTCATATGGAATCTTTACTTGCACACCTTCAAATGGTTTAGCATATCGGGTTTTCATGACCTTACATGATGAACGAATGCCACGAACCTCGGAAATCTTGTTGCCATCTTCGTCTTCTTTTAGCTTTAGCTTGCGCATGGCGATAACGATAGAAGATGCATAGATGAACCCTTGACCGCCAGAGATTTTGTCGTCTGGATCGAACATATCTTGTGATGCATAGGTATGGTTTGTTGCAATCATACCAATGTTATATTCACCAAACATGTTCACTGAGTTTCGGACCAATGCTGCCAACGCCTTTGGCTTACGACCCATGTCGCCCTTCATATCCCCCTTGTTGAACTGGTCAACGTCAGTTGGAGTTAGAAGCATACCAAGAGAGTCAATAACAAACAATACCTTTGGGCGTTCTTCGTCTGGTTTGTCTGCGTATTCAGCTTTGTAATCTTTCATAAAGTCAGAAATGATTTTAGCCACATCGTCAATCATTGCTACGTTTAGTTTTAGTAGTTTTTCTGGTTCGGTGCTTACACCCAACGCATGTAGCCAAGATTCGTCAAGTGCGTTTTCGCTGTCAATAAGAACTACGAAAATACCTTGGTCTTGAGCATTTTTTACAATGTTGCCCGATGCGATATATGACTTGCCAGCGCCAGATTCGCCAGCAAGCACGGTGACTTTTCCAAGAGGAATACCCTTGTAAAAATCACCAGAAATTAGTTTGTTCAGACAGTAGTTTCCTGTAGAAATCCATGTATCTGGGTCACGAAAACCAACGCTCATTCCTGGGACTGATTTTGTGATGCTTTTTCTAAATTTAGATACGTCAAATGCTTTTACCATGATGGTCCTTTCAAATAAAGAAAGGAGCGGCAATATGTGCCGTAGTGTTGGCTTGCCGCTCCAAGTTCAGATACAGTTGTCTTAGTCTGCCTTGCGCTGACGGATCATTGCAAGGATATCAGATGCATCCTGTTTTGGCTTCGCTGGTGAAGAAACGGAAGCAGCTTTTTGTTTTACCTCGGCTTCTTCATTTGAATCAAAAGGGATGTCGTCATCCACTGGTGCTGGTGCTGATGCCTTCTTAGAAGGTGCAGCCGCCTGACCATTAGAGCCAGCACTATTGCTGGTAGATTTTGGATTGAACTCACCAAGATCAATGCCGTATGGACGATAGAAGTTCGCCCAACGTTCTGGATCATAAAGTTCACCATCAACTGATGCTTCAAACATTTCCACCATGGCGGAAAGTTCTTCTGCATTTGGCTTCTTTGGCATGAAGTCATTTAGATCGCTTAGACCGTATTGCTCAATTGCTGCACGTTCTAGTTCGTTCAGTGAACGTTCCTTACGCGCCCAGTTTGAGGTTCCATAGTCCGCATACTGACCATTTTGGGTTTTGATCAGACGGAAGTCAGTGCCAGCATCGTAATCAGTTGGGACTGTTTCCATATCTGGGTCCATCAGTGCGCCCTTCAGAATTTTGAAAATCTGTGGGGAAATGATGAAACGGCGGATTGGGTTTTCTGGTGCATCCTTTTCATCAATAGGATTGGTGACAACAAAGCCTTGGAAAATGTATGAACGCTTCTTCCAATACTGACTTGCCAGTTTTTCCATTGATGGGTCTTTATACCAAGGACGAATTTCCGCGTGAATAGGGCATTGGTCGCCCCACATTTCAACACAAGGAACTTGAATCGTGATTGGCTTGCTTTCAGCAATGCCTTTGATTCCAGAAAATGGTAGCTTGATGATTTGACGCTCACGCCAGAAAAAGTCGTTGGTCGCGTCTGCATCGGGGAGGAAACGCACAACCGCAGTGCTGTCAACTTCCATATTCCAAAATGGATATAGAGCGTTTGAACCTTGTGATTGGTTTGCGTTATTTTCTGCTTTTTTGTCTTGTGCCAAAAGTTTCGCACGGATTTCTGCTAGTGTAGCCATAATATATTTCTCCTGTTAGTTAGATATTAGCTAGATATTAGATTTTATGTTAGTTAGATATTAGGTTTTCTCAACACATCTCATAACAACATGTGTCCATATTACTTATCTTTTGAACAAAAGTCAAGCCCTAAATGCTTGATTTTGAACAAAAAAATGAGGCGACCGAAGCCACCTCATTTTCATTCGTCCAAGAGGGCCATTTACTCCATTGAATGAACGGCGTCTGCTAGTGATAGGAACAATTCATCTGGTTCGCCAGATAGTGTTGCTCCGTTGCGATACAACCCATATTCACCAGTTTGTGTTTCAATGACCTCAAACTCTTTGCCATCTGGGGTTTCTACCTCAAAACGAAGGCCACCTTCGCCACCAGCAATTTTTGAAACATAGATTGAGTATCCTTCTTTACGAAGGTCACTTACATATGATTGATAGTCTGTGTGTTCGCCAAGAGGATGTTTGTCACCCTGTTCGGCGTCAACAATATGACCATCCTTTAGGGTTACTTCCATCCAACCATTTGGCGAAATGTATTTCAATGGTTTCCAAGTAGAACGTCTTCCTTTTACAGTGCCATCTTCTACTCTGCCAATCAACTTATCTGTGATAGGTAGAGCACTTCTTGGTGGCAGAACACGCTTTCCATTGTGAAGTTTCTTACTCAACAAGTCTTTCAATATTTCGTCGGCATGTTGAAGAACAACCTGTTTTGCTTCTTCCGCAGAAGTTGCCAATACTGGATATGGACGTGGAGACCAATCCGCATACTTATTACGGTAATAGTTGTTCCAAATAGTGACTTCCCATACTTGTAGGTCGGAAGATGTGTCATCACCTTCTGCTTCGTTGGTTGCTTTTTTCTTTGAAGTTTTCATTGAATCTTTGGTAGATTTCATGATAGCCTTGCGAGAATCCATCTTTTCCTTGCGCTTGTTAGCAACATCCATCCATAACGAATGACTATGGAAGTTTCTACGTGAAGCGTTCTTGATTCTATTTGCGTCTGTCACACCAGCCTGACGTTTTTTTACGTCATCCTTTGCGGCATCTAAATAACGATTCTTCATATCGTCCGAAATCTCATCGATCTGTTCTGCTTCATCAATACCAAATTCTTCAAAGACCGAATACTTTGACAATGACTCTTTTAGCATCTTGTCAAACTTCTTGTCAAGTGATTCTGCTACTTCGGCTGGCTTGTCAATCTTGGATAGTTTCAAGAAATAGGTAGCAAGTTGCATTTCTGGTTTGGTGATTGATTTTGGGTTTGTTTCTAACTTTTCTGACATATCATTCAAGAATAGAGAAATAACCGCAGCACGGTCGTGTCCTTTGTTCTTACGGCGATGGTCTTCCGTTGTATCAACATCGACACGTGATGCCAAATCTTGGAAGGTAGAAGCCATCTTTGCGTATTGAGATTGTGGAGTGTCTTTATACTGCTGTTTGATTTTGTCAAAGTCGTATGACCCACCCGCAGAGAATGAAATTTTGTTTAGCTTCTCACCATTCTCATCTTTAGCAGAAATGATCTGCATGATGTTCTGCACCTGACCATCACGGTTGGAGCGATATTCTTCTTCGTTCACACGATGAACAAGTGGCAGAATGTCTTTCAAAGATTCTTCAAATGTTGATTTGGTGAACTTTGAAATGTATGAGTTGATTACGTCTTCTGTTATTTCTTCTTGCTGTTCGGTTTCATTCAACGCCAGAGATTCAACAAACGAAGTGTATCCACGGGAGGTTGACAGTTTAGAAATGGTTTCTTTGATTTGACCAATCTTTTTCTTTACGTTGAAAACCACATCACGGTTTGCTTCGTTGATTAGACCTTGCTTAGAAACAATGCCCATAAACTCTTTTAGTTTGTATAGGTTTTCACTCATTTCAACAATAGCTGAACCAGTGGTATCCATAGGGTTTCCGCCAGATGAAACGTGGCGAGCCATAGCGCGAGCACCAGACAAATGCTTGAATGGATATTTGAAACGTTCACCCGCATTGTTTTCGATGAAGATTGCAGAAATATTACGTGAACGAGACCCACGCTGTTCTTCATTGACTGGCGCACGGTGTCTTACGATTATTTTTGCATTTTCTAATGTCTGTCTACTTGTTCGGCTGGAACCCTCTAATGGGCTAATACTTTCAAATACATCGTCCACATTCTGCTCCTTATTTTGTTCTATTTTATAGCCATAATGACGAGGTTCAATACGCTTTCCAAAAGTTCTAATATCAAAGTCAAGAATGTTTCGTCTTGCCAACAATTTCATGTTTTTTGATATTTTGGATACGGTTGGGTCTTCAAGTGATACGTTTTCACCCATATGAAACTTTATTTCGCCAGTGCTGTCATCAAGAAAAACCATAATGTTTGGGTCTTCAACATAGAAATAACGTGCAGTAGTTGGGTCCGCGACACTCTTTCCGTTTTTATCATCAAACATTTGAACTTGAAGTCCATTCCCACGAATAAACTTCATTATCTTCTCTGCGATTACATTCATATTTACAGCCATAGTATGTGTTCCTTATTGTATGATAGTATTTATCTTTAGAATACTACTGGCAGCGGGTCAAGTTCATAGCTGTCATCGTCAAGTGTTTCGCCTAATAAGTTTTCATACTTTTCATCAAAACGAGATATGACCTGAACTTGTCTTACGCACAGCATGGTCGCACTTACCAAGTCATCGTTTTCGCCAAGTTTGGCTTCATAGCTTTTGCCACTTGCGATAAACGTTTTGAACTCTCGTATCAAGTTTTTACTCTTTGGATGCATCTTATCCGATTCAACCCATGCCTTCAACTTCATACATGATGTAATCTTTGAGCGATGAGTTGTGGTAAATCCTTTTCTTACTGCCCGTTTTGCGCCAGCCTTCTTTGGTTCATGTAAAAACTCACCAGGAAATAGTTCTTCGCCCATTTCTTCTATAACGATAATGGCAGCTTCACCAAGACTATTATTCTCAACGCTCCAATAAATCTCTGGTTGTTTAGCACCAAGTTCTTTTTGAGTAGAATAAATCTCTTTTAGAATTTCATGAAGTATTCGGACTTGACCTCTTACATCAGTTTTGTTATGTTGCCATTCGGCAACTTGACGCATCTCTGGCAGACTCCAAACTTCAATCGCAGCAAAGTCTCCCCCAGTTCCCATACTTGGGTCTAGTCCGACCACATATGATACATCCTTCTTGATACTATCGTACCAACGAATTTGGCCTGTTTTTCTAAGTGGTTCAGCACCTTGTAATGTAGCCAATTTCAAACTTGAAATGAGGGTTTCTTCTGCGGAAATAAATTCGCATCGGTGTTCGCGTCTAAAACGCTCTTCACCGACACGACCTTGTTCTTCTTTCGCCCATTGTTCGTCTCTGTCGGGATGCTTATCCCATGTTGATAGATATGGTCGGAATCCATTCACGCCAATTTCGGTTTCGTTTCCATACTCGTCGACTCTTTTGTTTGCCCCTTGCCATATATGTGCAAATTGGTCATCGTCTAAGTTTGGAGTAGAGGTGATGATAGCTTTACCGCCAGTGGCAAGAGTAGGAGAGATAGAAGTCCAGAACTCTGTTGCAATAGATGGTCTAACGAATGCAAATTCGTCGCAATATAGTAGAGAAATAGCCAAACCACGGCCAGTGTTTTCTGTGGTAGCTTGTGCAATGATACGAGAACCATTGTCAAATTCAATAGAACCCTTGTTGTATGACACAACTCCTGGGCGAATGAAATCTGGACATAATTCGTAAGCATAACGAATACGGTGCATGATTTCTAACGCACCAGAACCTTTGTGTGCAGCAATGAGAATGGTTTGGTCAGGCTTGAACATTGCATACCACAACAAATATCCAGCGGCAGTGGTTGACTTGCCCATCTGTCTGCCCAACATTGATATAGAATAACGATAGTTGTGGTATGAATTTACGAGTTCAACCTGATAATCATATGCAGAATATATCAAACTTCCTTTTGTTGGATGCTGAATATAAAAATAGTTGTTCAAAAAGTAATGCGGGTCATCCATACATTTACTGAACTCCAACAACTCATTATTTGTAAATTCAGTTTTTTCGTATGCTTTTTTCGTAAGGTCGGCCATATTATCCCTTGATTATACTTGACAATTTGAGAATTTGCTGCAATGATTCATTGTAAATCATCTGTCGTGTGAATATGTTTGCCGCAGTTTTTTCGTCAAACGATGTTTCGCTATCTGGTTTATAGTCATCTTCCAACAGAGGTGACATACGATCCCATACTTCTTTTTCTTCATCGCTCAAATTATACTTTAGATATTCGTCAACGTTGTATGTGTCAAAATCACTGAACCATCCACCGTATGACCCTTTAGCTTTCTCAAAGAAGTATTTGTCATCGTTATAGTCATCTCCATCTTCGTCCATAACAGAAACGATACCATCAATGAAATCACGAAGTCTCATTTTAGCAAGAACTTCTCCATTGTCATCTTCGGCAAACCATAGATTTGCAGATGGAAACCCACCATACAATGCGCTGAATAGAATATCTTTCATAGCCTTCATATCTTCGTCTGAAGGTGCAGTGGCCAACACGCTTGCTTCAATCATGGCTTTACGCATATCCTCATCATATTTACTTTTTGGCATATCTTCTGCCATTGCTTTGAGTGTTCTATATTCGTTTACATCACCGTCAATCCCTAAGTCTCTTGCGATTTTTTGCAAATCTTTTTCAGTCAAGTATCTTAGAACTTCTTCGTAATCGTCAATAGATGGCTTGAAGTTTTCAGCGGCGGCTTCCTTGTCAACAAAACGATCAGAAAAGTCACCGTCCTTTATGCTTTCTTGAATATCCGCAAACTTTTCTAACATATCAAAACCAACATCTCTGGCAAAGCGAGACATGTCTCTCCATGTTTCAAGAACAACTTCCTTTTCTTCGGTTCTAACTTCATATATACTTGGAAAGTCAAGATCAGAAATAATATTACCCAACTGTTTTGGGTTCTTTTTCAGATAATCAACCAGACCTTCTGCGCCATTTCCATCCCCAGACATAACTTTACGGCGACTACTGTCTACATATAGGTCACGATGAAGTTCAACGATAGCAATACCTTCAAGACCTTGGTATTTTGTGTTTACCATCTTGACCCAATTGTTTACCGCATCCACAAACCCAGGGACGTTTGTTCCATATACTCGGTCTTCAATGCCAAAGTATACTTTTTCGTCTGAACTATATGTGTCATAAAACGGTTTGAGTAGGACACGCCCAGTGGGGTTGTTCAGATTTTTATCGTCGGAAGTAGTGACATAAGCAACCAACGAACCATGTTTTACATCAAGTGGAACATAATGACGATTGATACCATTCTTTAGGTTCATACAACTTGTCCATCCACGGTCGGTTGACATACCAGCAATATCATAAGGGTGACGAGAAATTACAACAATGTATTGGCTTTTGGTTCCTTCACGGCGGCTGTCGTTGTTGAACTGTTGCAGCAAATCATCTCTTTTTAGTTTAGTCAGAACTTTTCCAAGTTTGATACTTTGCTTTTTTTCTTTGTTGTATACAATACCTTTGACATAATCTTGAATTTCAAAACCAGCGTCAGCCAAAACTTTTTGAATCTCTGGGGGTGCCATTACAGATTGAACGTTTCTTGATGGCTTACCGATAGGAATAAAAACGCGATAGCCATTTCTATCATGCTCAAAATTATCATCTTTGAAGATGTCTGCATATCGTTCTTTATCCCAACCTTTTACGATGGCTCGGTATTGACTTGGCTTTAGGGCTTCTTCTATTTTGTTTATTATGTCACGCATCATAATCTCCGATTAGTTTCTTGTATTTATCAATCGGAGAACCATTCATAGTTTATGTCGAAAACTTTATGATGTGTTTTATCATATTCCGTTGTTTCTTCTATGATTTTATTTAAATCTCCTGCATTCAAGTATGTAGCATTATTGTATTTTTTTCTCACAATAGTGCTTGGTGGTGCAATAATGTATTGCTCAATTGTGAAATAATCATCATTGTCTTTTAGTTTGTTTGCCATAAATGAATTTGACGCAAATCTTATACAAGACTGGTGATAATCATTGATATGATGAATCATATCTTCTTTCCATATGGCATATGAGTCCTCAATATAAGAAATAACATTTTCTTGAAAGTCATCTAAATACAATTTTTTCAAACAGTGGGAATTGGTTAAAAACATTTTGTCGTTCACATGCACCATTGGCATTCTTGAAGATATAACATAGTTCATGTTAGTAACGAACATTCTACTATCAAATGCATTAGTCTCTACGAATCTTTGCAAAAACGAGTAATCTATATTATTTTTATAAGTTTGATATAATATGTCAGTTCTCATTACATAAATTGCATCGTATTCGGCGGGTAGCATGGATGCTATTTTATGAATTGATATTATTTGATGAAATAACATCAAAACATTACTAGGATACAAAAAATCTATTTTCAATTTTTTATGTATTTGGTATGCAATTTTATGTTTATCTTCGTCTGTCACAAAATCATAAAATGACCTAAATCCATGAGAACTCACCAAGCGATCAATGACATCAATGTGTTCGTCTTCTATTGGGGCAGTAAAAAATCCAATATCGATTGTTGTTGGGTCGGGAGACACAATATGATTAGTCATTTGCTTCATAACGACAATGTGATTTTCAATTGTTTGCGTTACATATCTAGGTTGTCCAAAATACGCAAACAATATTTTCATGTTTTTCCCCTTGGTTGAAGAATGATTTTCTTTTCCAAATCTGCGACACGCTTCGATAGGTCGGATAGTTCCTTATCTTGTGTGGTATCTTCTTCCTCGCCATGCATCGATGAACGCTGGACAAACTTCAAAATAGCAGCCAAATCGTTTGGTGCTTGAGGGTAATGATTTCTAACTTTGCTTAGTAGACGAGTGGTTTCTGGGTCAAACGGCTCATCAAAAACATCGTCATTTACTTCAGAGTTTTTTTTTGAGTTGATTCAGTCTTGTAGTATCTTGACTTGAAACCAGCTTTATCATACCCAGGCCATGTTTTTCCTGGGTTTTCTTTTTTCCACTTATCTTTGAATTGACGCTGTTCAATATATTCACGGTCTGATTGTTCAGCACCAGCCGCACGATGAATTGCATCTCTTGGACCAAGTAGTGGAGCCTCATTCATTGGCGCTTCTGCTTTTTGAACTTTTGTGATATGAAATTGCTTTGTCCCACCGTATGAGTCTGGACCAAGATATTCACCAACATCAACCATACTTCCAGTAAAGCCAAACACACGATACAACTTGCCGTTGTTGGTTACGAAATCACCTTTTTTGAGTCCACGAGAAACTCGATCCAACTTGTTTGACGCACGTGCCACCCCAGCATAACGGTTGTCTACTTTATTCAGTGGTAGATTTCTATGACCTCTTGCATCAGATGCTTTGTCAATGTAATTAGTCATAGTCTCTGGTGATAGTTCATCCAGTTGTGATTCTTCATTCGTTGGTTTTGATTTGGACCATACACCTGTGTTTCTAAGACGTGAGGTGCTTCCATATTCGACTCTTCCGTTGTCGGAAACAGTAAATAATACGCCATTCAATACATATGCTTCTCTTGGTTTAGAAGAACCGTACCAATCTTTGACGCCGCCAATGTTTTTTGTTTTTGGGTAGTTCTTTAGCCAGTCAATAAACGAATTGACATTATTTCTGGTTTCAGAGTCGCCCCAATACGAAACGATTTTTCCTGGGTCACGATATCGTGAACCATCTCCACGAGTCCAACTTCCTAAGCCTGGAGGATTGTAATCAACCCAATTTTTACGCTCTACATTGGAATTGTAAGCGTTGACAATTTGAGATATCTTACTAACCTTACGGGCTTCGTCTATTTTTTCACTTTTTTTTTGAGCGGATTCGTTCTTTTGAACAGCCTTGGCAATCTTATGTGCTTTTTTTATGGTTGACTTTTTGAGTGGTGGTTCGTCACCAGCCTCTTTTTTGGCAGCAGCCATGCCAACGGCATATGCGTTCTTTGCTTCTTCTAGCTTACTGAACTCTGCAAGTAGAGATTCATAGATATCATCTTCATCTGATGAATACATAAGTGGGTTGTCACCACGTGACGGCTGAACAAACTTCTTTTGACGTGAAATACTGTCGGCAGTTTTCTTTGAGAAATCATCCAAGTCCAAGTCCTGTGGACCAGTTGGTTCATACTCAGCTTCTTCAACTGAATCTACGATCTCTACCGTGCCGCCGCATCCGCAATCAGATTCTGGCTCTGCTTGTGGCTGTGGTTGAGTAGCTTGTGCTTGTGCCAATCCAGCAAGTGTCATTAGACGAACAATCTCATCTGGGTGCTTTGTGCTCACATTGGTTGTGGTTAGTGACTTGCCGTTGTCGTCGGTCACGGTTAGGTTATAATGCTTATCGCCGTTCATTTTTTCTTCTCCCCAGAAATAACAGATTTACTACTGCCTTCTTCAGTTGACATTTGTGGTTGTGCTTTGTCTTTTGGTGGTTTTACACTCAATGCATTTACGACTTCAACAGTGTTTCTTTTTGATAGAGATTTTAGGAATTTTGTTACAAACTCACGGCCATAGTTCTCTCCATTATCCGACTTATCATCGTATGGAGTATCAAGCAACGCTGGCTTGTCTTCTTTCACTTCAATTTCTTCTTGTGGAGACCATCCCTCTGGGTGTATAAGAATGTGAGTGATATTCATAGGTATCAAATCGGATAGTTGCTGTCTCAAAATATCGGCAGCAATTGGATATCCAGTTGTGATATCAATCTTTGAAACTTCTACGTTTTCAACTTCCTTGAAGAAAAGTGGGTTCTTTGAAATAGGTGTCACCGACACACTTGACATTGTTCGTAGGTCATATTTTCCCAAAAATCTTTCAATGCGGTCAACGTCATGTTCATCCAACTTACACGCAAAACGCAGTGTAAACTTGTATTCCTTAGCGGACTCTGCCAGAAATTGCTCAAATTTTTTCATAGGTTAGTCTCCAAATGCATATACTCTTATTTATCATCTTGGAGATTTTTACTCGCAGATGCAATACGGCGCATCAATTCATTACGGTCAATCACAACTGACCCTTCTGATTCTATCTCATTTGAATCTTTGACCTTGTTTTCTTCTTTTTCTATGGCATGGTCAAGTCTTGCTTTTTGCAACTGTAGATTGATCATACGTAGCTTTCGGTCAACTTTACTGTCTTTGGCTTCCATGGCAGTTTTCAACATAACAGCAGCGGTTTCCATAATCTTTGCGCCAGCATGAACTTCTACATTCATGCCAAGAGTAACGAGTTCATCAAATGTTTTCATTGCCTTTTTGTGAATCTCGTCCATATCTCTGTCATGTTCATTCAAATCTCTTACGACTGGCAGTGCCGCATCAATCTTATCGGTTTCTGATAGAGTTTCAGTGAGTGCTTCAATCATATTTGTTGAGGTTTCAATGTCAACTACATCGTCTTCATCATCGGCTGATGGCAAGTTGAATACTTCTTCCAATTTTTTGGTCATTTTATTTTCCTTGGTTTTGGTTTCTTTGTATTCATATATATATCATTTTCATTTATCACTCTAAACTTCATACCTCGTTTTGCCGCCCATTTTACCGCAGCGTCCCATTTTGCAAGATTGATTGCAGTTTGTGCTTGCTGTCCTTTTGTTCTTGCAAGCATAGGGTCTGATTGGTTGGCGGGTTTGATTTCTATAAGTTCTGCATGTTTCTTTTTGTTCTTGTCCATATAAACAACTATGAAATCTGGAATGTATGTAGACATCTTCCCCGTAAGAGGATGAGTATAATTTATTGACACGGGTTCAGATGCCCACGAAATTATGTTTGGGTTGTTGTCACAAAACTGCATAAAGGTCAACTCCCATCCACTTCGGTATGTAGGAGTTCCAACCCCGGCATATTTACTCTCATTGATTACAGTATATTTGCCTTGGGTGTATTTGCTCATAATAGAATGTTTCTATCAAGTATTGACTTTTTTGGTTTTTTCATTACACCCGTGGCGACACCGTTATAGTGAGCCTGAATGTTATCTGAAACACCAAGGTCTGCAAATGTAAAGTATGTTGAAAGGTTATCAACCAATTCTGAAACAGGAATATCAATAGATTTAGATGTCGAAAGTATGTAACCAGCATACTTCTTCGCTTTGGTATCAGTGAAGCCTCTGCGCTTCAATAGTGCTACGATTACATCTATGTCCATAGTTCTTACCTCGGTGCGTTGGTCCTGTTAGATTCGGCAAGAGTTTGAACGCCTTCGGAAATCCAACCTGGTATTGCTTCTGGTTTTGCCTGAGAATCAATGATTATATTTTCAGGTTGCAATGTCATTGTAATAGTTCTAACTTCGGAAGTAGAATAATCGTGGTTAGAAAATGATATTGCAGTAACTAAAGGATTAGATAATGATATCTTATGTTTTATACTATCCTTATAAAGAGAACCAAAATGATAAATGTTTATTTGTGTAAAGTAATGATTTTGTGGTTGTATAACACTACCCTTGTTTTTCAATCCATAATTGGAATGATCGCTTATAGCAGTATTGACTTCTACTGTCTTGTTTGTGTTATTTTTGAAACCATACTCATATATTTGAGAAACCAAATCAAAAATTTTACCATCTACTGTATCATATAACACAATGGTAACTGGTGAAAAGTCAACTCTCTGTGGCACATAAATGCGTTTTCCATATTGGTCATAGCTGGCATTTGTAACATCAATTTGAACTTCTGACACTGTTTTTACACTTCTTGAGTATAAATTAGTTTGATTTCCAGAATTGGTATATAATTCCAAATACCACATGTCTGTCATTTTTGGAGTTGCTTTTATGTCATTTGAGCCAGTCGAATTACCGACCAGCCCAAATCTATGTAGTGCATTTCCACTGCCAACTAAAAAATTACTCATTTACGTTGCTTGTTACTGAGGACCGAAATCGTTTGTTGGGTATATTGATGTATCTGATGTAAATTGTGTTTCGCCCAACAGGCAGTTGTCAAAACGAACAGTCAACGTAATTTGAACTGGATCAGATGAAGTGTAATCGGTCTGCCCGTAATCAACGTTTTGAATAAAGCAGCCCTCTAGTGAAAATACTTCAACTGGGGTTTTGCTATTACCATCCAATGTTTCTACAAACATGTTGAATTTGTAATCGTCTCCAGCTTTGAACCCGCCAGTTGGCGACTTTTGCTGACGGTGGTCCATTTGACGTTGAATTTGACTACCAACCAACTTGGTTAGGTTGTTTGAAATGTCATCTCGTAGGACAACGGTAACTGCTTCCCAGGTGTGCTTACCAGCAATATATGCTTTTGAGTTGTATGAATCTAATACTACTTCTTCGTGGTTTAGTTTTGGACGAGTAACGTTCATGACTTGACGAGTGAATTCATTTGTTACATTGGCACCGCCAAGACCAAATCGTGTAACCCTAACTCTAAAACGATAATTTAGTTTTGGTTGAAGAATACCAGAGCCAGATGTTGAAAATCCAATTGGAACTCCAAAATTTTGTAATGTTGACATGTGTTGTCTCCTGTAAATAATATACAAAGTATTTCTTTGCTATAAGTATTTATCCGAAACCACTATTATTATATGCAGATATTATGTTTCGAATAAAAAAACCCCGCCGAAGCGGGGTTTTTATTATATTATAGTGTTTCGCCAGTGTTACGAATACGTAGTGGAATATAGATAAATTCAACAGATTTTACTGGTTGAATTGCAACATCTACCCACAATTCGTTTCTATCGATACGTGCTGGGGTGTTATTTGTATCATCACACACAACCGCATAATCATATAGACCACGCTGTGAAACAAGTGTAGCACAGAAACGGTCAACCGCAGTTCGTATGTTGTCACGGGTAAATTCATCATTTTGTTCAAATAGGAAACCACGTGATAGTAGGTCCAAATTGTAACGCATGTAGTTTACAAGACGTGCTACGTTGATACGGTCCATTGCTGATGAGAAACCCTGTAGGGTCTTTTGTCCATAAACTACCAATCCTTGATTTGGAAGGTCTGCGATTGGGTTCATACGTGCAGTATACATTACGTCACGCTGTCCTTCTGATAGACGGACTCTTACAAACTCATTGCTTGAATTTACGTATCCAACCTGTGAAGCGTTTGACACAACACCACGTGTTAGACCCGCTGGAGCAAACCATGGGAAGGAAACGTTATCGGAATATGCGATAGTGCGTAGTGCAACCGCCGATGCTGGAATAACAACGTCATTTCCTTTTAGGTCAGTTGATAGACCATGTGGATAATATACGCCAGAATATGAATCGCCAGATAGATTTGCATCCGCCCATGCCTTGATTGCAGTTGTAGTGCCTTCAAGGGTTAGAGGTGCATCACCGATAACAAACGCAATTTCTTTTTTGTCTTTGTTTAGGGTAATCATCTCGTCCATCATCTCTGGGTAACCAGGTGCTGCGATTAGGTTGAAGTAAACTGATTCGGCACGAATACCATCGTTTGCTGCAAGTGCTGATTGCATTGCTTCAACTACCATAGCACGTTGCGCTGCTGCACCAAAGTGCGCTGAACCGTCTGCATTACTTCCTGATACCCATTCCCATGCTCCATCAACATACTTCTTGACGTTGTATGTTGAATAGTCCATATTTACCATTAGAATGTTCTCTGGTAGTAGTTCTGGATTTGCTGCTTTTGGATGAACTGTGCGATTCACAGAGAAACCATCCGCATCAAATGGCTCAACTGGGGAATAGTTACTGAAAATCACACCGTTGGTTGATGTTTGGTCAGCGTTGTCCAGTTTTACCCAAACTTCTTCTGCTTCATTATAGATATAGATTTCTGGATATGGATTTGAATTTGACTTTACCCACATGTCGCCATCTACAAGTGCTGATAGGCCATCTTTTCTTTTTACTGGTTCTGAAGCTCTTAGTTGAAGTTCAGCTTGTGACAGACCGTCTGCGTCTTCGGACCAAGCATATGGAACCCAAGTTAGTTCAGACCCATCATATTCGTTACGTAGGATTTCTATTTTCAAATCAGAGTTGAACCATAGAGTTCCTTCTTCAACAGTTCCATTTGGCTGGACTGATGATGCTTCGTATGATAGATTTTCCCAAACTGATGCAACGATCACAGATTGGTCAAAACCAAAGTCAACGTAGCCGGAGTTGAACTCAATGTTTAGTTCGCGGCCATCAGTTTTTGTGAAACGAATACGGTTTGCACCAACTTTTTCTACTCTTACGTTTGCGCTGTTTAGAGTTGAGTTACCCTGTAACTGAACAATAACATCACTTAGTGAAGCGTTTGAGAAGTTGAAGGTTACACCCTCAATTGTAACTACCGCAGTGATACTTGATACCGATGGGAAAGCACCTGTTGTAATGGTAGTGGTTTGAGCGCCACTATGACGACGAAGTTCAATAAATCCTAGTTCAGAATTGTAACGAGCATATACATCGCCAGAATCAATTAGGTCAACAAGTGCTAGGTCATCACTTGCATAGGTTTCAACTTGTAGCGAAACAAAGCCGCCAACATTTGAACTATACATATTTACTGCTAGGTCAACACCACCACCCTGCTTTGCAAGACGGACATAGGTATCGTTTACCGATAGAGAACCACCATCTGAATTTTGGGTAGGAGCGAATTTTGAGAATTGGAAATCTGGCGAACCGATGTCACCAAGTAGAACCCAGTTTGAACCTATTTTTTTGTAGTATCCAATCTTTTCAGATGACGTTACAACCGCGAAGTCACCGGCTGATCCGAATGTATTGATTGGCTGCGCGAAACCGTCAACGTTTACACTATCAACGTTTCCTGTTCCTGGTTCATCCGATAGAACAAAAGGAGATGTTGCCACCCACTTTGCGCCATCCCATACGAATAGACCGAACTCGGATGACGAAACATCATGCCAGTATGTTCCATTTGCAACTGGACCCGCTGGTTCAACAGTGTTTGACTCTAGCTGTGCAAGGTCAATGTCTGCGCGAATTACATATGCGTTTGATGAAACGCCCAAGTATTGATATGCAGCTAGTAGACCATATTCGTTTAGTTCCGAACCTTGAACCACTGCGCCGCCAACTTCATAGAAAGTTGGTGTTCCAAATGTTGAAACTAGTTCGCGCTGTGAGGCTACAAGATATGCTACGCCCGCATTGGTAGGAATAGTGCCTGATGCAATTGCGGTTCCTGATGCATCAAATTTGTTACTACGAGTAGCAACTACGATTAGAGGTAGGGTTCCTTGGGTCGCTGAAACGTATTGTGCCTCATCAACCACCATTACGGAAACTCCTGGGGATACTAAAGTAGCCATTCTGTCTCTCCTTTATAATTATGAATTGCTAATAGTATTTAGCGAAAAATACAAAAAAGAGACAGAATTTTTATTATGTTGGTAGTTTATGTTACTTCAAAGAAGATATATAGCCCATCAAAGCATTGACGTTGAAGTGCAAATCTTCTAAAGTTCCGTTATTATCAATAGTAAAGTCAGCCATCCACTGTTCAAGACTCATACTTTCTTTCGCCTCTGGTAGCAAAAAGTCAGAACGGTCCACCCAGATAGCATAGTCAAATACACCAGTATTCTTCATGGCATGAAACTCTTTTTTGTTTCGTAGGCCACAATAAATATCGTGCTCTTTGAATATCTCTCTGCCAAGTTTAGCAGGATCGGGAATGTTATAGTCACAAATGGCATTATACCATTCTGCTCTGTGATTGTGTCTGTCGGCGTAACATTCTTCTTCATTCTTATACCCATAGGTATCTTTTAGCATATCAAAAATGAATAGTTTTGAACAGAACTGGCTACTGCTTTCAAAACTATATCCATATTCTCTTGCTAAAATATCACAAACAGTATCCTTGCCATGTCTTCCATGGCCAATAACCAAAAGTTTTGGCTTCACGTATTACTCCATTATTGTTATGTTATCCGATAGTAAATCCAAGCGGAGCGGAACCATCAATGTAGTTGGTAAGGTCCAATTCCAACTTTTCAATCATCGCATCTGCTTCATTTTTCATTTCAACACCATTCAGAGTCACACCACCCGAACCACTTGGCAGGGATGAAAACTTTGAACGTGCTTCACCAATCATTTTCTTGCAATATGCAGTGGCATAATCTCTTACCCACGACTTCAAATAACGGTCTTCAAGAAGTTGGTCATCGCCACGTTCCAAGAATACATGAAGCAATACAACCTCGTCTGCCCGCATACGTCTCATTAGCTTTATCTTGTGCGATGATGGATTCCAGTTGAACCCAATATCGGTAGCCGCAATACGGTTTAGAGATTCACGATATTGCGCAAAGAAGTCGTAGGTTGCGAGTCCACCAATATGGTTGTTCATAAAGAAATATGAGTTTGCATATGCAAGTTCGAATGGGTCCATATCAGGTCCACCAGATATACCATGCCCAAATGAACGGTTCCATATCTGTCTAACTTCTATGATTTCTTCTGGAAGTGTATATTCGTCTACATCTTCCTTGAGTTGAAGTGTGTAGAAATCTTCCTCAACTGCATTTTCTGAACGTTGTCGTATCTTGCCAAGTGCTATGTCCACTGCCAAATCGTAGTGGTCTGGGTCAAGTTCAATATCTATCATTCCGTCACCAAGCAGAAGTTTTATCTGCTTGATGATGTTGTTTCTTACTTTGTTTCGGTCACTCATTATATGCCCTCCAATATGTAGTATTTATCAGAAGACTTTTACAATCACAATCTGGTCACTGAACCTACCATTCATTTTGGTTTCTACGCTCTTGATTGCTTCAAATGCGGCTGGTAGAGCACGGCGAGTGACTTTTTTGAACGGAGCAAGTTGCTCTACTGGCTTACGCAGAGTCTTTTGAACACTCTTGTCTTCGTCAAACCCAACAAGAGAAGCACCTTTGATAGTGAATCCAGCCGCATCTTGGGCAATATAGATTCCAAGTTTCCGCGTCTTCACATTGTAAACCAATGCCGCGACCGCACCAAGAAGATCAATAGGTTTAGCACTCACCAGTTTTGTTTCTTCGTGAGAAACACAATACTTGATACCAGTTACAAGTTTTTCTTTACTCACTGGTTTCTTTTTACGAGGCGCACGATTTACCTTGCCTTCGTTTACAATCATTTCACAAGCATCGAGAACACTTCGGAACAACGCAACGTAAGCATCAATCTCTGCCTTTTTCAGATGATTGTATCCTTCCTTCAACTGCTCATAGTCTGCCTTCTTTTCGGCGGTCATACGAGCGGGCGGATTAGTCAGTTCGATCAACTCATCATACTCTTTCTTGTAGAGTTTCATGATGATGTTGGCATGTAGAGGCTTTGCTTCATTTTTCCGAAGAATTCCAAGAGGATCGAAATCCCGAAGCGATGTTTTTTTGTAGTCAAATCCGTCAATAAACGTTTCAAGTTCCTCGGTCATCGCAAACGCTTTTTCACGTGTCAGTTCCTGAACTGACTGTTTCGGAACATCCTTCTTAGGCTCTTTTTCTTCCTTTTCAACCTTTATAGTTGTGGACTTTGACAGGTATTCTTTGATTTTTCCAATAACATATTCTTTTGCATTTGGAACTGCTGTGTCAGAAACCCCAGGAAGTGTGGACAAGTAATCCTTCATTCCCACATGTTCTTCTGGCATACCCTTGATGAGAGCACGACAATATGAACAAACTGTCATACTTACATATGAATCAGGGACAGAACGAACCGCAGAAATCTCGTCTTTTTTGTATCCTGCCCGCTTCATCCATTCCAGCACCCAAGGCTTTCCTTCCTTCTGAGTGTAGAAATAGTTGTAATAGAACGTAGTGCGAACTCGTTCTTTGTAGTATTGGCTTGCGGGCCAAGATTCGGCATTGTCCCATTCTGGTTCTGGACCAGTAAACTTTTCGTCAACAAACTTTGGTGTCCGAATAGTTTGTTTTTTCTTTTTCGGCATTACGCTACGTGCTACACGGGCCATAGATTTCTCCTAAGAATCTCTTCGACTCATGTATATCACAACCAGTCCATAGAGTCAATAGCTACAAAGTCAGTATTTTTGTCCAACTCTTTCACTCTCGGTAGTATTTCCTCTAACAGAACGTTTATGAGCAAGGCACTTCGGTATCGGTCACTGTTATTTGGCATTGTGCTATGAAGAGTTCTGCCATCATACATCAATACGTCACCCGCATTTGATACAAACTGTTGGCCGTGAGTGACTAAAAGTTCATTATACTCCTGTCGGTTTTCCTCCAAATCTCTAAAGTCTATCATCATTTGATGCGATGATGGAAGAAACGCGGTAGCACCATTTTCAAGTGTGAAGTCATCAAGTGGAATGATTATCTGAACACCAAGTGTCCTGTCAACCGCCGCAAACTCCTCAAAGCGATAAGGGGTATCAATGTGAGCATATAGTTTAGAACTATGCGGGCGAGTTGTGATACAATCCACACAATGAACTGCCCAAGGTCCATCAAAAAACATATCTATTTGTGGAGTCAACATTCTGACGATTGGAAGCCACATTTCCATCGGTGGTTGCTTTGTCCACCACACATCGTATTTTCTATCCCCATCATGCTCTGCATAATAGTTTCCATCCACGCCATTTCCACGATGAATGTTATGAGGATTTCTTGCGAACAGTCTAAACTGTTCAATTGTCATTTGTGGTAGAATATTTGATAATGTCAAATATCCATCGCCTGATACTGAAACCATTTGTAACCTCCTATAAATGATTTATTATATGATAAATACAGTAATAATGCAAGGGGAATGTCATGCCAAGACTTAGTTTATGGAATCCACGAAAAGGTAATGATTACAAATACATTGACAAAATAGTCAAAGCATCATTTGACCATGGTGGAACCGCTATGCTTGTTCATAAGTATATTGGAAGTGGTGACGGAAACGAAACCAATATCCAAGACATGTTATTTATGGAAAACCGCGACCGCAACTATGATGACACCGTATATGAACTAAGAGCGGTATATACCCTTTCCGACCAAGACTTTGACCTATCGCAGTTTGGGCTTTTTCTTGGAACTGACCAACAGATTTTCACCGTTCATCTCAATACTATGGTGGAGATGATTGGAAGAAAAATAATGACGGGAGATGTCATTGAACTCCCGCATATGAGAGATGACTTACTGCTTGATGAAAATGCATCTGCCGTAAACCAATATTGGGTAGTCCAAGAAGCAACAAAAGCAGCAGATGGCTATGACCCAGGTTGGTGGCCACATGTTTGGAGAATACGTTGCAAGCAACTACAAGACACCCAAGAATACTCTGACATTTTTGGAACTGGCGAAAACGCAGATGACTTGAAAAATCTTCTATCAACATACAACAAAGAACTTGAAATCACAGATGCAATTGTAGCAGAAGCAGAAGTAAACGTGCCAGGGCCATATTATGACTGGGACACTCGCAATCTAATGTATGCTGGCGAAGGTGAAAATCCAGACGATTTAGATTGGTCAACCGTATCCAGTGGAACAGGATTTCCAGCAAGTCCAGAAAGTGGAGAGTATTTCTTGAGAGTAGATTATAAACCGCACCGCCTATTTCAATATCGTGACGGCAAGTGGTATAAGATTGAAGATGATAACAGTGGAGCATGGAGAGTAGGAAATCGCCTACATCAGATGCATATAAACAATGAAGACGTATTTACTGCCGACGATGGAACTGTTCAACCATCAAAAGTAAATCTGTCAAAAGCAGTAAAACCAAGGATTGACTAATGGCAACACAAATACACTTTTACGATTCGCAAGTTCGTCGCTACCTTCTTCAGTTTATTCGTATGTTTTCTGGTTTCACTGTGAAAACGGGAAAGACAATGAATGATGGAGTGACAGATTATTACATTCGTGTTCCAGTTCGCTATGGCGATGTTTCTCGCATGGCGGCGTCTATTGTCAAGAACAATAGCGAAAACATCGTGAACTCAGCACCATTTATAGCATGTTATGTTCAATCTCTTGACCTTGACCGCAATCGTATGCAAGACCCTACATATAGAGATACTATTGCAGTGAATGAGAGAAAATATGACGCTGAAAATCACCAATATCTTTCGGTGAAGGGTAATTCATACAACGTAAAAAGAATGATGCCAGTTCCGTATTCAATGGTGATGCAAGTTGACATATGGACTTCCAATACCGACCAAAAGCTACAACTGTTTGAACAAATCGGTGTTCTATTCAATCCATCCCTTGATATACAAACCATAAATAACCCACTTGATTGGTCCAGTATTACAACTGTTGAGATGACAAATGTAACTTGGACAAGTCGTGCCATTCCCGCTGGCTTGGAAGACCAAATTGATATTATGACGTTGACGTTTCAAGTTCCGATATGGATCAACCCACCAGCAATCGTATCAAGGCAGAACCTTGTTCGTAACGTTATAAACAATATGTATATTGAAAATAGTATTTCTGGACTGGACTACGATGGCGATGCGTTTGAGTTCTTTAGTGACTTGAGCAAAGATAGTTGTGTGGTAGTAACGCCAAACAATTATACGATTGACGTATTTGAAGATAATGGACTAGTTTTTATCAGACCATTGGCAAACGGAAACTATGATGCAAATATAACGTGGGCCGAAGTTCTATCAAATTACGGGATATTACACGACAACACCAGTCGCCTAAGATTGAAATGGCATGATGATATTGAGAACTTGGATGAGGATGTTATTGGAACATTGTCATCTACAGATTCACCAAACCTTCTTGTTTTCAATGTGGACAGAGATACGTTGCCAGTAAATACTATTGCGGCTGTAAATAAGATTATAGACCAGACAACCGCTCGTCCTGGGTTCTACGGATTACCGAACCCTGCGTTGGGACAAAGATACTTGTGCGCTGGTGATAGCGTTGGACCCGATTCAGTATGGGGAATAACGGTTGAAACCAACGACATAATAGAATACAATGGAAGTGAATGGGTGGTAAGTTTTGATGCCTCTACATTTACTGGAACTGTATTTGTAACTAACACCTTTACCTTACAACAGTTGAAATTTGTTGATGGTGAATGGCAAGACACCTTCTTGGGTATTTACGAGAGTGGATACTGGAGACTTGAACTATTGGAATAATGAATGCTAAAAGCTGCGGGCGCTTGTATCGTCGCCAAAGATACTAAAAGAATACTACTCCAACAACGCTCATTGGACAGTAGTTATCCACGAACTTGGGGGTTCTGGGGCGGAAAAGTAGAACCAAAAGAAAACGTATCTCAGGGTATGTTGAGAGAAGTTGGTGAAGAAGTCGGCGTTGATATATTAGATTATATTCACAAGATATACCCATACGACCAATATCATTCTCGTGATTCAGAATTTAGCTATTACACGTTTATCGTAGTTGTTCAAAATGAATTTATCCCCAATATAAATGAAGAAACTGGAGGGTATGCTTGGGTAAATGTAAATTATCTACCAAAGCCTCTGCATCCGGGTGCTAAAAGAACACTTTTCAAAAAAAATAAACTATCAGACCTAAAAGATATAATATCCAATCTTTAGAGACAAACTCAGAAGGTAAATACAGTATGGCTAAAGATATTATAGATTTCAAAACAGAAAAGTTCATGTATGAGTGTAGAGAGTTCCTAAAGACTGGGAACGTCTCCGATGACCTACGTTCTGCGATCTATAATTCTACACCAGCCGAAATGGAATCTTTTAGAATAAAGTTGTCGGAAGAAAATAGAAGAATTTTTGATATCGCAATAAATGAAATAGCAAAAATTACTGAAACCGACATAATAAAATTCAAGCAAAAAGTAAATTTACTATGTCAAAATTTACTAGACACATTGGAAACTAATAATGATACATATTCAATACCAGAAATAATAAATCGGTATAGAGATACGATAAATCCAATCAAGGCTTTGTATTATGATTTACAAGAAATAATATTTCTATATGATGGCAAACCAAAAAACCGTCATCATTTGTTTCTAATTGAATTGTTTCGTGATGACCAATATATTGACAAATATATTTTGGCAATTGATAAGGATATAAAACGCCTTGATGATTGCCTGAATAGCATAAACTATTTGAAGTCAGAATATAAAATAACTCTCAATAGTAGCTATGCCACAAAAGTAAAAGAGTTGAGAGTGGAAATGGGACAATGGAGAAAACTTATTCTTCGTTTCCCAGAGTGGATAAAAGAAAATGCGCCTTCCCCAAAAAAGGAAAGCACATTTGATTTTCTAACTAAATGGTTTAGACGAGATAGATAACGAGTGCATTACTGCACTCGTCTAAAATGATAATCTCCATCTACGTCAGTATAGCAGAACCGTGATACGAGTTCAAACCCATTTTCCCGCATGAAGTCTATAACTTCTTCAACCTTTGGTGCACCCTCGTTGTAATTCACATGCTGTGCCTCAAGGATTACATCCTTGGCATTTGCCAGACATTCTTTACCACCACGTAGGATATCTAGTTCTGCGCCCTGAACATCAATCTTAATCAAGTCAGGCTTTGGCAGTTTAGCAGTGACCGTATCAAGCGTCAAGGTAATACGTTGCGTTGCATGGCTTTCGTCATAAAATGGTGTGTTTTCTTTGTAATACGAATTGCCACCTGGGTTTTGTGGGTCTTCATAAAATTTAATCAACTTTCCATCTTCATCGGACAAGACGCCAAGATAATATGGATGACCAGATGCCGCCAAGAACTCACGGGTCGTTTCAGTTGCATCAGCTAAGAAATATTCAGCATTTGGCCAAACTTCCTTTGCTTTTTTAGTCCAATGAAGCAAACTTGCTCCAATATCATAAATCACTTTTGGTTGGATGCCCATATTTTTTAGATATTCTGCGTGTGGGGCAGGAAGCAAGTCGATTTCTGCAATTGTCTGAACGTGGGTTTTTTGAGGTGCTGCTGGTTTTGGAAATTCTCCAACTTTGAACTTTGTATTGCCAATATGATCACAAATGATGGAAGTATCGGCATATAGTTCATACCCAAGACTTCTGGCCTTTGCACAGAAGTAAATATCTTCTGACACTGTGTGCTTATGGTCTATTGCTGATTTATAGACAAAGTGTGGATATTCCATGTTTCGGAAAACTTCGCCTTTGATAAGAGCACACCCAAATCCACATCCAGCAATCTGAACCAATCCCCTGCCTTGGATTTCTTCGTATGGGATATTTACTGTGCCACCCATCCCGCTGTCTTTATATACTTCTAACGTATGAGTATTTGGTATACGCTGAATGTATAACCCAGATACCAATGGGTTATCGGCGTTTAGCATTTTACGAAGTGAATCTCTTGGTAGGACAATATCCGAATCAACAGAGAATAGATAATCGTAATTTTTAGCCCAATCAGCAATAAGGTTGCGGATTTGGTCTACTTGGTATCCGTAGAAGAATTGAAGTTCTGTCGTGTATCCATCTGGAACATCTAAATCATATATGGATTTCATTGTTTCAGTCTCAACGTATTTGTTGGTTGGAACTGCGATAAGGATAGATTTTGTTTTCATCGTTTGCTTTTCTGTTGACAATGAGGCGTTAGCATTTTGTTCTGCACCTCGTATTTTGTAATCATTCAATGGGTTTACATCATTATAGTTCACCATGATTTCTTTGACCGCATAAGGATATGACGCCCGTTCAATTAGTTCATAGAATAGTGGATTGTCTGCGCCAGCCTTCATCCAATCTCCATTTACTCTGAACACATCGCTGTCCAATGTTTCAAGTAACGAACCTCTAAATGTCCGAAGATGCGTGTATGGTATCCCCCAATTGAACTTATGATTGCGATACTCTTTTTTGAGTATTACATCTTTGGGATAGTCTTGTGCTATCAATGGTATATTGTCAGCCAAACTCCACATAGAGCCGTATGTAAAATCGTAACCATCAAAATATAAGTCGTTATAATAATGGAATATTGTGTTGTTGTTTACCAGCCAATCATCGCCATCCAGCATCATAACAATATCGTCATTCTCAACATACAAACTAAACGCTTTGAGTTGATTTGCAATCGCTCCAACGTTCTTTTTATTTTTTAGAACTTTGAACTTGTCTTGTATGTCCAGCGGAAGTTTACTTACCGTTTTAGTTGCAATATCATACGAATTATCGTCGGATGCATCGTCAATCAGAACATGAATATAGTTATCGTATGATTGTTGCGCTACACTCAGAATATGATTTTCGATATAATTCTCTGCGTTCCAGAACGGAGAAACGACAACAATACGGCGTTGTTTTCCACTGCTACGATACTCAGTAATTTGTTCGGCGTTTGTAAATCTACGGCCAAATACACGAGCCACTTTATCATTTATGCGAGACACCGCCTCATATTCGTAAACTGGAAGTGGAACGTTCAGCTTTTTATAAAGGTGCTGCTTCCATTGAAGTGCTACCGTATCCCATCCTGCGATATCTACAACAACATCACAATAGTTCTGTTTTTGTTGGTGCAAGTATGTATTGTTGTATGCCCGTATTACTGTCTGAACAAACTTTTGTGCCTGAGATTGAGCATCAATATGGGGATACAATCCATTCGGAACGGCTGGATAATCTATCTTATAACATGCCATGTCAATGGCAGTTTCTTCTAACGCACCAAAATTTCCAGTGATAATTGGAGTTTTATATAAAAGTGATTCAAGAGATGAAATGCCAAATGTTTCTGGGAAGTCTGGCGGATAAAGCATGAAACTTGCATCTGCAAGTATTTCAGCGATTTCTTGTTGGCTGATGACGCCAGTAAATTTGACATCCATGTCCAGAATGTATTGACTCTTCATCAACTCTCTTACTGTTTTTTCTTGTTCGTCTGGTTCCGCGCCTTCACGAAAACGATAGAACCCACCAATACAAGTCAGTTTTGCGGTTGGAATATTTCTCTTTACTTCTGGCCAAATATTACGAAGAAGCGGAAGCAGTCCTTTTGTGGCAGATGCGTTATATACAAAATGGTTTCTATCTTTCTTTGAAAGGTCAACTTCATCTATATGTTTCACTGCGCCATTTCGTGTTTGCCAAACATATTTCTTCAACACCTCAAACATTCGTTTTGGGCCGTGAGCGCATGTGGTCACATATGAAGTATGCCAATCTGATAGAGTAAATAACTCATTTATCACACCAGAGGTAAGCATGTTTTCAATATGCTCATCACCTTGGCAGAACGTATCGTGCATCCACAAAACTTTGTGTTTAGCATCATTTGCCATTTTTGCATACTGGTGTCCCATGAAAAATGGGAACACTGAACGAGAAGATATGAATACGTCATATGAAGGATGCGAACCTTTATATTCGGTATGGTCTATATGCCTTACTCCATCATAAGTTCCAGATGAAGATTTACTATCATTACAGTTATTATACACATCAACTTGAAATCCAAGTTTTACAAGTTCTTTAGAAATAAGAATGACGGCAGACTCGCTGCCGCCCAACCCTTGTTTAGAAAGGGTTGTGCCATCATAGCACAACCCCAATAAATCAACTATGGCAATTTTCATAGATTACACCTCATTTTTCATATATTATATATGAAAAAATATTGGGTGTCAATCACTTTCCTACTTTTACTTCAACGTATCCTGCTTCGTCGCCAATTTTGTCTTCAATAGCTATGCCGATATATGCAGTCATTCGTGGGTCTGCGTCTTGGTCGTTCCAAGTTACAGCATGTCCGACAACATCAGATGCAACAAGAATGTCACCCTTTTTTACTTTCCCAATTACTTTACACGGAACTCGCCCCTGAAGTGCTATATATGGGTGTGTCGAATCATTACCAGCAGTATCATTCATGCATAGAGCAGGATTTTCAGAAATGACGCCAGCAATTCCAGTTTGTGCAAGTTTCGATGATGCGGTGACTTCTTTACTTCCACCAAATACCATTACGGTTCCATACGTGTATTCTGAATCGGCTGCATATCTTTCTGCCAAGTCAGCGTATCTTGCACGGTATGCAGTTCCATAAATGTCACCAAACTGGTTAGTCAGAGAACCAATATCCGAAGTCGCATTTGAGGTCGGGAGAATATCCCCCGATACCGTAACGTTTGCAAAGTTACCATTTGTTTGAATGTTCCACGATGAACCATTCCAAACCCAAGTGGTGCCAGTTGTAGCATACACATACGTTTGCCCTACTGTTGGACTCGCTGGAAAATTCAATGCCATTATTATCTCCTAATTATATACACTATTTATGCAATAAAACTTTTAGTGTTACCACCATTTGTCATCATTGAAATCCTCTGGGATTGTTTCCATATCTTTCAATGTTCTTGCGGCAAAAATATGCACTCTTTCCCATTCAGCCGCAGTTTTTGCAAAATCAATGACTGTCTGCGCATCCATAAATACGACACTGTTGTCTTGTGCGATCCATCCGAATGGCTGTGTTGAAGCCCACATATAGTCATTTGGTTGTGCTCCGTTTAGCATTGCCATAAATGCCAATTGCGCAGCAGCAGAAATACGCTTTTGGTCTTCTGGACGGCTGTCATACTTTATTTCATTGAACACAAAACCAGACTGGATTCTGCGGTCGCGTTCAGCATTTATCAAGTTTCTTCGTATGTTGCTTTCTGATTGAAGTTCTGCTATAGTTTTGTCTCTTACTATCCATTCTGTTCCTACCCACTCCACTACCTGAGTTGATAGCGAAGTTGGTTGGTCAGGAGCTAAAATATATCCAGCCGCCGATATTTCTTCGTCCGTAAAAGTAGAAGGGTCAGTTCTTGACATTCCGTTTGATAGTCGTATTCTAAACGGCAACTCAGATGGATACGAACCATTTTTTGTATAAAGTTTCATTTTGTCTCCTGTTAGCTTATCTTGTAGGCTTGCCAGCCATCCCACCATATGTTGATTCCAACGCCACCAGCGTGTGTTCCATCAAGACGAGATTGTAAAAAAGCAACCTGTGGTTGGTCCATTGTTATTGTGTGGGAAAACTCACTCCATGTAGTTCCTATGGTTATCGTTTTAGCGACTATAGGTAGGTTTATTCCGCCTGTTCCAGCACCAGCCCAAATACCAGATGAGTTTGCACCAAATATATAAATCTCGCCAGTAGTGGCCACGCTTGCTTTTGCAAGCACTCTTATTTCCCAAGTTTCTCCATTTATAGCGGGTGTTATATTAGATGCTAAAGTGTTATACTTGGCGTTGTGTGGGTCTGCACCAGTTATTGCCATCTTCAGTGGAATTCCACCATACGGCGAATCAGTAACAGTAGTATCGCTACTCAACGTGCAAGCGTTTGCAGTAGTTGAGGTCCAAGCAAAAATGTTGAGGGTGTTTGGAAACTTGTTTGCTGTGTTCAACCATTGTAATGGCCAGTTGTTTCCGAGTCTTGCATTATATTGTTCATTTCGTTTCCATAATCCACTACCGACCGTTGTAGTAGAAGTGTTTGGTTTTCCTATTATATTACCGCCCATTACAAGTTGAACCTTCCTCTAAACGCATTGAAATTTTGTGTTATTTCTGCATCGGTAATACCACGATTATAATACTGCACTATATACATATTTCCATTGAACCACTCGGCAGTAGCAGATATACCAAAAGCAGCAGGGGTAGGCAGTGTTGCAGTGGCAGTAAGTGTCCCTACCAGTGTTCCGTTATTCCACAACGTAAATGTTGTTCCGTTATAACGGTAAACAAAGTTATCATACTGTCCAGCGTAAACTTGGTTGGCAATGTTCAAGTTTCGCATTACGTTTCCGCTGTCAAATAAGTAGCCATGTAAACTGGCAGTAGATGCAGAATCATGTCTCAACACTGGACCTTCATTTGGACTACTTCCAAGTGTAAAATATCGTTGCGTACGCTGAGTATTGACTATTCCATTATGTTTTAGCCATACTGATATAGTAAACCCGCCTCCTGAGAAGTTCAACCCAGCAGAAGTCCCAGCGTATGATGATGAACTGGAAAATACAATTCCCCCGCCAGCATCAGTGGTATATGTAGTCGACGTCAAGGTAGCGTTGAAGGATGGGTTTGCTAGATTTGTCCATGTAGTTCCAGAACCTGGGTAACTGTTACTGTCTCCAGCATCTAACCATAGCTGTAATCCAGATGTCACAGGAGAAGGAACTGGCGATCTCGTTTCAAATGGTGCGTTCAAGTTCCATATTCCGCTATTTTTTCGATTCAAATAGAGTGGAACACTCGCGGTAGCGGGACGCAACGCAAACACAACAGAGCAATAAGCGTATGAAGTTGAGTTGGTTCCACCAAACGTCCATGCCAGTGGAGTATAAGTAGCCCCATCTTGGGGGGTCCAATTAGATATTGATCCCATACCAACCGTTCCATCATACGAGTCGTTTCCCACAGCAGTCAAAAAATTTGATAGTGAGGTTGCAGTATACGTAACAGCGTTAGCAATGTGACCAGAACCAGCGGCACATATAATAACTGCTCCAGAAGTAGTTGGAGTTACTGCGCCAAATGCTGGGATTGCAGTATTCAACACCGCAGCGGTGACAGGAGTAGAATCAATCGGTGTGACACTATCAACATTTCTCCAAACATGAACTGCAATCGCCATACCATCAGTTGAAACGCCACTACCCCCTGTTATAGTTGCAGTCGTGTCGGGAGTTGACCCCATACGTTTCCATCCGACTTGTAAGTTTGCATCGTATGTATCATTGGCATACAAGGATGCAATCTGAGTATACGTAGATATTCTATATGTCTTACTTGTAACAGCACCAATAGATACTGCAATAATAACTATGTCTCCTGCGGCGGGCGCAGTTGCTATTCCACCAGTTAGACCTGTTAGAGCAACAGATATGTTTGCAGTTCCGCCTAATGCGGTTGTGGTTGAACCTCCAACATATTGTATATTTTGAGTCACAGTTTGGTTTGAGTTTGTATAACTTGTCGTGTTTCCAAACGACATTGGATTTCCAATAACCCCACCGTTGTCAAATACATTGCTAATGGTCATTAGCTGATTTCCTCATAACTGCAAACTGCTTGAAGAGTGCTGAGTGCGGAGGCTGTTACTCGTATGGTGTCTCCTTCTTCAAGATATATAGTTGTATCTTTTGATACAATTACCAACGTAGCATCGGCTGGAACTGTAATCGTACTTGCTATTTTGTATTCCACTGCACCTCTAAACACGCTTGCTGTAATATCAGCAGAGTTTATGCCGCTGATATTAGAAACAATGAGTGAATTTACTTTCAATACCTTGCCCGATGCTGCACTGTTTGTTACAATGTCAGCAGCCGTAGTGCTTACGTTAGCAACGGCAGTTTTTCCTGTGATCGTGGTTACGTTTATTATGTTTGGCGCTGCCATTTACATACTCCTTTTATTTGTTGTATTTATCCGAAAATAATTGCCATTGCGATTGCCAATCCAGTGCCGCCACGTGATCCGGTATAACCAATTACACCTTGAATACCCTGTGAACCAGTATAACCAATTACCCCTTGGGAACCAGTATAACCAATTACACCTTGAATACCCTGTGAGCCTGTATAACCAATTACACCCTGTGAACCTGTATATCCAATTACGCCTTGTGAACCAGTGAAACCAGTAGCACCACGGGAACCAGTGTAACCAATTACACCTTGACTGCCTGTGTAACCAATTGGCCCCTGCACACCAGCAGCGGTAACCCACTGCGATGTATCGCCATCGTTGAAATAAACTTTTATGGTTCCAGATTCAGTATCAAACCATATGTCACCGTTGTTTGGAGTAGATGGTGCAGTCGCAAGTGTTTGAGTGTTGAAACCTTGTGAACCCGTAAAGCCCTGTGAACCAGTGTATCCACGTGAACCAATAAAACCAGTAGAACCAGTATAACCAATAACACCTTGCGAACCAGTGTAACCAATTACACCTTGAATGCCTTGGCTACCTGTATAACCAATTACACCTTGGTCACCTTTAGACCCAGTGTATCCAATAATACCTTGTATACCTTGGCTACCAGTGAAGCCCTGAATGCCTTGAGAACCAGTAAATCCCTGAATACCTTGAATACCTTGACTTCCAGTAAAACCCTGAATACCCTGTATGCCTTGTGAACCAGTGAAACCAACATCACCCGATCTGTAGAACTGAATGGTGCAAGCCTCGGCGTTAGTAGGAAGAGACCCCGATACATATGTTACGTTTAGTTTTCTATAACCAGTTGCGGTAGTGATAGAGTTGAGTCTGAAAACACACTTCGTTGTATCACTGTTTGTGTTAGAGTCAATGATAACAAAGCCTTTCACGGTGTTGGTGCTGTCGTCCCACGAATCTATGTAAGACGTGAAATCGACAGAACCTTGGTTCAGAATATCAATAAAAATTTGAGTTACAGAACCGATAGTAGCATTGTCAAAGCGGAAAATACCCGTTCCAGGATCAGCATCAGTCACCGTTGTAGAGAAATTATAGCGTAGACCAGCATTGTTACCCTCGCTTCCGGTGTAACCGATTGGACCTTGCGAACCAGTAAAACCAATCACACCTTGCGAACCAGTATAACCAATAACACCTTGTATGCCTTGAGAACCAGTAAAGCCCTGAATGCCTTGGATGCCCTGACTTCCAGTAAAGCCTTGAATACCCTGAATGCCTTGTGACCCTGTGTATCCAATAACACCTTGAATACCTTGTGAACCAGTATAACCAATTACACCTTGTATGCCCTGAGAACCAGTAAAACCACGAGAACCAGTGTATCCAATTACACCTTGGCTTCCAGTGAAACCGATTATGCCTTGCGAACCAGTGAAACCTTGGCTACCAGAGTATCCGATTGGTCCTTGGCTTCCAGTAAATCCCTGAATACCTTGAATACCTTGGTCGCCCTTAGAACCAGTGTATCCGATTGGACCCTGAACCCCTTGGGAACCAGTATAACCAATAGAACCTGTATAACCAAGAGAACCAGTATATCCGATAACACCCTGCGAACCTGTATAACCAATATCACCCTTGTCCCCAGTTCTTGCGAATGTAACAATGATATCATCGTTGTTGGCAAATGTGCCACTGCCAGATACATAACTACAGTTTACAGTAAACCAGCCTGTATTGTTAGTCAAAGAAGTGATAGTATAAAGAGCAAAAGTAGATGCATCAAACTTTTTAGAAACTCTGAAGTGTCCTTTGATTGTACTTGTGCTGTCATCAATTGTATTCAAATATGTTGAAATATCTGTTGCTGCATCGTTTGCCGCATCAATGTAGAGTGCAGTAGCAGAAGAAAGTGTAGCGTTATTGAATTTCAAACGTCCAGTGGTTGGGTCTGCGGCGGTTGTAGTGCTGTCAAATGTATAATCAAACGTTGCTCCACCAAAGTTACCATCTGAACCACGAGAACCAGTAAAACCAATATCACCTTTGGAACCCGTGTAACCTATAACACCTTGAATGCCTTGACTACCTGTGTAACCAATAACGCCCTGTGAACCAGTGAAGCCCTGAGAACCTGTGTAACCAATTACGCCTTGACTTCCAGTAAACCCCTGAATACCCTGACTTCCAGTAAAGCCCTGTGACCCAGAGTATCCGATTGGTCCTTGTGAACCAGTAAAACCGATGTCGCCTTTTGAACCAGTAAAACCCTGCGAACCACTATACCCAATTACACCTTGAATACCTTGGCTACCTGTATAACCGATAACACCTTGTATGCCCTGACTTCCAGTAAAACCAGTCACGCCTTGAATACCCTGATTACCCTGTGAACCAGTAAATCCCTGTATACCTTGAATACCCTGTATACCTTGTGAACCCGTGTATCCGATTGGACCCTGAACACCCTGTGATCCTGTGTATCCCAAGTTACCAGAACGTGACAGATCAATGCTAACTATTTCGGCAGATGATGGAGTCAATGCACCAGCACCAGACACAAATGATACGTTCAACTGAACCCAAGTTGTGTTATCTACAACGCTGGTAACTTCATAAACATAATCTCGCTGTAAATATCCAACAAGAGTGATATATGCTTTCACTGGGTTGTTCGAGCTTGCCCATTGAAGCAAATATGTTCTGTGTCCATTTCCGAGTGCATCGGTAGCGTTGAATGCCATAGCGGTAACAGAAGATGGTGTCGCATTGTTGAATCTAAAATAACCAGTTGTTGGTAGTGCCATTGTTGTTGTGGTTTCAAATTGCCAAGGCAATCCGCCACCATAACCACGAGAACCAGTGAAACCAAGAGAACCTGTATAACCAATTACACCTTGACTGCCTGTGTAACCAATTACACCTTGGCTACCTGTATAACCACGTGAGCCAATAAAACCCACTGAACCTGTATATCCGATTGGACCTTGAGAACCCGTAAAACCTTGAATACCTTGAATACCTTGAGAACCAGTAAATCCCTGTGAACCAGTATACCCTATCAGTCCACTAGTTGGACCTATCCAATTTCCGTTAGAATCAATAACGGGGGTTGACCCAGAAGTCAACCCATTCTTTACTATAAATTTCTTATCATTTGCCATGGTTCACTCTCCCCTTTAGCAATCTATTATTTGTTATATTTATGCAACTATCAAGGTCTCTGACACTTTATATTGGGTTGAGTTTGCACTTGTTCCAGTTGCCATTATTCTCGCATTTCCCGAACTAATATCTACGTCATATGTGACAAATGCAGAACCTCCAGTATAAACAACGCCATATTCAGTTGCGGATGCTGTTGTTCCATCATGTGCAACCAATAACTCCGTAACTTGAACTTCTCCTGATACTGTGTCATATGCTTGAACTATCATCTTTCCAGAACGGAAAGACGCGACTGCAAACGATGCAATTTGAGTTTTCGTGGTTGTTGCGAGAGTAGTTGTTTCAGAATTTAGATTGACATTTGAGTTTATTTCAATATCCCCTGCCACATCAAGTGTTGCCGATGGGGATGTTGTTTTTATACCAACTCTATTATTTACATCATCATAGTAGAGGTTGGCAGCACCGCCAGATATTCCGCCATTATTGTATATTACCTGGCCATCTGTTCCTGCAACTGGACCAGTAGAACCAGTGTATCCAATTACACCTTGGCTTCCAGTGAAACCGATTATGCCTTGAATACCTTGAACACCTTGACTTCCAGTAAATCCTTGAATACCTTGAACACCTTGTGAACCAGTGAAACCAATAACACCTTGGTCTCCTTTGGACCCTGTATAACCAATTACGCCCTGAATACCTTGACTGCCTGTATAACCAATCACGCCTTGTATACCTTGGCTTCCTGTATAACCAATTACGCCTTGTGAGCCAGTATAACCTGTTGTACCTCTAGAACCAGTATATCCAATTAGCCCTTGAGAACCAGTATATCCAATTACACCCTGTGGTCCAGTAATACCCTGCGAACCAGACAAATCACTTACATATGAATAGATACTTCCATTCCATAGATATAGACGTGAATTTTCTGCGTTCTCTACATCACCAGTTTCAATAATAGCAAATTGACCCGCAACAATACCAGTTGGTGCAGTGTCGGCAGTAAGAGCAGCAACAGATGCATACGATTTTGCGATAGAGAAACCAAGTCCTGTATCACCTTTGGAACCAGTGAAACCCTGTATTCCCTGAGAACCAGTAAAACCACGTGAACCACTATAACCAATAACACCTTGGCTTCCAGTGAACCCTTGGATGCCTTGTATGCCTTGAGAACCAGTATAACCAATTACACCCTGAATACCCTGTGATCCTGTATATCCGATTACACCTTGAATGCCTTGTATGCCCTGAGAACCAGTAAATCCTTGGCTTCCTGTATACCCAATTACACCCTGAACACCTTGTATGCCTTGACTTCCAGTATAACCAATAACGCCCTGTATGCCTTGACTTCCAGTAAATCCCTGAATACCTTGAATACCTTGACTTCCAGTAAATCCTCGGCTACCAGTAAAACCAATTACACCCTGAATACCTTGACTTCCAGTATAACCAATAACGCCCTGTATGCCCTGACTTCCAGTAAATCCCTGAATACCTTGACTACCCGTGTACCCAATTACACCTTGTGAACCAGTGAAACCAATAACACCTTGGTCTCCTTTGGACCCTGTATAACCAATTACACCCTGTGAACCAGTAAAGCCCTGTATACCTTGTATACCTTGGCTACCTGTATAACCAATATTCCCTTGGTCTCCTTTTGAACCAGTGTAGCCAATTACGCCTTGACTTCCAGTATATCCCTGAATACCTTGGCTACCTGTGTAACCGTGCGACCCTGTGTAACCAATTACGCCTTGACTTCCAGTATATCCCTGAATACCTTGACTTCCAGTAAAGCCCTGACTACCAGTATATCCTATGGTTACTGGACTCGCATCAACCCATTGACTGTTGTTCCATACATATAAACGACCAGTATCGCCAGTATCATACCAAAGTGTTCCGTAATCTGGATTTTCTGGTGCAGTAGATGAAACCACAACTGGTGAAGTTCCAACAGACCACGTATTTTGCGCAGTTCGGTATCTTATACTTTTTGATGATACGTCAATCCATACGTCATTTGGTTCAATTGTGTATGATGATGATGGGTCAGATGATCCTTGGTAAATGGTTGTCCCACCTTTACCTATTTTGAAGTATGGCACTGTTGTGCCTTTTGCGTTTATTGTTATAGCCATTTTATGTCCTCAACGTTCTGGGTTTTGGGTCAGGATATTATCCTGTCGTCAAGAGTTGCACGATACTTATATTTATCATAAAGATAAAAGGACAGAATCCCTTTATCTTTATTTCGCAAATCTATTACTCAGATGGCCAAACAATATTGAACGGATCAGATTGAGATTGTGGCAAATCTCGCAACGCCTGACGATAACCCACCAATTCATTAGGAACTGGAGTTCCAACTTCCAAAAACCGAAGTATTCTTGCATCGGTTTCATTCAAAAGCCTATTTCTCAAGTCTCTTATTTCTTGCCATTTGATTGCAAGTTCAGAACTTGTTGGTTCTTGTATTTGCCAATTTTCACCATCCCATTTTAATGATTGCCCTGATATTAATTCTGGCTTGTCTGGTGCAAGAACAAAATCGTTTATGTCATATTCCGCCACGTTACTTGGTAATGGATAAGGATATGCACCTTTATAACTATATAGATTCGACATTATAGAACTCCTGTATTAGTTGATGGGAACGCTCTATTTGGACCCCAAATGATGCGAACTGCTCCGTCACCTCCGTTGCCAGCGGAATAGCTACTAAAGTCTGATCCCGCACCACCACCGCCATACGTGCCAGCAGCAGAGCCAACTCCACTACTTCCACCACTACCAGCCGTTCCGCCGACAGTAGTAGAACCTCCAGACCCAGAAGTTCCTTGACCTAATATTCCTACACCGCCACCAGAGCCACCATTTGTGGCTGTTCCGCCACCACCTCCACCGCCGACACAAACCACATGAACATAGTTGACTCCAGCGGGACATACCCATGAATAAGTTCCTGGTTGTGTATAAGTGGCTTCTCCATTTTCTGAAGGATATACTATACTCTGAGTGCTATTGAAATATTGCCAAGCACTTCCATCCCATATTGATAAAGTTTTAGTAGATGGCTTAAACCACATATCACCAGTAGACGGAAATGATGGTTGAGTTTCGGTAGACTGAACCGATGAACCACCGGCACCCGTACCAGCAGACCCAGTATACCCGATTACACCCTGACTACCTTGCGAACCAGTATAACCTTGCGAACCAGTATAACCTTGCGAACCAGTATAGCCACCACTTGCCTCAATGATATTCGTTGGAGTTGCCTCCCCTCTCCATTTTACGCCGTCATATTTGTATCTAACTCCGTTATTCGCCACATGAATCTGGTTCAATGATGGATTGGTTGGAAGGCTAAATGTCATAATTATCTCCTTATTTTTCTGTATTTATATTATTACAACTTCGATTATTTTTTGGGCGTCACTTGAATCTTCTTGCAAAGATTTTGCAAATACAGCCGCGCCTTTGTCTATTTTTCCAACACTTTTTGCAAATCCAGCAACTTCGCTTGTAACTAATAAATCGCCCTTTTTTACTGGACCGATAACCTTACACAGAACACGGCCACGCAATGCAATATACGGATGTGTTGAATCTGTTCCAGCTTGTGAGTTCATCTTGAAAGCTGGGTTGCCAGAAATAACACCAGCAACAGAAACATCTTCTTCGGTTGTAGTTGTAGTAATTTCTTTTTCGCCGCCAAACACAACAACAGTTCCGACTTCATATTCCAAGTCAGATTCGTATCTTTCCGCCAAGTCAGCATAGGTTGCCTCTATAGTTCTACCATACACCGCCCGCCACTGATTGGTAGAAGTTCCCAAGTCATATGTGTTATCTGCATCAACCAATATTGACCCGCTCATCGTTCCACCAGAAATATTCAAATAACTTCCAGTGATACCACCAATAACTTGGTAGCCAACATGGCGAACAATAGTAACTTGACCGTTTGGTAATGGATTTACAAATGATATTGTTGTTCCAGAAACTGTGTAATCACCGCCTGGGGTTTGTGTAACGCCGTTCATAGTTACGATCAACGCTTCTGGACTTCCTGGAGTTGCAGAAAGTGTGAAATCAGTTTGCGTTCCGTTTCCAGTGAAAACATCTTTCACAACCGTTGGAACATTCGTTAGATTGTTAAAATGAACAGATGAACTGCCACTGGTTTCTAATTCTGTTCGTAAAATATCAACTCTTGCGTCAGCACGAGAATCAGTATAATATAGATTTGTAGTCCCCTCTGCTAAGTCATCGGTTGACGATGCAGATAGAGAACCTATGTTCTGATATACAATGCCATCGTTTGTAAATTGCCATGTATCGGTAAATTCGTTCCAACGAATTGAAACATCATTTTCTATTCCACGGTTAATTTCTATACCAGAATTTAAAGTTGGATATTCGGTAGGTCCAACACCAGCGTTCAAAATTATGATATTATCATTTACAACCAATTCAACGGTGTTGATGAAAGTAGTATTACCAGAAACGGTCAAGTCGCCAGTCAATACCATGTCAACAAATTCAACAGACGCAGTTGAATCTAACTCTATTACGCCAGTAGTGGAATTGTATGTAACACCATTTGTTGCACTGATGGTTTGTCGTATTTCGCTTGTTGTAACACTAACATAATCAATCTTATCAGTGAGCGAATTATATGTTAAACTGCCGTATTCAGCGGTGTCATTTATAATATTGCTGATTAGAGTATTGACTCTATCGTCAGTGTAATAAAGATTTACAGTTCCTTCTGCCAAATCATCAGTGCTGTTGCCAGATAAGTCGTATCCGCCGTTTGTGAATGAAGAAATGGTTAACGTGTTTGCAACATCGTTATAAGATAAAGTAATATTGCTTCCAGCAACCAATAACGCCGCAACCCTATCATCAACTCTTTCATTCGTAAAATAAAGATTTGTGCCTTCTGCTAAATCACTTGTTGTTTTCAAAGCAAAATCGTTATTGAAATTTACAGATTTGTATGTTGTTACGGATAATACACCAGTAGAAGGATTATACGACAAATCACCAGAAACACTTATTGCATTTCTCGCTCGTGTATTAGTAAAATACAGATTAGTGCCTTCTGCTAGATTCGTGGTTGTCTTTGTAGCAAAATCGTTATTGAAATTTACAGATTTGTATGTTGTTACGGATAATACACCAGTAGAAGGATTATACGACAAGTCGCCAGATACACTTATAGCATCCCTTGCTCTTGTATTGGTAAAATATAGATTAGTGCCTTCTGTTAAATCTGTCGTAGTATGATTTGAAATACTCGAAACTGTTCCTGTCACGTTTCCGACAAGTTCGGAATATACAGTGTTTGCTTGGAAGTTGGCCAGTTCAAATGACGGATGGGCAGTGTCTATATATATACTTGTATCTGGTTCTGGTGTATAACCCTGAAATATTTTCCATCTTCCATCGGTGGCATCTCGGAAGAATCCAGTATGGTGATATGTTCCATCATTGTAGTTTCCTGCGATTCCTAAGTCTGGATTGGTATTTGTGCTTCCATCGTTTAAATAAATCAGGTTGTCGGCAATTGCCAAATTTTCAGACGATATTGTAATTGTGGTTCCGCTTACAGTAAGGTTTCCATCAATCTGAACGTTACCAGTTGCGTTTATGTCATTGAATGTAACATTAGAAGTGTTGGTTAAATCCTGCCCGACTGATATTTCACCGTCAGTAATTGTAACACCAGTTCCGCCAGTAAAATGAGCGCGAACTTCTGTCGCAGTTGGTCCAGTGTATGTAATTTCGCCAGTTGATGAGTTATATGAAAGTGAACCATCGCCACTCACATCTGTCACTGATATCGCGTTTCTTGCTCGTGCATTTGTGAAGTATAGGTTGGAGGTTCCCTCTGACACATCATCAGATGTCAACACAACATCACCGATTTGTCCGTTGACACTGCCAACCGAGCCAGTGGCGCTGAAGCTAAGACTTCCATTTATATCGTCATATACAATTGTTATATTCGTATGTGTTCCAGCATTTATCAATGCGGCAACGCGGTCATCAATTGAATCAGGAGATACCAGATCAGTAAAATAAAAGTTATATGAAGAATCAATTGCTAAAACTTGGCCGTCAGTTCCTGGAACCACTTTTAATTTTTCGGCAGTTATACTGTTATTACCTATAACAAATTCGGATACTTGTGTAATAGTCATTTATATCTCCATATCCTCAATTATATAACAAAGTAGATATTACTTTGTATTTTACCGTATTACTTGAAACTCCAGTTGCAACCAATGATACGTTGCCAGATACAACAGAAACTTCATATGAGGATATGATATTATTTGTAGTAACGGTCGCATATTCAGTGGCAACAACTGATGAGTTTGTATTTGATGCTAATAGCTCAGTTGTTTGTCTAACCCCAGACGCTTGGTCGTATGCCAATACAACAAACTTTGCGCCGCCATATGTGGATGCCGAATAATTTATAATTTCGGTTGGTGTGACGCCCGATACAATAGTGGTTGACGATACTATGGTTGCGTCATTGTTTATTGTAATTTGAGAATATTGGGGGGAAGATGGCTCGGTATAATCAATTGTGATAGTTCCGCCATCACCAAGTGTTATTGTTCCGCCGCCAGTTAGACTTCCAGTAGTATTGATTTCAACAGTTGTATTACCGCGAACAGCATTTGTTGAACCATTACCGAAAACGTCTGAGTTCAGATGAAAAAAATGAACCTCAGTGTTTCCCAGTAAATTGCTGTTAACCTTCGTTGTCATATTACATCAAACTCACTAAAATTTCAATTATTCCAAACCCAGACGCTTGGCTTCCCAACGCTTTGCCGATTACTGTTCCAACCGCAGGAGTTGAAGATGCAGTGGCGTATCCTGCTTGATCTGATGTAACAAGCAAATCGCCTTTGTTTATTGTTCCGTAAACCTTACATGTGGCACGTCCACTCAACACGACTGATGGGTGTGTAGTTGAAGTTCCTGCGTTTGCGTTCATCAAAATTGTTTCGTTTGAACCAATAACACCGACAACAGTTTTATCGTCTGCAATTGTAGATTGGGTAATTTCGTTTGTTCCGCCAAACACCACAACAGTTCCAACATCATATACAGCATCAGTTGCGAAACGTTCAGATATATTAGTCCCGCTCACAGAATTGCTTGCATCTGTTACCATTGTATTGGTTGGAGTATTGGTAAAGTTATTATAATCCAAGTAATATGATGGCAGTTGCGTATCTAACAAATCAGCATTTGTCGTAGTGGTCACAGTCGATGTTGTTGCTAATCTCAGAACATTCATTACTGAATTTAGAGCTAAAGGAGAAGATAGTGTAATTGTAGAACCAGTTACAGTATATGAGATGTCTGGATTCTGAACTACTCCGTCAATATACAATAGTATATGCCAAGATTGAGAGACGAAATATGGAAGTGTGTATATACTCGTAGAACCGTTGCCAACAAATGTATCATAATACAACTGATTTATCTTTGCCGATGTGTCCAATACTATCTCATCACCGACAACTGATACGGTCAAATCTCCGTTTCCTCCATTTGATATATTACCAACTGAAATTGTTTTGAATGATGCCATTGTGATATTTGATGAGTCGTATATCGCAGCGCCAGTTCCAACATTTTGAGCAACAAAATCTATGGTATAAGTTCCTAATATATCATCATAGTTTGATTCCAATGAGTATCCAGAATCAAACAGTGAATTGAAACGGTCATCTACTCTTTCGTTTGTGTAGTAAAGATTGGTGGTTCCTTCGGTAAGGTCATCTGTCGTATAGTTTGTCAATACGTTTGTGATGTCAGTTCCATCGCCTATAATACTTGTGAAGTATCCAACTGCCGGAGTAGTAGCACCTATTACCGTGTTATCTATGTTTCCAGCACGAATATCAACTAAGCCATCGCCTGTGTTGTCTATGATGACTACACCATTTTGCGATGTTACATTACCAGAGATAGTTGCAAATACCACATTTGCATTTATGTTACCAGTAGTATGAAAGTCTTTATCGTCAAGAGTCCAGTAATCTTCTGTTTCATTCCAGAAGAGTCTGGCCCAAGTAAGATCGCCACGGTTTACTTCAATACCAACATCTTCTGTTGGTATTCCTTCAAAATCTGCATTTAGAGTTATGAATGGGTCCGCAAAAACCGTTTGTATTGAATTTACAGTGGTTGTGTTTCCTTCAACCTTTAAGTTTCCTCTTATAATAAGAGTTCCATTTCTTGATTCGATAACGGCATCATTGTCTCCATTGTCAAATGAGACGGTTTCACCACGTAAGAATAGACGATCACCAAATTTTATTTGTTCTGACATTTTTTCATCCCAGTTATAGCTTGTTATATAGTCTATTTATCTGATTGGATGCCTTTGAATAAAAGAAAACCCAGTGCTTTCGCACTGGGTTGACTTTGTTTCCACGTTCGTATATATTATACGAATGATAGGTTTGCAACGTTGATCTTTGATAGATAGTCTGCTGCGTTACCTAGAGATGAAGCGGTGTTGGTTAGTTCAACATATCCGTAACGAGTCATGAAGGACACGACTGGTTCGAAGGTTGATGGGTCAACCACAACGCCTGATGACATTAGAGGAACGTATGGGCAGTAGAACGCTGCTGCGTCGATCTCGCCCTGACCCTTGTAACCTAGTAGAACTGGTGCGGTGTCTGATGCGTAGGTGTTGACGTAAACGCGCATTGTGCCGTTTAGAGTTCCAACAAACTTGGTGTTGGTTGGTGCTTCAAATGTGCCTTCGGTTGTACGAGCGAATGCTGAAGTGGTAGCTGACTGTAGAACAGTTAGTGCTGCTGGTGAGATAACTGCCCAGTTAGCTGCGCCACGACGAGTGCGCTGTGCAACTAGGTTTGCTTGCTGGTTGATTAGTGTTGCTAGAACAGCGTGACGATCACCAACGAAGTGTGGGGTGCCTGTGAAGGTGCCGTTCATGTCGTAGGTTGCGCCTAGTGTTGCTAGGTTGGTTAGTGAGCCAAGGATTTCCTGGTCGATTTCAGCGGTGATTTCCATCGCTAGAGCCGCCATGATTTCTGCTTCGATGTCTAGACCGTGCATTGCGTTAGCATCTTGTGCTGCTTCAAAAGTCCAACGTGCTGATAGCTTACGTGTTTTAGCTTCAACAGTTTGCTTTAGGACTTGAATTGACATACGGTTACCAGCTACACCTTCTAGGTTTGCAGTTGGTAGAGGTGCGGTTGTGCCGTTACCTGAGTATGCAGTTGCAATGTTGAATGGTGATAGTGCTTCTGAACCAGCGGTTGTAGCACCAGCGTTGTCTGCGTAACGAACACGTAGAGTGTGGATTTGGCCTACTGGACCAGTCATTGGCTGAACGCCGATGATTTCGTTAGCAATAACGGTTGGCATAACACGGCGAATAACTGGTAGAATTACTTTGTTTAGAGTAGCAATGTTACCTGCCTGAGTTGCACCTGCGGTTGCACTTTCATTTAGTGCTTTCTTTGTGTTTTCTAGAACTGATGACATTACATCGCGCTTGGTTCCGACTAGACCTTCTAGTAGTGCTTCGCGTGTCGCGTTCCAGTTTTTACCTTCAAAAAGATTTTCCATCTTTAAGTTCTCCTGTATCTGGTTAAATTATTTCAATCCTGCCAATTTCTTTAGCACGACAATATCGGCATCGCCGTTCTGACTTGATTGTGTTTCCACAATACGGTCGCCAGTACGTTCTGTAACTTTGCCTTCAGTTAGTTTTTGTTTTGTTTCTGCTCTCGCAGTAACATTTTCGTTCAAAACTGCTGGTAGATATTTCTTAAAAGCAGTTTTTAGATTTGCTGTCTTTACTGATTCAAGAAGATCAGTCATTACACGGCGCTTTTCACCTGAAAGTGGTGATAGTAGACTTTCCATAACCGCTTTACGGTTAGCACGGTCTTCCATGATACGCACTTTCTTGTTTGCCGCCGCGATTGCCGCTTCTTTCTCAGCAATCATCGCTTTCAGCGTTGCAACTTCGTTAGCATTTTCGTTTAGCTTCTTATTCATTTTAGAAACTTCAGTTCCTTCATTTAGCTGTGAAGCCATGAATTCACCAGCAAATGCTTCAAATAGACGACGACCAAAATCATTTTCTTTGGCCTGTTTGATGTCTTCTTTCAAAACATTTAGTTCTGAACGTAGAGTTTTGTTGATTGATTTTTCAACTAGCTCTGCTGAACGTTTGATAAATGATTGCTTAGTTTTATTAAGCAATTCTTTACCTTCTGCTATCATACGCACCTTGGTTTCTACCAATTCGCGCTTGTCATTGTGGAACTCTGCTAGTTCGCGTGAAAGCTGTTTTGTTACGAATAGCTTGGTTGTTTCCAAGTGTTCGTTCATCTTCGCACGGTCAACACGTAGTTCCTTGACCTCGTTTGCAAGCTGAGAAGTAATGAATTTTTCAAGAAGTTTAGCGTGTTCAGCAATTGCCTTTTTATAGGCAACACGTTCTGAGATTAGAGACGCACGGTCTGCTTGGAACTCTTCAATTTCTTTGCGAATTGCCGATTCAATGGTGTGACCCATAGCTTCTACAATTACGCTCTTGTCGTGTTCAAACTTCTGTGCAAACTCTTCACGCAGTTCTGCTGTGACTTCTTCTCTCGCTTCATTTAGTTTTGCTTCCCAAGCCTCTTTAATTTGCATACTAACTTCTTCGGTTAGAACGCCTGACTCAAAAAGACCAGCAAGGATATCGTTTGCCATTGTTGGTTCTCCTGTTAAAGTTTCAGTTCACGAATGAACTTTACTATTTGTTCTGACAAATACTTTTGCGCAGTCTTGTCATGTTGAACATCATGTGCCAGTTGCCAAGTTTGATAACCGCCACGCATATTCATTAGCCCTTCATATATCGCTTTTGGATAAGCATTAGGAGCACTAGGTTGTGCAACAATGTCTACCGTAACGATTTCAAAATTGCTTACATTACCGTTACCATCAACTTCACCCGAACCACGAGATGAAACACCAAGTGTTGCGCCAGACTCAATCAATGTTCTGATAATGTTTCCCATTGGAGTGGGAACAATTTTTAGTTTTCCAAAACCATTTGGTCCGTCCATCCACATATTCTCAATAATGTGAGAAACGCGGTCAACGTTCACTGTTAGTTCTGGTGGATGGTCGCACTCTCCAAGAACTGGAAAACCTTCAGATATTTTTTGCTGAACGCTTTCCACTGCTCTTGAAATTTCGGAGACCGGATATACTCTTTGGTTGGCATTCTTCACGCCACCTTGCACAAAGATACCTTCCATGAACATCGTTTTATGTCCATTTTCACCCTCGACAATACGTGACTTGACGTTTGCTTGGTTATGAGATAGTCTTTCTATAAGAATGGCCATGATTTTTTCCCCTCAAAAAATTATAGTAGTGACTTCTTGTTTACACCGTTATCACCTGGCTTTGCGGTTTGACCCTTCCAAGCTGGTGATTTTTTGTTACCAGAAACGTTTACGTTCTTGGTTGACATGTCTTTTGGTGCTTCACCCTTGCCACCAGATGTGTTACCATCTTTGACACGAACTGGTGCTGCATTTGAATCATCACCTGGGCGCTTTGGATTTGCGTTTACAGTTGTCTTGTTTTGAATGCCATTGTCACCAACTTTTGCAGTTTGTGGAGTTACATATTCAACAAGGTCATCATCCTCAGATTCATCTAGGTCAAGGTCGAATGATTCTTTGAAATCATCTTCTTCTTCACCTTCTTCATCTTCGTCTTCCATACCGTAGTCGTCATCTTCGCCTTCATCTTCACCTTCGAAGCCGTATTCCTCTTCGCCTTCGCCTTCTTCTTCACCTTCTTCACCAGACATAATTTTTTCAAATTCTGCTTCTAGTTGTGCAAGTGCAGATTCTAGGTCATCAACACGAGATTCAACATCGCCTTCGCCTTCATCTTCGAACTCGCCGCCCATATCATCACCCATCTCTAGGTCGTCAACGGCTGCATCATCACCCATTTCGTCTTCGTCATAGAATTCTTCTGTGTCGATTTCGTCTGAGTCATCTTCAAGGTCGTCAGCATAATCTTCTTCTGACTCATCTAAATCCTCTAGGTCTTCTTCTACAACTTCATCACTTTCGCTTAGAAGTTCTTCGTGGATTTGACGAGCGTTTTCAACGATAAAATCATGTAGCAGTTCTTCTGCTGCTTCACGCTCTTCATTGATAAGAAGTTCTAACACTTGTTCTAGCGTACTTCTTGACATTATATAGTCTCCTTATCTTTTAAAAGCCACAAAGTGTGGCAAAGTTATAGAACACTTCCTGTTCTAAATATATTTACTCATTGTGGGGGAATATATGTGTATAATACGCAAAAAACGGCACTTTTTCTTTGAAAAATGCCGTAGAGATATTTAGATACTAGTCCAAAAAAATAAACTTCGGAGTTTTATGCTCCGAAGTCCATTCCGTCCATTGGTGGCATTCCGCCTTCTTCACCGCCAGCGGCAGCTTGTCCACCATACATTCTCTTTACTAACTCTCCACGTGTCTTGTCCTGATACTTTCTGTATTCACGCATTCTACGTAGCTTTGCCAAATGTGCAAGAGTGAGACGAGCCTTTCGGGTGTCGCCCACTTTCTTTGCGTTCTGTTTATCTGCCTCTGGTGAGTAGTTCTCACTAATTTGTTTGTATCTCATATAACTATTTATACTTTCGTTATATCTTCTTCACCTTCTTCTGGTGCGTTTTCGGCCCCAGATATTGGCGAACCTTCTTCTTGGTCGGGTTCTTCATTTTCAAAATCGAACTCATCACCTCCACCAAAATCTGGTGCTGGTGGCGGTGCAGCGCCCATACTCTGTAGTTCATCTTCAGATGCTTGTGTTGGGTCATTTACGTCATGTTCTTCTCGCCACATACGTTCGTTTTCTAGAATCTCATCTTCTGTCATCCCAAGGAAACGCTTCATAGCAAAACGCTTACTGATATATTCAACATCTGCAATTGAAGTAAAGACTTGCATCATTACGCTATCAACTTCTGCCTGACGGAACTTTCCAAAGTGCTGTGGCGGATTGAATTTTATGTCAAACATAGAACTTTCAACTTCAATGCCACGGTGCTTCAAGAACATCTTGAACTCTCTATCAAGTTCTTCTGCAATAAGTGATTGCAATCTTTCGCAGAACTTGGTAAATCTAAATTCTTGAATCATTGCAGTTCCGACACGGCCATCAGAATAAGATGAACCAGCATCCGCATCACTTGTTCCCATATAGCTCGGCGGAACTCTCAATCCACGGAATAGTTTGTTATTGAAGAAACGCAAATCGTCAATCTGTCCTAAATTTTCACCACCAGGAAGTGTTTCTACCTTGGAACCACGCCCTTCTGATGTTTGAGCAAAAAAGTAATCTTCCATAATTGAAAGTGGGTTATACGCACTATCAGTAATGTTCTGACCACCACCAGTTTTTGATGGTATTCTGCGCTGGTGAATTTCATTCTTGATGCGTTCCAAATGAGCACGAGCCTTGTGAGTTGGCATGTTTCCAACATCAATATAGAACACTCTGCGTTCTGGAGCACGCTGAACACGATAGATTAGAATAGCATCTTCAAGAAGTTCTTTTTGCTTGTATACCTTGAATACTGGTTCAAGAATACTTGTTCCAAATGGCCAATAGTTATCAATACCTTCGCTTAGAGAGATATGAACAATGTGGGCTGCATCTATTGGCATAGACTGTTGTTCGTTTGAATATCTTGAACCACCAGAACCTATTGGCATAACCGATGTTGCGCCCGCTGCACTGGCATTGATAGATGGAATACCAACCGAATAGCCTGTAGGAAGATTTTGCATCTTCTCTTGCGGTGCGGCAACCGACATAGATTCAACATTCAAATCAATGTCCTTGATGAAATACACTTCTGGTTTTTTACCCTTGCCTTCGTTTACAAGAACCTTTTCAACTTTGGCAGGGTCAACCCAATATAGCTTATATGTTTCTGGGTCACGAACAAATACTTGATCCCCGTATTTGATTGCGTTTCTGAATATACGAAATGCTCTTTTCTTCAAGTCATTTATATTGACCCATTGACGTAATGATTTTTGAAGAACTTCACTTTCAGATTCAGATGGGTCTTCGTTCCATTCAATCATGAATGGAATGTTGGTATTTTCGTCTTTGAGAGTTGAGAACTCGGCAATGACATCAAGGGCAGCATTTACTTCGCTGTCCAAATCCATTTGGTCATATTGTCCATAACGCTGAACTCTGTTTGGTTGTCCTTGATAAACTTCTGGCAACCAACTTGAATACTTCTTATTTGAAGCATCACCAGCATTATAAGACGCCGATCTTTCTGTAACTCTATCAGACCCCGTATAAGGTTTGAAGTATTTTTTCCAAGTCGCCATATATATTTTCCTCTAATCTCTTATTATATCATTATTTTAGTTATTTGTAAATAGTTTATTGCAATGCGCCAATCAATTGGTCTAACTTTGCAGTGAGTATACGTATATCTTCTGAACCAGTTTTCTGTTCTAATTGTGGTTTATTAGCTGCTACACTCTCACTAAGTTGCTGTAAAATCTGAAGCATCTGTCGTTTTGATTCTTCGCTATCACCAAGACTTTTTTGAAGATCATCAAAATAGGCAGAAAACTGTTCATCGGTCGCATTGATACCCGTATCATTGAAACCAACAATGTTACTTACGCCAGTATATACTTGCTGCATTTGCTCTGTATTTTGCTGACCAGGAATCATCATTCCTTGAACGAATGATCTTTCTGCAAGTTTTTGCTCAGATACAGACAAAACAGGAACTTCAGATGGTGATTGAAGAGATTCAACTGTAATTCCTGGTAGGTCGGAAAGAAGTGCTTCTCTTAGACTATCGGCATTTCCTCCAAGGAGATTTATAAAATCTTGATTTGTAAACATCTCGTCAATGATTTTTTTCATCTCATCAGACGTTATACCAGTTTCTCTCATATTATTAACTGCTTCTTGAGCAAGCATAGTTGCTTTTATTTCGTCAGAAACATCGCTCATATCGTTTACAGCGGGTATCACTTCGCTGAGACGTTCTTGTATAGCAATTGGTGCTATTTCTTTTATAGCTGCTGTTGCCTGTTCTTGGTCGAGTCGGGCAGAAGTATTGGTTCCGTTTTCAGATTCAATCTTTGCATTGCGATAAGACTCGTAGTATCTTTCTCTCATTAGTCTATTCATACGAGTTTCAATATTGTCAGTGGCAGCTTCTAATCCACTTGTTATAATCTTAGATTGTTCTTCTATGATATATGTATCAATTGCGTTCTGTTCCAATGGGTCAGTCATTTGAGAACGTAATGCTTCAAGCTCTGCTATTCGTTGCCTTGCTTCTTCTACGTTGCCAGCCCAAGTAAAGTTATTCCACGTTGAGTACTCTGTGTCTTCCACTGCGGATTCTACCTTTTTAATTTGTTCTGGGTTCATATTGGCATAGATGTCTTGTCTTTTTACCCGTTGTTGTTCCTGAATTACTTCGGATGTATCGGCCAATTCTCTGTAGTCACCAGCCATATGATGGTCTGGAAACAAGTCTGCTACTCCCTGTGCGAACACATTTATTGTTCCCATTAACATTTCATTTGCGGTAGCGCCCATACTAACAAGGCTTGCTAAAAATCCATCTGCCTTTGTTGCTAACGTGTCAATTACATCAATTTGACCTTCTATTATACCGGTCTGTGCATTTAAAATTCTACTAAGTTCACGTGTGTTATCCAATGTTTTTAATACACTCGCGTTTAAGTTATCAAGGGCAACGCCTCTACGTCTTTCCGCATCTTGGCGGCGGCGTTCCGCTCTGTCCACTTCTGGAGCAGATATTTTATTAACAGCATCCTGTGCGGTTTGTGCCATTCTACCAAGACCAGCAACAATTGAAGAAACTTCTGCATCACCACTGGCAACAAGTTGTGCAACAAGAGGGTCATTTGCGACTGTATCTGCCATCTGCTTGGTATAACGAGCAACAAGTTCGTCTGTTCCCCTCCCAGCACGTAATTCCATCATCATTTGTTCAGCAATCGCCCTTACACCAGACAATGCTGGATTGTTAAGTGCTGCAAACTCTTGAGTCAACATAAATCTATTTGGGTCAATCGCACCTTTCGCAATAATCTCTCCAAGTGGACCCATTTTAGCCATAGCACCAATTTCATTTATAACTTCTTGTGAAAGTTGCATTGAATTTGTCATAAGCATTGCAGATATATCATCTCTACCAAGGTAATCTCGTATCATTTTTGCAGATTCTTCAAGTGAAGTTTTGAGAACCATCGATACACCCTCAACAGCATCCATAAATGATTTCATACCTCTATCTCGTTCTGAGGCAGAGATTTGTTCTAGTAATCCAGTTCTTTGAAGTGTGTCGAGATATGTTCCCGAAATCTTAGCGACTTGCGAGAAATTCACACCATATCTATCCATTATGTCTGTTGCATAGGCTACTTTATTGACAAACTCCAATGCGGCATTAGTTCCAGTGACACCAACAGCATTTGAAAATTCTCTTACAAATTGTGTTGCCTCAACGATAGTCATACCATTATCGCTAAAGGCTTTAGTGGTATCAACAAAAGATGCACCCAAATCTTCGATGAGTCCACTTTGTCTTAGTTCGGTGGTTATTTCAAAACGGTCTTTGACTTGTTGCATCATCATCTCAAATGGAACTTGAGATGCAGCATAAGCTGCACTAGCTGCGCCAAACGCTTTTTTAGCAACTCCCATAGGACCAGAGCCTAATCCGATAGAATCAAGAAGTCCACTTAACATATCATCGCCCTTGACTGGTGCATTGACTCCCAAATTATTCTTAATATCTTTTAGATTTGCAACTATGTCTTTAGTATTAAATCCTTTTGTTACCTCGTCTCCGAAATCTTTAAAAAACTCTTTCATAGCTTTAGCCTGTGACATAATACTTCTATTATTTTGTTTCAACAAGTCTTCAACATATTTTTTAATATTTGGTTCTAATTTTTGTAATCCAGAAACAGCTTGTGTAACCTCGTCTTGTTGTAACGATGGAGGTGGAGTTGCATCTGTTGACTTTTTATTTTTTAAGTATGACAAGGATTTTATAATATCGGTATGAGTTTGTTGCAAAATACCTATAATCTTTTTAAATTCTTTTGCAGCCTCGGAATTCCCAGATGATATAGAACTAACATTAGACAAAAGCGTATTCATATTCCCAATAAGTTTTGCAGTATTAGAATCGCCACTTTTTATTGCATTTGCTATATTATTATCACCATTTTTTATGGCGTTCAAAATACCCTGTTGCGTTGTTTCAGACGCCCAAGATGGTAAATCAGTTCCTGTAATATGAACGTTTTGTTGATTTGGATCAGTTGCCATAAATTTTCACCTTGACTTTTATTATTATTTTGTGTATTATAAATACAACCATAAATATAACTCGTTAGTGTATTTATCAAAGGTAAAAGATACGATGTCAAACCCATTACTAAAACATTTTAGAAAACCAACCGCTTACATTCAATTGCCAACTCGTGGTATTTTCAACCCAGAAATAGAAAAAACAGTCATAGATGAAGTTCCAATACTTCCGATGACCGCCATAGACGAAATCGGATTGAAAAACCCTGACGCCCTACTGAACGGAGAAGCACTCGTAAATCTCATTCGTAGCTGCGTTCCGTCTATTCCTGACCCATACAAAATTCCAAACATAGATGCAGAAGCATTGTATTTGGCGATACGTTATGCAACGTATGGAAAAGATACAACTCACACTCATACATGCAGCAAGTGTAAGGAAGTCAGTGATTTTAATATAGACATAAACTACATTCTGAGTAGATTTCCAGTGATAGATGAATCGCCAACCGTTTCATATGATGGACTCACCATTCACATAAGACCAAACACCCTTCGTTCAATAATGAAAGTTTCAATTATTGAAGCAGAACAAACAAAACTGATAAACTTTTACGCATCCCCAGAATTTGAATACAATGATGAAGAGTCTGCCGCAAAAAGAATTTACGACAGTTTCAGAAAAATTGCTATTCATAATGTGGATGTGGTTTCGGACGCCATCTTGAAAATTGAAGATGATGAAGGAAACGAGATTGATGACCAAAAATATATTGCAGAATTTTTGAATAACGTTCCAAGTAGTCTTATTGCGGAAATTCAACAAAAAGTAAAATCAATTTCAAAACTTCCAGAAGATGCATCAATTACAGAATTCCAATGTCCTTCTTGTAATCACAAAGACAAAGTGAAGATTGAGTTTAACCCAGTAAATTTTTCCGTAGCTGGCTAGTAACCGCTAGTCAGCAGGATATAGCAAAAAAATTGTCAGATTATAAAAAACAGCTTGACGCGACTCACAAGAATCTGATACAATTAACTTGGTATATGAGAGGCGGCGTGTCACTATCTGAGATATATGACATGCCAGTTACGCACATTCAACATATTCACAAAGTTATTGGTGAAAATTTTGAAATGTCGAAAAAAGCTAAAACACCAATTATATAAAATACACATCTAATATCTAACTAATACATACCCGTATTGAGGGACGCGCACCTGATGATAAAAGCGCACTTCCAAACAAATGAGATTAAGGTTGACACGCCGTCTGTAATTGTGTCGGGAATCCGTTCTGATGTGTGACGGTAACCAAACGGGTATGCTCATTTACTCGCTGCAACACACTACCCCATCCTTGTAGGTGGGATGCCTTAAACGTCCTAATTAGTGAACCGTTTGTGTTGTAGGAATGGTTGGTAGTCTGGAAACAGATGAAAAAACGTGGGTAGCCCTGAAGGCTACTTTACGACCAGTTTTATGTGACATACTAAACAATAGTCACTAACCGTGGACAGGCAATAATACGCACTGTCAACTACTCTATATACTGAAGTCTTGTCTTGTTTTAGAGTGGTGCCGTTGGGTCGAAAGACGCAAAACTGAATGATGGGGGGATAGCCAACCGACCCCGCCCTACTCTGGGGGCTAGTTCAATGACGAGATAACCGATGCCAGAGATGTATCTGTTTTTTAATTTGCTCCCCCAGTGGGGGCAAATATACCTCAACCGAGATGATATATATCATTGATGATTCAATGATAATATGTAATACATAAGTAATAAGAAAGAATAATCCCGATGAATGGAATAACGAATGATAATGAGTTATTCCATTCAGAGAGGATTGGTCTTTAGACCAAATAGGATTCCTTATGAAATATAACATAATATCTATACCTCGTTCTGGAAGTGGTTATCTGAGATCATTGATAGCAAAAAACTTGGAAACAAATGATAATTTCTATACAATAAGTGAGCCGTTTAATCCTACCAAGAACAGAAGTATTTCATATGAAGAAATGATTAAGTGTATGTCTATGTCTGATACTGTAGTAACAAAGAACCATATATTTGACTTGCTGGAATTAAAAAATACAAACGAAGAATTGTATCAATCGTTCATAGGTATAGATTTCATTCACGTATGCTTATTAAGACGTGATTTGTTCGAATGCACGTTAAGCAGATGTATCGCAAAGATTACTAATCAATGGAATGAATACACATATTCGGAGAATGACAACATAGTCGTTCCCGAATATTTTTTTATGTCTGAGTTAAAAGACACAGTTGATATGTTAGATGCCATATCTACATTGAACCTTGATTTCAGTAAAGTCATATATTATGAAGATTTGACATTCAATTCGGAAAAGGATTGTGAGTTATTTGGTATTCAGTATAATGGCGCAGATGTGACATACCAAAAATCCCCAAATAAGAATATGATAGTATCTAATATTGATGTCTTAAAACAGTCATTTTTTAATGAAATAAATACTGTATCAGTTTCAAATATAGAGGGTTTATGAAATACGCAATAACTGGACATACCTATGGAATAGGCGAAGGTCTTTATAATAGACTATCCCCAAACGCAATAGGATTTAGTAAATCTACTGGATACGACATAACAAAAAAAGAAGACCGCCAACGTATAATATATGAGGCATCTGACTGTTCGGTATTCATTAACAATGCCACCGATGGATTTGGTCAAAGCGAATTACTATTGGAGTTATGGCATCGTTGGAAAGATTCCGATAAGATTATCATAAATGTTGGTAGTAGAATAGCAGAGGATCATATCAAACTGGACTACGCTTATTCTCATTTGCTGAGTTATAGTATGTATAAGAGAACACTCAAAAAACTTTCATACGATTTGATGAATGTTGAAACACCTTTGAAAGTAAAATATTGCTGGTTTGGATACGTTGGCGTTCCACACATTTTAGCAAAGTATCCTCATTTTACGGAAAAGGATTATATACCTGTCAGCGAGGCAGTTGATATTATATTGAAAGAAGAACATGGCGAGTAAGAGTAAAGTCAAAGGTTCAAGTTACGAACGTGACATGGCAAAGTTTCTAAGTGAATTATACGATGGTAGTTTCGTAAGGGTTCCAAACTCAGGCGCATTTATCGGCGGAAAAAACAATAAGAGAACAGAAGTATTGAGTGAAGGTCAGATACGTTCATTCAAGGGTGATATTATTCCTCCAGACGATTGGAAGTTCTTTAATTGTGAGTGCAAGTCATATGCTGATTTCCAGTTTCATCAACTGTTTTCTGATGGCGTCATTCCATTATTGGAAGGATGGATTAATCAGACTATGGAGGTTGCAGATAAAGGTGACTTGAATATCATCTTTATGAAGTTCACTCGTAAAGGTCAATATATCTGCTACCAGAAGTCTCTCGAATGGGAAACCCCGCATTCAACCGTCTACCATAGTAAGAAACATGGTGATTGGATATTCTGCGGGGCTGAAAAGTTTTGGGAGTTTCACTATGATAAAGTGAAAACCGTATCTATTGACGGTGTTTAGTCTGTTCTGATTTCGTCAAAACCCCAATCAATTGCGACTGGAAATCTGGGTATACCATCAGGTGTGTAATCAAAAAACCTGATGGTTGCCCATTTTGGTTTTGTCGGATTGTCGTAAAGGTCTTTCAGAAGTTCTTGATTTCCTCTTACGCCCGATCCAAACGGCTTGCCGTCTTTGTTTTCCAGAACAAACCGCTTGGCATGACCAGCCCAATTTCCAAGACCTTCTTCAATGCCAGTAACTTTGAACTCGTCTGTCTTGAACTCTTTTCGTTTGATTAGATTATGAGAACGCTTGTTTTCATATTCCTTGTTACGACGAATCATCTGTCCCTCATATCCATCTTCAATATATGCGGCATATAGGCTGTTCATATGGTCTTCATCAAGAATCATAAATGTTTCTACCTTTACAACGCATTCAGTCTTCGGTAGTAGTTTGAGGTATCTCTTGCTTCGTTCTTCAAATATCAAATCTTCTTCCACGCAATCAATAACGTCATAGATATGATATTCAATTAGCTTCTTTGAAATTTCAATGTCTTTTGGGGTAGGCTTTGTCTTTCTTACGATTGACGTAATCTTGTTGAAGTTTGTCTTCAGTTTGTGATTGTAAAGTTCGCCATCAAACGTCAGATTTGGATGGTCAACAAATACATCCTTGATTGCTTCCCAGACGTGTGGAACGGATGTAATCTCTTTACCAGAACGAGTCCATAGCCCATCGGCCCTTGCGATACAGCGAATGCCATCCAGCTTTGGCTGCGAGTATAGCTTATCTTCCTCTGTGTTTATTTTTTCGTCGGCAAAGCCTTGAGCCAACATTGGATTAAACGTAGTCTTTGTATTGACTTCATCTACGTTTTCAAAGTAGCCAGAGTTCTTCTTGTTGGTGTAGTTGGCTACGATTTCTTTTTCAGCTTGTGAACGAATGGTAGTCGCGTTTGATTTTCCAGTATTCTTTGGAACACATTTATGCCAAGATGATGTAACTAAGTTTCCGCCACGAATACCAGAAACAGTTCGGTATCCAGCCGTATCTTCACCTTCTCCAAGTTCCATATACCATATTCGTATATTCTGTGAACTGTCAATCTTGAACAATGGTTCGTAAGTTTTTATGAGTTGCATGTGTTATCCTTTTACTGCATTATACTGAATAGTTCACGGACTGTCAATAAAAAAGGCTCCACATATGTGGAGCCTTAGTTTTCTCGTATGAGATATTAAGGAAGCCTCGCTGAGATGAGAGAGGTTGAGAGGAGACACAGGACTTCCCTAATGTTTATAGAATATCAAATACGAATCATATTGTCAAGAACTTTTTTCATATTTTATGCAAATATTTCAGATTCTTCTGTCGCAATAACTTCTTCTTCTTGACTAAATGATGTGAACCCATTCTCTTTCACAACATTCAATACGTTGGAAACCCGCCCTTGAAGTTCGTCTCTATGTGAAACCAAGAAAATTGTCCGATTACTTTCTCTTACCATTTTCTTTAGAACTGACAATGATGCTTCTACGCCGTTTGTATCCATACCACTATCAATCAACTCATCTACAAACAGAACATTGATGGTGCTGTATAGTGACTCGAAGATATCTCTGAACGCCCATGACAAGCCAAGGATAAGTCGGTTTCGTTCACCACGTGACAGGTTATCAAAGTCAAGGTCTCTACCGAGTTCTTTGATTTCAACACTCAAATCGCTCTGGAACCGAACTTCATGTGGCAAACCAAGTTTTTCAAGGAAGAAATCAAGACGAGAATTTAGATAGTTTAGGTTTTGGTCAATGATTTTCTTGCGAATAAAGCTATCTTTGTTGGTAAGTAGTTTCAAAAGAAATTCTTGATGGTCCTTGAACGAAATGAGAGAGTTCATCTTATCGTAACTGATTTCTTCAAGTGAATTAGACTTCATTTCTTCAATCTGTTCTTGATACGGGTCAGTGGTTTCTTTCTTTCGTTGTATCTGGTCAGTCACCGATGTTACCAAGTTCTGATGCTCATATGCATCTTGAATTGATTTGTAGTATACTGATGGCTTTACTCCAATATCACCAATGCTTGCCACCAATTCCTGATGCTCTTGAAGTTGACTTTCGTTAGCAAGAATTTGCATCACGGCTTCTTGCTTTTGGCCAGTCTTTGACTTTAGAATTTCTTCTTGTTTGTTATCATGTAGGTCTTGACCACACGCATAACATGTGTGTGACTTGAGTGCATCTATTTCAATATCAAGTTTATTGATAAATGTGTTCTGTTTGTCAATATCTTTGTTGAGATTTGTAATCCATAGATTAGCTTGGTCAAGTTTTGTTTTCTTTTCGTTATACTCTACAAGTTTAGAATGATTTTCAATTTCAGTTGTAATGTCTATATGTGATAGGTCATTTAACTGTTTTGTCAGAGTTTCAACGTCAGAATCAATATTCTTTTTCCATACTCTCTGTCTACGTTCAATGTCTTCAATTGACTTTAGAATACGTTTGTTGGCTTCTTCTTTCGCCTTGATTTCATATTCTTCATCTTTGATGAAATCTTTGGTCTGTTTGATTTGTTCTCTCAGGGATTCTGCTTTCTTTGAAAGTTCAGTGATACCGAGAAGTTCTTCAATTATTTCACGTTGGTCTGCCGCCCGCATAGACAAGAACGGTTCAGTGTATGTATTCAATGCAACGATATGCTTGAACATTGAATGCGAAATGCCGATAATTTGGTCTACCTCAACTTGAGTGTGTCGGTTTTCACCCTGTGCTTCATCTTGACCTTCATTTAGGTCAATACCGTTTCTTTTAAGACGAAACACGGCTGGCCTTCTACCACGCTCAATACGGTATTGTTCTCCATTGTATTCGAAATCAACTGTAACCAACATCTGCTTTCCGTTAGTTTTGTTGATTAGGTTATCTTGTTTGATTTTGGTTAGAGCATTTCCGTATAGCCCATAGCTAAGAGCGTTGATAAGAGTAGTTTTGCCTGTTCCGTTTCTTGCTCCATCTCCACCCAAATCAAGGTTGTTACCTAGAACGAGTGTGAGGTTGTTACGGTTTAGTGTTACGGCTTGTGTTACGTTTCCAATGCTCATGAAATTTCGCATTGTGATGTTATGAATTCTCAGCATTATCTCTCTCTTGCAAACTGACCTGATTGAATCGGGTCAAGACTTATCTCATTAATGTTTACGTATTCTGGTTGATTTAGAAGCCATACTATTAGTTCAGCTATATACGATGTATCCAAAAGTTTTCTATCTGGATGTTTTTTCATGACACTTTCGGTTGTAAGACTTCCTGGTGAAATGAGCGTAGTTTTTATATTACTACCGCCTATTGTAGCATAACTTAGGTTACGATTGAAGTCTTTTATTGACTTCTTTTCGATAGGATATCTCCATGCAGAACCCCTTACGCCAGTGTCGGCAGTTGAACCAATATGAATGAAGTATGCAGATTTTTGTGCTTCTGCCACTGTGTTATACATAGTTTCAGCTAAAAGGGTCTGGTTGAATTTCCATAGTGCCGAGTTGTTTATGAACACATCGTAAGACTGTTCCACAAATTCATTGGCAAGTTTTTGATGGTTGTTATTATCGCAAAGATCGTATCCGGTGGAACGACTAACAGTGCGATAAACAACGCTATCCATAGTATCAAAAAGATCACATATTTTTTGGCAAAGCCCATACTCACGGTTTCCTGTAATCAGTATTTTCATAGGTTTTGGTATATCTCAATCAGAACGTTATTGTTATACGAACCATCAAGTTCTTTTAGTTGTGATACTACAATTTGGTCAATGGTTTCAAAATGAATTTCCGCCCCGACATCTTCGGTATGCTCTGTATTTTTGATTGGAACCAGTGTGATTTCTCTCAGGTTATAAGTTTCCACAAATGTATCCTTGATGTAGTTTGCTTCTTCATATGTAATATCAATATCCAGAGATACCTTGATGTGAGACTTTGGAAGTAGATATCGTTCTGTGTTGTCCAATAACGCAGATAGTTTTACCGTTTTGTATTTCGGGGCATCTGGCCACGCAAAGAACTCAGGTTCTTTATCCCATTCAAGGAACATCCATCCACGGTCATCATCCCAGTTGTCGGAGAAGTTATGTGGAAATGCGTTACCCATATAGATTACGTTTTTCTTTATCTGGCGTTTATGAAAGTGTCCAGTGAATACGTAATCTTGATGTTCAAACATGTCTCCATTCAAACCGCCATGGTCTGGCATTTCTACCATGGCGTTTAGTTTGAATGTAGGAAGTTCAAAGTGGCCAAACATATATTTGGATTTGATACGAGGAATACTTTTCCATTCCTCGCCAACAATCCAAGATACAAGGGCAACATCACCTTCTACCATAACATCATCTACTAGAGTGATGTTTGGAAACTCTTTGATAAACTCAATAGAGTTCACTTCTCTGGTTTCACGATAGTAAAGGTCATGGTTGCCCAAAATGAAATATACTTTTTCAAAAGCGTTACTCAGTTTTCGTAGACCTTGAAGGCTGTATTTCATAGTTGAAATATTGAGGCTGGCACGATTGTGGTGCCAATCCCCTCCAAAGATACAAGTCTCACATCCCTTTTTCTTTGATTCGGCAATAAACCAATCAATAAAATCTAAACAATCTTCGTTATGTGATTTTGAGTTGTTTTTATTACCAAAGTGAATGTCTGTGAATACTGCCGCTTTTTGAAATAGATTAGTCATCTTCTGCGTAAATTTCCTTGATGGTTTCTGTTGGTATTTGATCATCAGTGATTGGAGTTGACTTGATTTTCTGCCAGCGTTCTTGGGACTTCATTTCATGTTCAAGCTGTCTTGTCCATGATGGTGATTGTCCAATACTTTCAAGTAGGTCGTCACGCAGTCCTTGATTTTTCTTCTCAGTGTTGAGAACACGTGTGAATGAGTTGTTAACCACCGCTGTGAAATAAGCGAATGGATTGTCACTCTTATCTTCATTGAACTGTAGACCTACTTGTGTTAGCTGTAGTAGTGCTTGCCCTCTCATCTCATCAATGTATGTATAGCCACGCCAGTTTGAACGTTGTGAATAACGTTCAACCAACTTGATATACATGTTAGCCAGTGTAGCAGTTACCTTGCCATAAGTCAAGTCGAAATCTTTGTGTTTGTTGTGATGGCTCAATCCAACACAACGTAAACTACCATCATCTTCAACTATGAAATGTTTGAATGGCGGAAAGTTTAGCTTTATTTTGTGGTCGGCAGGAGATTTTGGGTTCTTCTTTCTTCCTGGTTCGTCTGGTATATGATCATATGTCATAACTCTAAAAACTAAATCAGACGTTTTGAACGTATCTGGGTCAATCGCAAAATCTGACTGTTTTAGTTTTTTATCTTCGTTGTCATCCCATGCGCGTTTCTGTATTCTATCCGCACGGTTTTGTCTTGCAATTTCTATTGAATCTTTTATATCGTTTTCGGAATAAAGAATTACATCGTATTGACTATGCTTTTCCCTATCTTCAAACCAACAGAAATTACTCTTTGAAATGTGTATTTGACGTAACATATCTTTGTTATTCAAATAATTTGGTCCTCGTTTAGCCATAAAAATCTCCTAAAGAATAAATTATTATCATTATATCAAAAACGAATCACTTTGTCAACTACAAGTATAAAGTTCGTATATAATACGATGATAAATACTGTATAACGATAGTCGGAGAACAAAATGAGCAATCCATATAATGAAAGTCAACCTGTATACATAAAAGACCCAACTGGAAGACTTGGAGGCGGTTCAAGTGTTTCCACGCCAGTTGGTCCACAAACTGGTGGAAAGATATTTTATTTTCCTTACACGCCGACTATAACCAATGTTAATTCAACAAGTTACAGTAGTTACGATATGACTCATAGTAACTTCCAACAGAAGGCATTTGATATGTCAACTAACTCTGTTTTCTCAGTTACCGCTCCGATGATTGCTAGAAATTCCGAAGAAGCACAGAGTATTTTAAGTGGTGTTGATTTTTTTAGAGCCGCTATGAAAATGGGATTTGGTAAGACCGACCCATTGGCTGGCCTTCCGCCAGTTGTCATGCATTTTTATGCATATGGTATTTATGAAGCAGTTCCAGTGGTTCTTACCGATTTCACTTGGAACTTGGATGACAGTATAGATTATATTGATTTTAAGAGTAACAACAAGAATGTAAGAATACCAACAACCAGCACATTTGTTTTGTCATTGACAACCACATATGGCGCTAAAAGAGTAAGAAACGAGTTCACATTGCAAAAATATGCATCTGGTGCTCTCAGAAATATAGGATATGTATAATGTATGATAGCCGTAGTAATTACATAAAAACTCCAATCGTAAATAACACGTACATGGATATATTGGTTGATAGATATATATTTCTTGACCCAAACGATGAGGTATATGAAATAGAGCAAAAATATCACAAGAGACCTGATTTGTTCAGTTATCATCGTTATGGAACATCAAAATATTGGTGGGTTTTTGCAAGAAGAAATATGAATACCATAATTGACCCTATAAATGATTTTGTTGCTGGTGCTAAAATTAAAATACCTTCATTGAAAAACTTGGAAAATACAAAATAATGGCAACTGTTGATGATATCGCAGAAACAATAAAAATACGAGAGTCTGGTGGAAATTATACAATCAAAAATCCAGCACCAGGAGCAACTGCATCTGGTGCATATCAATACATTGACTCAACATGGCAAGCAGAAGCCACAAAAGCTGGAATCAATTGGAAAGCAAATGGATGGACTTCCGCTAATATGGCACCTGCTTCAGTTCAAGATACTGTTGCAAAGAACAACATTCAAAATATATTGAACGCAAATAATGGAAACATTGAAGCGGTTCCTAATGTTTGGTATACAGGAAATGCCGCTGGTAACATGACAGCAAAACAACTAGCTGCCAATGGCGGTCAGACTTCCGCAACCTATACGCAAAAGTGGATGCAAGATTACGCTAAAGTCACTGGTGGAACTTACACTACAGACACAAGCGGCCAAGGCGTGGTTGTGGATGATAACGGAAAAGTAATTGCAACGGTTGAGGACGTTCCAGCGCCAGCATCAAGTGGATTTGCGGTTTACACTGGAGCAGAGCAAGCCCAACTTATTCAAAGTATGCAAGACTTGGAAAACTTTGAGGCAAACTGGGAAGAAAACGTCCTTGACCAATCCGACGATTATATTTACAACTTGGAATTGTTTCTTGTTGATAAAGAAGATGTAATTGGGTTCATGAGTGTTCCTGCCGAGGTTATTGAAAATGATGGCTGGCCAGGTGTTGGTCAGAAGAAAGTTGTTATTGCTAAAACAGGAGAGACGGCAGAGTTTGTTATTACTGATTTGGTCGTTGATTCTATATCTGTTGGCGGTGTTGGAAATCCAAACATGCTCATAGCAAACGCATCAACCGAACTATCATTTAACATTACACGAGTTGGGAACGCAAGACTTGGTGATGCAATTCAAGATGCTGTTGCCGTTGCTGGATATGCTGATGTTTCTAGTGCGTATTTCTTCATTAAGATAAAATTCACACATGTAAGCCGAAATGGTTCTGCTACATTCATTCCAAATACAACGAAGGTATTGCCATTTAGACTAAAAAAGGTAATGGATATTTCAACTTCCACTGATAACCGTGGGACGGCGGCTACTCTTGAAGGAACAATTATACGAAAACATGCCTTGCAAACTCCAAGTGTCGGGCAAATAAAAGAAAAGATAACCTCAGATGTTGTAAAAAACAGTGCAGACGCTACTATAGATAATTTTATTAGTAAATTGAATGAAATGATGGTTAAAAATTCATACGGAGTTGATTCAAAGTATGTTGTTGAATACAAATATGAACGTGATGACCATTTTAAACAAAAATATTCACAGTTGGTAATTGGTTATCCTGAAACTTATAGAACTGGCACTGGAAGTGGTGAAGCAGAAACACTAGCAAATCCAGATTATAATACTATTTCAATTGCTGGAACTACACTTGAGGTTCAACCAACAACAAATATAATTGATGTATTGAGAGATATATTAATTAATACTAACGAAATGAGAGCAGCATTAACTACTCCAAACAAAACATTGAGTGATTTATTTTCAATTGAAATTGACTACGTTCCAAAAGAAGACGGTTATAATATTTTAACAAGAACCGAGGGCGCAACTGTTACATTTAGAGCTTGCTTGAAAGAAGAATTAATTGAACACAATACACTGAATCAAATTGACCAGCTTACAAATATAAATCAAACATTGCAAGCTATGATAACCACTGGTAGAATTAAAAAGAAATACTACTATTATTATACTGGTAAAAACGATCAGATAATGCAATTTGATATTTCTTTGAACAACCAACTATTAAAAGTTCAAAATGAAGAATATACTGTATTTTTTGATGTAAACCAAGTTAATTCATTGGAAGACATGCTTTCTGCTACTCAAGCTCAGTATAAAGCACGATTGACCGCTATGTCAGAAGAATTTTCCAGAACAAAAACAAATGTGCAGCAAACAGAAGCAGCCCTAGAATCCGCTAAAAACACTTATGCGGCAATGGTTGATGAATTAAAGAAAACTTTTATAGATGGCATTATTTCAAGTGATGTTCCACCATATGAAAGAAGTGAATTGGCTCGTATAATTGATCAACGATTTGAACAATTAGATTTATATAGTGCTGACGAAAACGGATATTCAACTCTCGTTGACGATTTAAACGCAATATTAGGTGAATTAGGATTATCAGATGAACTTTTAAACGATGAGATGGTAAATTCACTAGATAAATTACTTGAAGATGTTTCAAAAGCACAACAAAACTATAATAATGCCAAAGCTGCATTATCAGATAAAGAAGCTGAACTAAATGACGGTGCAAGAACTATATTAGGCGTAAACGCAACGGAAGAATGGATAACACGTGGTGGTGGAGATGCAGATACAACATTCGATACCCTTGGTATAGCATCAAACATAGCCACCTTGGAAGATTTGGGAACTGATATACGTAGGAAATTAACCACGACAGAAGTTGCTGGTATATTGAACTTTTTATCGGTTGGGTCTGCAAGATTCATAAGTGCGCAACTTTCAGAATTATCTGGTGAAAAAACCGATGCTAGATTAATATTGACCGCTGATCAAAGAAAGGCGGAACTTGCAAACATTAAATATATTGAAGGATGGTCACAAGACCTAAGTATGGTTAACGCAACCATGAAAATTAAAGGTGACCCATACTGGATTGAAAACTATTTAACATCTGAAAAACGAAATGCCATATATCAACGAAACAATTATAGACCCAATAACGTATCAAATGTAGTTGGAACTAATTTTATTATGGTGGTAAGCAACACAATAGATGGAGTTGATAACATTGACCAGCCTATTGTATCAAATTTGTTTAGATATTTGTATATGGTAAAATCAATCAAAAGTGAATTTTCAAATGGTTTGTTTACCCAAACATTAGATATGTCTCGCTTTACACTTGCAGATACATACAATTACAATCCAACATCGGCAGACAGCGCGGCAAGTAATTTACCAAACGGTGTGGATGATGAAAACTCAGAACCAGTGAGAGAGGGAGTTCAACCTGGAGAGTCAATTACAGTAGAAGAAACACAAATACCAATAGAAGAAACAACTCCACAGCAAGGTCCGAGATAAAATATGCCAAGAAAAAACTCAAATGATATTGGTTTACCTGAACTTTTAAGACAGGGTAGAAAACGCGCCCAGAATCCAATTTCCAGTAAAATGGAAAGTGGTATATTCAAGGCAATCACCGTTGGTATACCAGACCCAGAAGGCAGAGGAAGACTTTCTGCCTATGTCCCACGATTAGGTGGAAACCCAGAAAACTATCAATTCTTTGAATATGCAAGTCCATTTGGTGGACAAGCAGAAGGAAGTTCTTATGGATTTTTCGCTGCACCACCTCACGCAAACGTAACAATATTGGTGTTCTTTGCCGAAAATGGAGATATGAGAGAAGGATATTGGTTTGCCGTTACACAACAGGCACCATCTGTTGCATCTGGAGGGGCATTGGGAACCCCTCACCCCGACCCACAAACTGGTATTGGGGTTGGAGTTTTTGAAGGCGTTCCAGCGGCAAAAGATGGACGTTCAACGTTACATGATGCACAGCTTGGACCAGACGCTTTCAATGCAGATTTACCACCAATGTATTCACCAGATGGTGAAATGATTCCACCGACTGGTGGAAATAGCCCAAGAAACGCAAACGCAGCGGAACAGGGAACATTCTCTGACGTGTTGCGAGGTGGAACAACTGCACATCCAGCACGTGATCCGTCTTACTCAACCCCACAGCCTTCTCGTGTATTTGGTATGGTTACACCTGGCCAGAGCGCAATCACATTTGATGACGGTAGTGTTGGAGATGATGGGACTATACACCCAACTCAGATACGATTGACTACAGGAAATGGTGCAGCCGTCATCCTTGACGGAACAAATGATTTTATATACATAGTCAACAGTAGCGGAACTGGTTGGGTTGAAGTCGGCGCAGATGGTGAAGTTTCAATATATGCTAAGGGTTCAATGAGTGTTCGTGCGGAAAAAGATATAAACTTTCGCGCTGATGAAAACATAAACTTTGATGCTGGAAAGAAAGTAAACATTCGCAGTGGAAATGACATGATGTTGACTTCCGCTGGCCAAACACATATGCATAGTGCAGGAAATCAATTTTTCCAAACCGAAGGTTCGAATCACACAAAATCTGGTGCTAACATGTATGTTAGCACAGATGGTGTATTACATTTGAATGGTCCGGCAGCCACTCCTGCACTTAAAGTGTCTGGTGTTTCAATACCCGATATTCAAGGGCATTCATCCGTTGAAGCACCCGATGTGTCTGTTCCATACATGCCATCAGCGGAACCATACTTACGCCCAGCGCCACCAAGCACTGGGGGTGGTGGAATTGTGCCAGACCTTGCAAGTTATCAGAGCCAAGCAGATTCATTTAACACTCCATCTACTGGCGCGTTCAACGACCCACAAGCAAGTGCGCCAACTGGCGAAAATGGTAGACTAGATACCAGCACTCTAAAATCTATTGGTGGGTCGCATCTAATGCGACCAGATGCAGCGGATGCTTACTTGAGAATGGTTGAAGCGGCAAGGGCAGATGGAATAACATGGTCTGTCACAGATAGTTATAGAACATATGAACAACAAGTAGATTGCGTGAGAAGAAAAGGACTGTATTCGCAGGGTGGTAAGTGCGCAAGACCTGGCACTTCACGACATGGTTGGGCATTAGCCGTTGACCTTGGTGGTGGTGCAAACAGTGAATATACACCGCAAAATAACTGGCTAGTAGCAAACGCTGGTAGATTTGGATTTAGAACTATCCCTGGCGAGCCTTGGCACTGGCAGTATGGATAAGGAATACTATTATGATATTTGATAAAAGAAAAGGTTCACTTCTTAATATTATTCAACGTCCGTTGAATGTTATAACTCCATATGGAACATATATAGGATTAGATTATAAAAAGGACAATACACCAAATTATATTCTTTCCCATGTGAGAGTTAACACATTTAAAGTATCGGACCTTGTATTTTCATATCTGAGTAAAGATTATATAATTCGAAGAAATAAACCCATACTAACACTAACACCAGATAACATTATAGGATATAACTATCATGTTTCTGATGTTGAGTTAAAGTATGGGTATATAACTGTTGCATCAAAAAGAATATCAATATCAAACAAGTCTATAATAAAACTTGAAGCAGATAAAATTCTTGAAAAGCAACTAAGAGTTATTGGAAATATTCTTGACCAACATGTAAAAATGGAACTTGGTCAACCGCAGTATGATGCTTTATTAGTATACTTTTTTTATGAAGGAACTGATAAAATAGCGGGGCATCCTATCATTGAAATGATAAACAAGGGATTGTGGTTTGATATAACTGACGAACTTCAAACTAATATTAGAAGGCAGAATGGCAGAGTTGATGAACAACTTGCCAGACTGCGCATGGATATTGCAAATATTTGGAGTTTTGTTCCTAATTATAGCTGACTTGAACGGTCAGTAATAACTTTGTCCGCAAGACCCCACGCAACTGCTTCTTCTGCACGAAGGAAGGTGTCATACTTCATAGTTTCAAACAGTTCTTCAAACGTCTTGCCAGCAGAGTTATGTGAAACATAAATCTCTGTGAGACGCTTGTTCAAATCTTTTGATTCTTGAAGGTGGCGAAGGTTGTCTTCCATTTCCATTTCTTGAATATGGACAGAACCCCCAGTTCCACGTGTCCCAGAAGAAACACGGTGAATCATGGTGCGAGAGTTTGGAAGAACATAACGTTTTCCAGCCGCTCCTGCTTGTGCAAGCAATGAACCCATGGATGCAGCCTGACCCATGACCATTGTTGATACATCAGGTTTGATAAACTGCATTGTATCGTAAATTGCTAGGCCAGCAGTTACATGCCCGCCTGGAGAGTTGATATAAAAATGAATGTCCTTTTCAGGATTGTCGGCTTCAAGGAATAGAAGCTGCGAACAAATCAAATCAGCTTGATGATCATCTACCCCGCCAGTCAAAAATACTACCCGCTCTTTCAAAAGACGGGATTTTAGGTCCATCGCTCGTTCTCCACCAGCGGTGGTTTCCAATACCATTGGAACAAATGTCATATATTACCTCTTATTTTGTTGATAGTTGTTGTTTTAGACGTGTATTTTCTTCAATTAGTTCATCAATACGCTTGTATGCATTTTGAAGTTGTGATTGAAGAATTTTCATTTCATGTTCCATTGTGCCTACCCGTAATCTTGATTCTTGGGCGATGCTCTCGTTGATGAAATATTGGTTGTCGTAAGTCATGGCTGTATGAACCCCCTGTAATTGACAAGACCATCTTGTCAATAATTTCATTGGTTACACGGTAATCCCACGATTCGTATGATACGGTTAGTGTATAGTTCACAGAAATCTCCATAGTCTAAGGATTACTGTATCACACCGTTATTTATATGTCAAGAAATAAGTTCGTAGTTTATACGAAGATAAATACTCTAACAAGAACAATAAAGGGACGAGGCGAAGATGAAAAGTTATAAAGGGTTCAGCACAAAAAATCCAGCAGCCATCAACAACATCCTTCAGGGTAAGGATTTGGTGATTGAGGATGTATTGAACGAGATTATGACTCGTAAGGGTGAGCGCATTATGCTTCCAAACTACGGGTGTATCATTCATGATTTGATTTTTGAACCTCTGACGCCAGATGTATCTGGACTTATCAAAGAAGATTTGGAACGAATTATAGACAACGACCCAAGAATAGAACTTCTTTCGGACATCACCCTTTTGGAACAAGAACACAGTATTACTGCTACTATGATAGTGAAGATTTTACCAAGTGGCGAAGTTGAACAACTAACAATAGACTTAGAAAGAGAATAACAAATGGCTCAGGACAGAATAGACAACTTATTTGCAAGCGAAAGCTGGTCAGCGGTATACACTGCTTTCACTAACATAAGCCTCAAAGCATATGACTTTGACAACATAAGAGAAGCCCTGCTTACCTATGTTTCTCAGACATATCCTGACAAGTTTAACGATTACATCGCAAGTTCTGAGTTTATCGCAGTTCTTGACCTTGTTGCGTATCTTGGTCACTCATTGTCTTTCCGTATGGATATGAACAGCCGTGAGAATTTCTTGGATACAGCAGAGCGCAGAGCAAGTATTCTTCGTCTTGCAAAAAATCTTGGGTATCAAAAAAATCGTCCATTGAACGCCCGTGGATTTATGAAAATCACATCAGTTATGACAAACCAACGCATATTGGATTCTGACGGAAAGAGCCTACAGTCAAAAAAGATACGTTGGAATGATACCAATAATGAAAATTGGTATGATAACTTCGTTACCATTCTAAACGCCGCCCTACAGTATAACACCAAAACAAACTCTCCTGCATCTTCGTTGGTTTCAAACGGAATTGTAAACAACATTCATTACGTTAATGAAAATCCAAAATACAAATCAGTTCGTTATTCTTTCACTGGTAAAGTGGCGGGAGAAACACGTGCGTTTGACGCAGTAAGAGCCGAAATAGATGGAGACATTATAACTGAATCGGAACCAAACATCCTGAACAATTTTAGTATTCTTTCAAGAGACGACTCATTCGGTCCATCAAGTGACAGAACAGGTTTCTTTGTCTATGCTAAAGCAGGACAACTAAGATTCAAGGACTTGAATTACACATCAAAAGTATCAAACAGAATAGAACAGATACTTGACACTGATATTTCGAACAGTGACGTTTGGCTTCAACGAGTTGATAGCACAGGTCAATATAGTTCAAGTGTTGCAATCCTTGATAATAGCACACGAGATACCGCCATATACAACTATTTCAGAACAGGAAATGGTGACGTTGCTTCCATAAGAACTAATGACGAAAACAGAGTTGAGATCGTATTCCCAGATGGAGTTTACGGTAATTCTGCATACGGACGATACAGATTGTGGTATAGAATTGTTGACAATACAAACTTTTCTGTTGACCGTAGCGAAATCAAAAATGCATCAATAGTTATTCCATATATTGGTGAAGACGACAAGCCATATCTGCTTACAGTAACTCTACAATCAACTGTTGACTTTGTTGATAACTTCGTTGGTGAAAATTACTATAGCGTAAAAAGATTGGCACCAAAGACATATTACACGCAGGACCGAATGGTCAATGGTCAGGATTATAATATCTTACCGTTGTCTCTTGGTTCAAGTGTGGTCACAAAAGTAAAAGCAGTGAATACTACATTTGCGGGGAACTCACGATATTTTGAGATGGATGATGTTACTGGTCACCATTCAACAATATCCGTAACTGGAACTGATGGGTCAATATACATTGAGGATGACCCAGTGCAAATGGAAATGTTCTTCAACATGGCTAGTGGAGACATTGACAGTTTTATACGAAACGATTTGACCGCCGCAATAAATCATCAGAGTATGGTGAACGCTTATTACTATGAGCACCGTTATGACGCTTCTGTCAACATGACTAACATTACATACAATGAATGGCAACGAGACCCAACTGACTTATCTAATAATCTGAAGGGAACATTTAGTAATTTTTTCTCTGTCACTCAGGGAGACAGCATAAAAATTGGACATGAGTGGTATACCGTTGTAAAATATGTAGATTCAACTAAGTCAATTACTCTTGACCGCGTTGCTCCGTATGGCGAGATACTGAAAGAACGTGTCCAAGCATACGAAAGAGTGTTTATTGATTCGGTTGTTGATTCCATAAAATATGAACTTTCCGAAAATTTCGTAAATTCATTCTATCTAGTTTATGCGTTTACATTCCCAGAATGTGGAACGACAAATTGGACTATGATGACCGAGAGTGATGTGGCTAGTTTGGGAGAAGAAGAAGCCGCATTGTTTGCCGACTTGAAAATGAAAATATATGTAAAATACTTACCTGGTATTAGAACAAATGAGTCAAGATTTGTAGTTTCTTTCACTGGAAAGAAAATTGTATTTGAGAGTAACGACCAAGTTAAATTCTATTATAGCAATGGAAACAAACAGGTAATTGACAATTCAACTAACTTGGCAAATACTGACACTATAATAATAAACTATGCAGAAGGTGAATATCAAGAAACAAGCAACGTAGCAGCTATGTCAAACGTTGGAATGACAGTTGGATTTGGTCCAGTTGTTAGTATCGATCACGTCAATAATACATTTGACGTGTCGTTTGCATGTGCTGGCGGTCCAGAAAATATGAACTTTATTCAGAATAATGAAACATATTTAAATGTGTCTTACAGTCACTATATGGTTTCCCCAGAGTGTGTAGAAAAACAAGTTCCGTCTCCTGCAAATCCAATTGGGACTAGTTCCAATGGTTATATTGTTACTTTTCCACTTGATACTATTGATGAAACATTGTCCACTACCACAGAAATCGCCACAAACATAAACACCGAAAATACAGATGAATTGAAAATATCTCTTCACAATGTATCACTTTATGTCGGAACAGGAAACATTGGTAATGTGGGCAACGTAGGAAACGTAGGAAACGTAGGAAATGTAGGAAACGTAGGAAATGTTTGCGGTAACGTAGGAAATGTTTGCGGCGATGGGGTAGGCAACGTAGGAAATGGTTCATACTATGGAGACGTATATACAGTTATTACCTCAAGTCAGTTGGAAGGAGTCATGGGCCTTCATGGAAACATAACAATGGATTACATAGACCGAGCGCAGAATGATGGGCATTTCTTCTTTATTGATGAGAGTGAAATGCTATCTGGTAAAACGTTACAGACAATAGAACTTGGAGACAGAGGAACCCAAGCGCCGTTTGTCACATTAGAATCTGATTCCAATGGCGTTCAAACATTCAAGTTTACGTTTATAAACAATCAAGATTTCAAGTTTTGCTCAGATGATTGTGACATTTTCATCAAGCAAAAAGCATATTCAGAAGTTACATTCATTACTACAGTTAATATAACCGCATCTCAGCTTGTGTTCAGAACAGAAAGCGGAAAATTGATAGAACCTGAATATTTTGATGTTATTCTAATTTCTGATGATGTATACCGTGTTATATTTTGGTCACCAGATGTTCCAGTTAGCACACTAGTTGATGTCCTATATTCAAATATAGGGGATTCTGAACTATATCGTTTCCACTGCCGAGTAAGGGCGCAGTTCACAGATGTTGACTATAACATATATAGAGACAAGACATATTCGACAATCGGTTCATACGTGTATGATACTTATCTGACTCCAGAAGGGTATGTTGATAATACTAAGGTCAAACTAACATCAATGGATAAGTCTGGAAATCCAAATGGACTACTGAATATATTCAAAGATCAGACATCCACTGACCATATGATTATAGAAACATATACAAAAAATGATATTACATATACTCGTGCATCAGAATATGCAGTAGTAATTGAAGGAGATGTAAGTATTTCACTTCGTATGCCATCTACTGCAAGATTGGCTTACGATATAGAATTTGGTCGTTGGTATAAAAAGGTAGACGGACTATGGGAAATCATGCCAACTACTAGTAGCGATTATACAATCGCATCGGACGGAACACTGATATACGCCGGTGTCACATATAAGATTGTGGAAGGTAAAACATTCGTCACTGATAACTACATGAGTTTCCGTTGGGACCATTATGCAGATAAGGACAAGCGTATTGACCCAAGCACTTCAAACATCGTAGACGTATATGTTCTATCTTCGGAGTATGTAAGAAAAGTAAATCAGTGGATAGCAAGCAACTTCAAATCACAGATGCCATCGCCTCCTACATCATATGAGTTGAAAGCGATAATGAGCAAGATAAATGACAAGTCTGCCATTGCAGACCATATAAGCTATATTCCAGTTCGTTTCAAATACTTGTTTGGTTCATACGCAGAAGAACAAAACCAAGCGGTATTCAAAGTAGTGAAAAGAAAAGGAACACCATATACCGACAGTGAAATAAAGTCAATGGTATCTGCAAAAGTAAACGAGTATTTCTCAATTGAAAATTGGGATTTCGGAGATACATTCTACTTCTCAGAGGTCGCTGCATATCTTCATAAAGAACTGAACGAGTATATTGCTTCCGTTGTGATTACTCCTAGATTCTCAAACTACAACTTTGCAGATATGCTAAGTATTACTAGCGAACCATACGAGATGTTTTTATCTGTCACCACATCAGCAGACGTAAAAATAATCGATTCAATAACAAAATCAGAACTATCAGGTGGATAAAATATGAAAGATAAAGTATACGATTTTCTTCCAGCACATTTAAAAAACAGCGAATTAGAGAACATTTTTAATGCTACTCTGGACCGCGTTTTTTCAAAAGGCAAAGTAGAAAAAATCAGATCATTTGTGGGTAGAAAAGAAAAGGGTATTTACAATTCCAAAAACTCTTATGTTGAATATCCATTCTCACAATCTTATCGTAATGACTATTCATTTGAACCAGTTTATGCAAATCCTAATATACAAGATAATGTATTTTATGATGACCTATTGAACTTAATATACAATAAGGGTGGTTTGATAAATGACCATCGTCGTCTGTTTACAAATGAATATTATACTATAAACTTGCCAATTGACGCAGATAAGTTCTGTAATTGGGCGATGTATTATTGGGTATACCCTGGGTTTGATGAATCAATATCTGGTTCTAATCTAAAGCATTATGTGACTATTGATAAAAATCAAAACAACTGGTGGGGAGTGAATAACTCTTGGTATCATTTTGATGATATAAAAAATTTGTTGACTGTTGATAATAAGCATCTAATCAAGAAGGCGTCTCGTCCTATTATTGAGTTTGATAAAGGACTTGAATTGTCTACAACCAGTTCTACAAAGCCAATTGAAGACTTGGATTTTGAAGAACCAACCTTCGCATTATATGGACCAACTGGGTTGTCTCAGGAAGGAAGTAAGATTTTCTCATATGTTACTGGGACTGCCGAAGATTATCCATACGATGCAGAATTGATGCTTTACCCAAAACTGATAGCTGGTGATTACCAGAGTGAATATTCATACATTATTAGCCTGCCAGAATCATTAACATGTAAATTGAACGGCGATGATTTAAGTATATACATACCAAGCAATTTCAAATACAGAAACGTCCGTCAGGAAAAACCAGAAGGATTAGTTTCATTCATTAATCTTGAATATGAACCATCATCTGAAAATGACATTGATGTTTATGTAAATGGGGTTCGCCAGATTGGAAATTATTCGTATGATAATAGAACAATCACTCTTGATACTCCAACATCGGAATATGTTTATGTTGATTATTCCACTGCTTCTCCGATTGATGAAAAAAAGCCATATACTTTTCAACGAGTAAATCCATCAGTTGAATATAACCCTGATGGGGTAAGTCATGTGAACGTTGAGTTTTCATACTCAACTATCTTTGAGCATTTGATTCGTATCATTGAGACGGCAGTTGGCCTTGAAGGCGAACCAATATCAAGTAGCAACTTTAGAACTTTGATTGGGACAGACAAAACGAAATTGAATGACCAAGGCAGCGTTATGATAAAGAGTGGCGTCGATTTAGCGTTTGCTTATTTCGCAATCAACAGAGACGACTTCAACCCATTTGCTGCGGTAGAGTCACTATCAACATACTACAATAGTTTCAAAAATAAACTAGTTTTGACCATTCAGGAAATTCTAAAGTCTGCTGACCAAGGCAATAAAACTGACACAGAGATATTAGAAGAAGCACTCAAAACAATTTCCATCAACAAAAGCACTGTCTACAAAGTATTTGACAGTGTGTTTATGCTTGATTATGGTGTCAAAAATAATCACTACCAAGAACTGACAGTAACAAACGTAGCCGGTTCTCTTGAACAGTTTATGCCACAATTTGACAACCCAGTTGTGAGCGACAGTGATGTGGCAGTATACGTAAATGGTGTAATTCAAATATATGGTCACGATTATACGATATCATCTACTGGTGGAGAAATACTATTCAAAACATATGCCCCATCTTCAACTGACATAATATCGGTTAGAAACTATATTAATCGTGAAGATTTGCGTATTCCGCCATCATCCGTAAAATTGGGCATCTCTCCTTCATACATACCATCATTTCAAACAGACAATGAATTTTCAGAACCAGTTGAGTTCATTATAGGACACGATGGGTCAAAAACACCACGTTGGAATGATAGAACAGATAACATCCTACTTGAATACGAAATCCGTGTGTATAACAAACTGTCAGTATATGAAACAAATATTGACTATATGAACTATGGAGTTTTTTCAACCGCAAACACCGACTATTCATACGCAGAAAAGAATCATATTGCTTATCCATTCTTCAAAAAATGGATGGTCAAGAACGAAATAAGCAATATGTATAATGATACTTTCAATCCAAATGATTGGAAGACTTGGAACTACTCTGCTCTCAATTCAGCACTTCCGGGAAATTGGAGAGGTATATACAGTTATCTATATGGAACCGACAACCCACTTATTGAACCTTGGAAGGCGGCTGGATTAAGCCAGAAGCCAGAAGACTTTGATATTGACTATGGCCCTGATTACACATCTCCTTCTTTTTGGGCTATGCTTATTTCAGACAATATGCTTGATGTTCCTGTTCCAGTTTATACAAGTGGCGAGTTGAAGTCAATAGATGACTTACTATATAGTGGGTCAATTACAAATCAAGTTATTCAAACTCTGAAATCCGATTGGTATTTTGGTGATGGCTCACCAGTCGAAATGGCTTGGAAGCGTTCAAGTGAATATTCATTCATTTCGTTTATAGAAATGATGCTTCAACGACCATTTGATGTAATTTCAAAATACCGTGATAAAATAAATTACATTGTATCCTTGTATACAAAAATACTTGGCATCAATTTTAATGCGGTGGAAAGAGAAAGAAACAATTACCAATTCAAACTTGGTTCTAAACTATCTGGATTTGTAAATAACTTTGTCCTTCTAAGTGAAAACGAATCTCTTGTGAACAGTAAATATTCAGAAATTCCATCTGATAATTATAATCTGTTTATTCACGCAAGCGTTCCATCGAGAACTGAAAATTTTAGTGCTATCACAATTGAAAGAGTGTCATTGGATAAACAGTATCCAACATATTCAATTGACAACACTGCCGATTATCTTGTTGGCGATATAGTTATCAATCCTAACGATGGAAAATATTACAAGAGAAAGATAGCAGGGCAGACAGATAAAGAAGAAGCGCAGTCTATCACATTTGATTATTCTGCTTGGATATTGGTTCCACAACCAAAGGTAAAACAGTTTGGTTTCAGAATCCATGGATACATTGACCTTCACCCAGAGTTCCCAGCCTTTGAATGGGACACTGCAAGTGGAGAGAAAGTATACGAAACCGTTGGTGACAAACTGGTCATTGCAAACTGGAAGCAAAATACATTCTATCGTCAAAATGATTATGTGCTGTATGACAACAAACCATTCGTTTGCTTAGAAACTCACACATCGTTGACTACATTCGGAGACTCATTGACAAAGTGGAAGGCGGTTGGAACATGGCCACGTGTGAACAAGACTTATGCTTATGGATATAATAAGGTAGACGAAACCCGTGTCAAGACATACAAGTATGGTGAAGTTCTAACTTCCGCCGATGATGTTGTTCATCTTCTTGTTGGCTATCAAGAATACCTACAATCACGAGGATGGAAGTTCCTTGATATTTTTGAGAACTCGTATCCAATCAATTTTGAAAATCTGATTCCACAATTCTTAGACTGGACAGCCGAAAATCATACAGTGGGCGAATACATTTCGCTAACGCCACTGAAAGAAAATGGCGAATTTGATTCTCCACACGGTGTTGCAAAAGTTGGTAAGGACACATTCAAAAATTACTATCGTGTTGTTGATGCCGAAGGAAATAAAATTTCCGAGAATGACATAAGTTTCTACACAACTGGAAATTCATTGACTTGGAAATCTAGTCATCCAGTATATGGAATGATGATTGACATAACTGACATTGAACACGCTTTTGTTGTTGACCGTGTTGACTCATATAACGATATCATATATGACCCGCTAAACCATAACAGAAATCTTCGTATGCTGATTGACTGCAACCGAGCAGTTGATTGGGATGGGACAATGGCAACCGATGGCTACATTGTGTATGGAAACAAGATGATTCCAAACTTTGAAACAGTTATTGATGAAATTCAAAACTACCGAGACACCATACTTGACCAAAGTTTAGAAAACATCAATCTGTTGAAGGCAAGCCATATTGGTTTCTTCCCACGTGAATATTTTAACCGTATGGGAATTGAACGAGAAAGCCAACTTGAATTTTACAAAGGTTTCTTAGCTGGAAAAGGAACAAAAGAAAGCATTAACCGTCTAGTAAACCTTGAAAGCAACATCACTGATATTGAAAACAGCGATGTGTGGGCGTTCAAGATGGCAGAATATGGTAACAATAACTCACGTAGAAAAGAATCCAAAGTTGTAAACATATCAGACTTGCGAAAGACTCCTTATGTTGTGACATATGATAACATAGAATATCCTATGGAAACAACAACTGCTATTTCACCAGTTCCTCTAAAAACTACTGGGTATGTAGATTCAACCTATATAAGTCATGTTGTTATGAATACTTCATCTCTTACATCTCTGAATGTTTCAAAAATATTTGAAGGCGACATTGCTTGGGTTCAGTTTGATGACGACCGTGAATGGGATGTATTGCGTTTGAGTGAGATTGCAGAAATAGTATATCTTGGTGAAACTCCTGATGCTCAACTTTACATAGCGTTGACGAATGAAATACCAACTGATAAGGAAATATTCCTTCGTGTTGTTTCAAGTGGCATACAGCCTGAAATACAAGGATACTTCTATCCAGTGTATGAATCTACGCAGACATATAATGGAATGCCAGTATATCTGTATCTGATTTTTGACATGAACTATGAAGCCGTGATTGTTGAAATTGATACTTCAACAAGTAACAGTGTTTACGTTCCAACTCAATCAATCCCATATGTTGAAGCAAACGGTTCTGTAGTAAATCCAAATATTGTTGATGGCGATACCTTGGTAATCAATGGAAATTCATATGTGTATGACCCAGTTGGTGTTGGAACTACGAGAGTTCAGATATATGGTTCTGAGTTCTCAGTAAACCCATTTGTTCAGGCTGGTGAAAGAATACGAATTTCGGTATTTGATAGTTTTGGACAATTGGCGAACAACAACTCAACTGTTACATTTACTGGGACCGTTGCAGAAACTGAAAATCCTGTAACTTCTGAAATAGGAGACCAAATTAATATTGATGGGACGATACTAACTGTTGCAGCAAGTTCTGATTCGGAAATAGTAATTGTTTCTGATAATAATGAATTGACAGAAGTTCCAGTTGGCTCAACCATATTGGTCGATGGTCAAACAGTTGCAACATTTGAGAAGATAGTAGTGAATGGAACTACTAATAATCTAACGTTGTCATCTACAAAAGCACTGAGCGTCAACGGGACAATCATTACGTTTACCGTTCCAACTGGCACAACAATAGGAACAAATTCTACTGAACTATTCTCAAATGTGACTACTCCAGTGCCATCTATTCAATTGGCCTCTGCTATGACTAATTACCTACCAGGTAATATAACTGTAAGTAACGGTATTGATGCGCCATACGTTCTCACAACGTCTGCATATACATACAATAGTAATACAAAAGTTATAACTTTTGATACTCCGATACAAGATGGGCAAGTTGCTTCGGTTCAAACTGAAACTCAAATATTGGTCGCGGACTCAATCACCACGTCATTTACTCTTACAGGACCGTTCAACACTGCTGACCGTATTATAGTTGGAAGCTATACAGAAGGAACAGAATATAGCATAAATGGTTCAAACATCGTGTTTGTGACTGCCCCAACTTCTGATGTTACTGTGACTTATGAGACTGACATTCTTGTAAATCAAGATAGCGTTGTGGATATTACAGTTCAACTTGTAGCACAACCTGTGGCACAATTCTTGGATATTGATGATATCGTATCGATCATAAATGCATCATCTGCACCTGTCACTGCGAGTAAGTCAGCATCAAACTCATTGAACATTGAATATTCTGGTGCGGTTCTTACAATGAACGGTTCCATATTGATAGACTTTGGCATGTCATCTACAAGTTCGTTTAGAGAGTCTACATATCAAAATGTAGTAGACCAAATAGATTCGGTCGTTGATTTGACTTCATATCTAAATTCAAACGAACAGATAGTTATAACAACAACAAACCCAACAGTTACTCTGTCTGGAACTGCACTTACTCATATCGGTATGGATGACGGCGTATACAACGCAGTCGCCAACCCTACTAAAAACAGTATAGTTGAGCAAATCAACAACTTGAACATTCTAAATCTTCAGGCAAGTGTTACCACTTCTGGTATAGAAATATATAAAAATAATCACCTTCTAACCATCAGTGAAGTAACTACTGGCGCTATGTCAAGACTTGGATTTACAAGTTCAACGGTTGTAGTTAGGGCGTCCGACCTTATCGCAGAACAGATAAATGCACAGGCGTTTGCAAACGATAGTTCTATAGGATATGCTAGTGTTGTTGACAGTAGAATCAAGATAACAAGTCCACAAAAATCAATCGCAATTTCCAGTCTAAATGGAAATGCGCTAGATGATATAGGGATTCCTGCGGGAACATATCTGGCAACTACAACAATATTGTCCTCTGCGTCTGCCTTCAAAGACCAAATAAATTCAGTCGCTACAGACGTTACCGTGTCAATATCGAGTGATGGACGAATGATATTTGTTGGAAACAACAACGTAATTTCGTTTGCCGGAACGGAACAAGAAATACTTGACAAGATTGGATTGTATAGAGAATACACCAGTATCACAAGTAGTAATGACTTCAAGGTTATGGACTGGAAATCCGTGCGTTACACACCAAATTATAATGGAGAAACATTCGGTGAGTTCTATGACAATCTTGGATTGAATGGAATATCATTTATTTGGGCTGATGAATACGATGGCAATGGTTGGGCGGTTTTGGCTCGTAAACCAGATGGAACTCTAACCGTCATGCAGCGTCAGGCACCACGAGTGAATGTTGAAAACATAAATCGTTTGATCATAACTGATGATCAAACGAATCATCGTATGTATAGTTTGTATGATCCTTTGAATTTGAAATTCCCAGGGGATGTTGGTGCTAACTTGTCATATGTTTCCTGGCAAGACCCTGCGCAGTATGAGTTTGATGTTACACGAGACAAGTGGACTGACAGTCACGTTGGAGAATTTTGGTGGAATACCACAAACGCAAGATATTATCGCTACAATGATTATGGTGATGTCAATGGAAACATTGATGCCAACTTTGCTAGAAAATATTGGGGAAAACTAGTTCCTAATTCTGAGATAAAAGTATATCGTTGGACTGTATCAACTACTATACCAGATGACGTAACAAAATTCAACAAAGTAGTATATAATGACCCAGCGACAAATTCAAATGTCGTAAAGTATTACTTCTGGACAGCCGAGTCTATCGGACAAGAGGAAGATGATTTGACGCCATCAGATGTGAAAATGATGATAGAAAATCGTAAAATGTCTGATAACTTTATTCCTATTGCGAATAACAAAATATTGGTTTCAAATAGTAAAGAAGTCCTAAAGGGACAACGAGTAAAATTTGAACTTGATTATTACACTGATAAATCAAGAAACGAATCTCATAGTGATTGGCATCTTGTATCTGAAAAAGATTCTACTCCAATCCCAGATGAATTATGTCAAGAATTTATAGATTCAATTTCTGGGGCAATTATAGAAGATAGCATTTCAAACGTTATCGTCGCAGAAGAAATTGATGAGATAGGAAATGTCATAATAAGTGGAATTGATTTCTTGAACTATTGTGACCTTACAGATTCAGTCGTTATGATCAATTCAAATTTGGTTCAGCCATCGTTTTTTAGTTACAATGGAGACACATTGGAGATAGACTATTCATACGCCGCTATGGTTGGTGATGTAGTGAGAGTTTACAAGCTATCTAGAAACTTCAACAACTGGTTCAAAAATCTTCCAGAAGCTAGAAGAAATTTTGGATACATAGTAAATGAATATATGAAGCGAAAGGTTATAGGCGGTTTCGCATACAACTGGAAAGAATACGTGTCTGATTATGAGAACTCATTAGTTTCTTTGGACTACTGGTCACTCAATTCAAAGTATGACACCATAGATTATTTTGAATATCTGTCAAAAACTAAGTCTTTTGACATGAATGGGTTGTATGAATCTGGAATACAATCCTTCAAAGTATCAACCGATGAGGATG